ATGGGGATGTATCTGTCCCTGTTGTCCAGCTCCTCCCCGCCGTCAATGACCCCCACGATGGGTTCAGAGACCACCAGGTCAAACCGATAATGGCCGCCGCCCACTTCAGCTATGGTTGGGGGTGTGACATCCAGCCCTGTGGACGCCACCTTCAAGGACTCGAATTCTGGCGTCAAGCTTTCCCTTGGAACGCCAGCGTGTTGGAAGTAGACTGTGTATTGGCTCATGTGAAACCCCTTCTGGTTCTCCAAGGGCTACCGCCCTGGTTCGTTCCTTGTCCTTCCCAGGCCCCTGGTGGCTTCCCAAGCCTGGACAGGGGGCCTCTGTAGCCGTTCACGTCAAAGCCAAGGATAGCGTGAACGTGTTGACGGTTCCCGAAGACCTCCCACTGGCCCATCATGGCCACCCTATACTTGGCCACTACCGCGTGGGTCCCTGTCAGGTGGACGTAGTATCTCCGCCCGGTCAAGAGGCCCAAGGGAGTCATGGTCTTCCCCGGAACCGTGGAGAACCCAAAAGGAGTCAGTGTGACTTGGTCTTCCATCTATCCCGCCATCCTTGGAATAGGGTCAATGTAGATGACCTTGGCCCCAGAGAAGGCCGCCAAGATCAGCCTGATAGGGACGCGAAGGTTCACAGGGTCAGTGTGTATAGCCGGTAGTGGAGCGTAGAGGACAAAAGGCGTCAATGATCCCTGGTTCTCCCAGGTTGATGTCAGATCGTCCTCCAAGGGGGTGATCTCCCAAGCGGGGTTCAGAACTGACCTGGTGGCGAAGGTGAACCGCTTACCTTGAAGACCAAAGCCTGAAGCGTCCCCGCTGTCAGTCTCCGCCCATAGTGTCCTCTGGTTCAGCGTAGCTGAACTCCATCCTTCGTGAAGCCCGTGGATGGCAAAGAACCCGAAGGAACTAGGCTCCTGGTCCACGTAGGTGACCTCCAGCCCCCACATGTTGACTACCAGCCGTGGACACCAGTTGGGTCCGAAGGTGTTAGGCTCCAGCTTGTAGGAGATGGGGTAGGACCCATGTCTGTAGATCGTTGTGTCCGCCGTGATCTGGCCGCCCCATTGCCAGGACTTGTAGGCCGTGGGGTCCCCGTTGTATTCAGACATGTTCAGCATAGGGAAGGAGTCAGGCAAGAAGCCCCCTGACACAGGGTCAAAGTGAACCGTTTCATGGCTCAGTTCCAGATGTCTACAGTTCACTATCCCCGCGCTGTGGACGCCGCCCCGTTCCCAGTCAACCCGAAGGTCCGCCGTTGATCCATTCAGCCAAGAGTCATCCAGGCTGACGGGTCCGGTACAGTTGACCAGGTTCACTCCGTAGGCGTGGGTCCCTACTATCCCCACGTTGGCCATCTTGATCATGGAGCATCTGTCAAACTCTATCCCGGGAAGGTCTGACGCTGTCAGCTCTATAGCGCCGGACTCGCTGATCCAGAACGGATCCGCTCCTGATGGGCTGTAGCATCCATAGACGTAGACACCGTAGCTCCACTTGATGGACAGGGACTTGTTAGCCCCTCCGTCATCCCGCTGAAAGGAGCAGAAATTGAACAGAAGGTCCCTGGCTCCGGTAACTTCCACAGGCCCGTAGAAGTCACAATGTCTGAAGGTGTTCTGGTAGGGGGTCTGTCCTGGCGGATCTCCCAACAGCTCCAGGGTCCCTTCAAATCTACAGTTTTCAAAGTCAGCTCTGAACTGGCCCCAGTCACCGTAGGCGTCCCCTGTGACGTTGATCCTGTGGAACCTCTGGTTGGACCCATAGGTCAGAAGGGCTATGTCAGCGTAGTCATAGGTCAGCGTGTCAGGGTCCCAGTCCGTCCTTGGATCAGGAGAAGGGCCGCCTGTCCCTGGCCGTGTGTCGTAGTATTCGTCCCCGCTTTCTGGCCACCCTATCCAGGCTACCTTCCCGTCATAGTATTGGAGGAGCATGGCGTTACCGGAGACCCCTGTTCCCACGCGCCTGATCCAGACCTTGTCTCCGCTGGACAAAGCGTTAATGATCTCAGTTTCACGCCCCGTCACAGCGTTCCAACATCCTGGAGCGCCTTCTGAAGCCGCGTGGGTGTGGGCCGTCCCGTCACCGAATTCCGCCGCCGTGAAGTCTATGAAATAATCCATGGTCTCCCCTATGCGTCAAGGCCCAACCTGACCGTGAACTTCTGGGCCGTGATGGGCCTGGCGGAAGGATTGATGATCCGCTTGACCCATATTCCGTATTTGTTCGTGTCTACGTCAGGAGTCACAGGGTCCAGGTGGCCAAGGGACAGCTTGGTGGACTGGGTGGCGTAGGAGAAGGCTATCAGCGGAGATGATGGTGGCGCGTCCTCCGAAGGGATGATCTGAATGGCTCCGCCGCTGACAGGCTCTATCCCAATCTCCACAGGGGCTCTGTAGGTGATGGCGTGGCCCGCTATCCCCGCCGCCGGTGTGGTCCCCTTGGCCCCGCGCCCAACAGACGGAATGATCAGGTTGATCCCGTCTGAAGCCTTGGCCGCGAAGTAGAGCCATTCCCCTGTGACTTCGTTCTGGACAAAGCCGTTCAGGGGGTATTCAGCGGAGTCTCCCACGTTCAGGTAGAAAGCCCCAGAGGAGTCATAGTCAACCCCAAGGACTGAAGAAGGAACGTCAGACGTGTCAATGTAGACTATCACGTTGGTCATGATGTCCACGCCCGTGTTCTTGACGATGAAGCCCCTATACTCCGTGTCCCCTACTTCACTTTCATCCGCGTCCACATCGTCAAACAAGACGTTTGACAGGTAGGCCATGTTGATGTCCTGGTCCTCCGAAGCTATCGGAAGACTGGCCTCCACCACAGCCAGAAGGACGTATTTGGACTCCACGATCCCATCAGAGACCTTGTAGACTCCGTCCCCTGTCAGGGAGACCTCCAGCCCAAAGTCCCCGCCAGGAGCCTTCCACTGGACCGTGGGGGTGGCCGCGTAGTTATAGCGGAGCGTCCCATAGGGGTAGGTCTGAAGATCGTAGGCGTTCAGCGCCGCCACGTCCTGAAGCGTGATCCCAGAGATGGCTGAAGGGTCCCAGGAAATCATGTCCTGGTTTTCTATGGCTGTTGGGGTGATGGGTCCTCCCAAGCCGCCCGCCGTCCGATACAGAACAAGGTCTTCTGGCTGTGCCATGATAGCCTCCTAAATTGTTCTAAGCTGTCCGCCTGTTTCGTCACAGTAGGACTGAAGCGTTGACTGGTGTCCTGACCAATACCTGTAGAGACAGTATAGCTTAATGTTCCCCGCTTTGGCTCTGGAGAACGGGCTCCAGTAGCCGTCCGTGTAGTATTCTTGGTAGGCGTCCGTGTAGGCGTTGTCAATCCCCCAGTGTCCGTAGCCTTGCCCGAACGGAACTATCCAGGATATTGGGGTGATCCCAACACAGTAGCACTCCCCGTTGTAGGAACTGTATGGGATTTCATCCGTGAATTCATCGTTGATCGTCAGGCCCCTGACGTTGATCATGTCATGGAGGAACCCGCCTGGGGCCGTGTTCTCCCAGTAGAAGATGTTCATGTCTGGGGGGTCTGGGCCTGGCCTCTGGTATCCCCAGAAATTCTCTATCTTGTCCTGGATCTCTCCGCTGTTCCAGGTAGTCTTGGCGTAGTTATGGTAGCCATACCAGGGCTCCCCGAAGTAGGCCGCTATGAACACGTCTTCCTTCCCCTCCAGAAGGCTGTCCAAGTTACTGATGGCGGAACTGACCAGCCAGTTGGCCACGTTGACGTTATCCTCCACATCCCGTAGTTCAGAGACCACGTAGCGGTAGACCATACAGTCAGGGGAAAAGTAGATCCTGATGTGGCTGTCATTCACGTTCATGGGGATCAGTTCATCAAAGGAGATGTCCCTGGGGCCGCTGATGATCCTGTGGTAGGTCTCCATCTCCCCGTAGCTGTTCTCCCATTCAAACGTCTGATGTTCTACGGCTGACCCTATCTCTTCCAAGGACTCCGCCCACCCTACTTCTTCTTCCTCTTCTTCCGCTTCTGGGTCCTCCTCCGCGTAGGGGTCAGAGATCTCCCTGTTGAATGGGACGCCTTCATCAGGGCTGATGTTCCCCCACAGCCGCCCGCTGTTGTATTTCCAGTCCAGGTATTCATGGAGAGAAGTGATGGTAGTGGCCTTCAGCGTGGTGGCGTAGTTAGGGCCAGCCATGGTCAGACACCCTTGGTCAATCATGTCCAAGATACATTCCCTGGCTTCCCTGAAGTAGTCTCTGAAGTTACACTGACACTGACGAAGATGGGGGACCCCCTCCCAAGATGAAGCCTGTGGTCCGTCAAAGGTGAAGTCCGTCTTGTCTCCGGTGAAGAACTCTACCTTCCTGGCCGCCCATCTGTCATGGGCTGGAGTGAAGCCGTGTCTGGCCCTGATCTTGACCTTGGAGAACCCGTCAGGGGCCATCACGATGTAGTGGGACAGAGGGTTGATCCCATAGTCTGACAGGATAGCGGGGTTTATCCCCTGGTTCTGGGAGATGGAGTAGCCGTCCAGCTCATATAGCGGGGTGGGTTCAAACCTGTACCATAAGGGGTGAACATCCGTGTCCCTACTGTTCTGGTTGAAGACAAAGTCATTGAAGGTTTCCGTGGAGAAGGTCTCCGCCAGGAACTCCCCGTTCTGTGGCATGTGGGGGTCATTCCCTACCACGCCTGAAAGGGGGTACTTTGGATCTTCCGTCAGCCTCCAGAACTGTCTCCGTTCTCCCTGGTACTTCTTGAACCCTACGTGGAAGATGAAGGTGTTCTGGCGTGGGGTGAACGGAAGCTTGAACACCAGCTTCTTCCCTGAATTCTGGCCTTCCAGCGTGTAGACGTTGACCCGCTGTTCCCCTTCAGTTATCTGGACCTCCTGGAAGTAGGCCGTCCTCCCTTCCACTAGGCCATGGTAGCCTCCGCTGTAGCTTCCGCCCCAGTCCTTCCACATGGGGTCATCTTGAACAGGGCTACTGTAGGGGACGTAGCGTTCCGTCTCCACAAGGCTTCCCATAGTGTCCAGGTTGAACCGTTCAGACGCCGCCACAAAATGACGCCACTGTCCGTCAACCTTGGCCCGCGTGTAGAACACAAGCCCTTCCCAAATGTTAGGGAAGTCACCTTCCAGCCCAAGAACGTCCATTTCATAAGGAACGCCCATGGAAGCGTCAAAGAACTTAGGATGTCCGTTTCCTGGGTGGGCCACATACTGGCAAAGGAACGGAACAGAGTAGACTTCCAGCCCTGGGGTGATGTAGCCGTAGGAAGGGCCTGACCCGTGTGTTGGGCTATGCTGAAAAGGGACCACTTCCAGAATGGCCAGCCTGGAGGAATTGAACCCTAAACCAAAGAAGTCACTGACGAACTTTGAAAAGGAGGACCGTTTACAGTAGTCTAGCCTCCCCGTCTTCCCCAGGTACAGATGGAAGTCCCAGTCTTCCAGGCCGTTGAAGAACCTGATGTCATTGTGGTAGGTGAAGATCTGGGCAAAATGGCCGTCCCACATGGGGACGTTAGCCTGGCCCCACTTGTCGTTGATGTATTGCCAGGTGGTGTCTTCAGGTTCGTAGACCGTGGGAGCGTACCTGTTATCCGGCCAGAAATGGTCCTGGCGTTCGTTCCGCTTGAAGAAGATGTGATGTGGAAGGAAGACGTATCCCATCAGGTGTCATCCAATTCTGTCCCGTAGGCCAAGAACCTGGGAACTCCAGCCTGTACGGACGCGCCAAGATGGATCAATAGCTGACCCCTGGCTTCTCCTTCAGGTGTCCTGTGAACTCCTATGGCTCCCAGGTTATTGGCACAATAGGCCGTCCCGCTGGTCTCTACCACAAACGTGTCAGGCTTTGGGTAGACTGACAGCCCCGCCTGAACATAGGACCCAGAGTCTCCCTCCGTCACTTCATCCGTATAGGCGTAACACAGCCCTGTCAACTGGACAAGCCAGAGCCCGTTTTCAAGCTTCCCTGTCACTATCCCCATGGGTCTGTGAGTCGTCAAGAGATACTGATGATATTCTCCGTCACTTTCAAAGTCTTCACGGTTCTGGAACTGGAACTGGGAACAGGAAGGGATCCCCTCCCCGCTGACCCCAAACCCCACCACCACAGCCGCGTAGGCTGGAAGCGTGGTTTCATCTCCCGCGTATTCACAGGCCGCGTAGACAGGGGGACCCCATCCGTGGTTATGCTTCCCGTATAGGTGGGGAATGAACGGGAGCATGATCTGACCTTCCCGTCCAATCAGGTTCCCGCCCACCAGCTCCGTGGCCAGCTCTATGAACCCCTGGTCTGTGATGGCTACCGCTTTCCCGCCTTCATAGACCACCTGGGCCTCCGTGGTGGCCGGGTTCTTGGTGGCCCACTCTACCGCCTTGATCCCCCTCCCGAAATTCAGATTAGTCCGCCCCTTGGAGTCAGACTTTCCGGAGAACATGGCTATGATCCTGTCCCGTAACATCATGTCCTCCTTGTGATCTGTGGTGGCCTCCCAGTCTCTTCACTGGCCAAGACCTTGACCACGGGGCCTTCCCTCTGGACCAGGATCTTCCCTGACATCTCCTCCTTGGAGATGATAACTGTGTTTCCGGTACAGATGAAAAGGCCGCGCTGTCCGTGCGTTGTGTGAACTTCAAACCTATCCTTCAAATGATCACCATCTTGTGACCGCCCGCTATGGGGAGCGCCACACGATGGTTCCCCAGATGTCCCGCTTTTCCTGTTGGGCCAATGATCACAGCCATGTGACCGCCGCCTGTCAGGCCGTAGGACCTCTTCCGCTGAACAGTCATCCTTCTCTTCAGTGTTTCCGCTCTTGTGTCAAAAATGTGTCTTCTAGCCATCGTATCCCACTATGGTCAGCGTGGTGGTGGCGTTTCCTTCGCCATCGTACTGTTTAGACCACCCTTCCACCTTGGCGTCATCTCCGTAGTCAATGGGTGGGAAGTCCCTCATGGCGTCCTGGATGGACCCAGTGATCTGGGTCCCCACAGGTACTTCATAGGCTCCCTTCAAGGTGACCGTGGTCCTGACTTCTATGGAGCCCTGGACCAAGCTGTTGGCCAGGTATTCCGCTATTTCATAGGCGTCATCCCAGTCTACCAATAACCCCAGGGAGACGGTAGCCATCCCCATGTCCGCGTCCCCTCCAGGAAGGTTCTGGTAGACCTTGATGGGCATGGTCCGCCGCTTGGACCAGGTGACTGGGACCTCCGCCGCCGGGATCTGGGTCAAGCTGGCCTGGGTCTTGAAGAGCGTGAAGACCTCCGTGTAGGCCCCTGTCTGGCCTGTTCTGTACGGGGGGACCAGATACCTGGTGGGGTCCAGCTCTGACCTGTAGGTAGCCCTTTGGGCGTGTCTGTAGGACAGCTCCCTGTAGACATCCTGTTCTAGCCTGATCCTCCATAGGGGCTTGTCAGGTAGGAGCATGAACGGGACCGCCTCTGTCCTGTCTACGTCCTTCAGGGGGGTGAAGAAGATGGGTCCGCCCTGGTAGTTTGTGGTGAACCCTAGCTTCCCGTTTTCATCCCTCATGACTTGTTCCGTGAAGACCAGCCCCCATTCCTGGGTGACCACTTCCTGGAGCCGCCCGCCGTAGGTTTCGTCTTCATAGATGTGTTCTGTCTTCTCCAGGCTTCCTTTGTTCGTCCAGACTCCCGCATAGTTGAACTTCGTCCCTGGATCCACCAAGATGTCATCCGCTGACGTTCCTTCCGTGGGTATTTCATAGGCCATGGTCCTGGGGAACCCTGACGGAATGTAGAGGGTTTCGTCAGCCGCCGGGGCCGTGTCCGCGCTGAAGTATAGGTAGCGGAGCCGTTCCGTGTAGGTGGTGGTCAGTAGGGGCCTGTCAAACTCCACGCCCGTGTTCTGGTAGTTATTGACCACGAACTCCACGGACTCCAGCTTGTGTTTCTCCGGGCTGACGTTCAGCGTGGGCCTTGACGTGTAGACGTTGTATTGTAGGTTCTCCACGTCTCCTATGGAATTTACCGCCAGGGGTTCCCATCTCTTGTAGACCTCCGTCCACTGATACGTCAGATGGGACACGTCCCCAAAGGGGGTCTTGGCGAATAGCTGATAGACCAGGGTCAACTGGCTGTTGTCAGACGTGACGGACCACTTCTCTTCCCATCCGCCTGGGCTGGTCACTTGCCAGTATTTCCCGTAGAAGTAGACCTGTTTGGCGGAGGAGGCCCCGCCTTCCCATGGTCCGTCCCACTCCGTCTCCTTGAACTGTCCTTCTCCGCCCGTGACCTTCAGCTCTGAAGGATAGGCCACAAAGGCCCGCTGACTGGAGATGGTCTCCGCGTCCGTCAGACTAAGGGACCCTGAAGACGTAGCTGAAGACGCCTTCCCGTAGACGTAGATGGTGTTCCCGTTGACCGTGACCTGGGGGTCCAAGGCTGTCAGACCTGAAAAGATGTTCTGAAACAGGGGCTCCCCTTCTTGGATCTGGAACTGTTGGACCCAGAAATTGGGGAGGGAATACCAAAGGTTCAGCCCCAGAACCTTGGAAAGGGCTGATCTAAGGATGTCCTTCATGGTCCAGCCGCCAACCCCAAAGTCATCCGCCTCCTTCAGGTAGATCTCCGTGTTGTCATCCGTGTCATTCTTCATGTCTTCCCAGAACGTCCGTGGGGCTGACACATATAGGTAGTTCTGGGCTGGAGCCTTCAAGATCAGGTTGGACATCCAGTCACGGAAATTCACCGTTGTGGATGGTTCGCCTTCTATCCCCTGGCTCTGAAGGTTGACATCTATGACCCGTCCACGGACGCCGTCCAGCGTGGTCTCTTCCCCCGCTTCGTAGCCCGTGTAGATCCCCTCCAGGTCCAGAGTGATCCGTTCAGACAGGTCTCCTACAGACCTGGCGAAGGTCACGGACTTGACGCGCCCTGACGCCCCTGGGCTGGCTGAAACTGACTTTTTAGTGTCTATGTATCTCATGACCTAGAACATGGGAAGGGTCTTCACTTGTCTGGTGAAGGCTTCCATATCGTCACTCTTGGACGGGGACACCGGGTTCCTGGCTTCTTCCTTGGCCTCTGTCAGGGTTTCGTTGGTCTTCTTCTGTTCTTCAAGCTGTTGTTCCTGTAGCTCCAGGAGCCGCTGGTTGGGAGCGTACAGGCCGCCCTGGGCTCCTTCTCCGTATCTGTTGGTCCCCGCCCACAGCTCTGGAGACATCGTTGGCCCCTGGATGTTGGCCGCGCCAGCCGCCAGGGCTCCCATCCTGGAGATGGCGTCATTCACGTTGTCAAAGAAGATCCCCATGGTCTCCAGCTTGTCTTCATGAAGACCAAACCTGTCAAGGCTGGCGTTGAAGGTCTCCAACATCTTGGGGTTGAACTTCTCCCCCAGAAGGTAGGCGAATTCCCGCATAGCGTCCAGGGCGTTCTTCATCCCTTCCGCCTTGCTCTTCAGGTCCTCCTCCGCCTTCCCAACCTTGTCCACTATCTCCGCCTGGGCCAGTTCTCCCTGTTTCTTCAGGGCCTCCAAGACGCCGCCGTAGCCGCTGACTATCTCCTCTTCCAGGGACCCAAGATCACCAACACCAGCTTCTCCCCGCTCCTTCCGTAGCTCTTCCAGCCGCCTCCTGGCCTGGAAGGCTTCTCTGGGATCCTTCGCTTCCCTGATGGTCTTCTGAAGGTCCGCCTCCTCCTTCAACATCCCCTTGACTATGTCCGCCATCTTCTTGTAGGCGTCAGACTGGGCCTTCAGATCTTGGCGTTCCTGGGCCGCCGCCAGTAGCTCCTGTTGACGGGCCAGGCCCTTGGCGTTCTTCTCCTGGTCATCCAAGAGGCCCTTGGCCTCCCTGAACCCGTCAATCATGTCTTCCACACCATGGACTACGTTGATCTGTTCTTCCGCTATCTTCCGCCATTCCCCGCGTAGCTTCTCCAGGGCCTTGGCTGACTCTGATAGGGACTCAAACCCTTTGATGATGTTCTTCCTGTAGTCAATGTAGTCCGCCCGTTGGGCCGCCGTCAGGTCACTTGTCTCCGCCAGGTTCTCCGCCACCTGGTCCGTGGCCTCCGCCACGCCTTCAGCTTCTTCCTTCAGGCCGCCCATCAGGGACTTCATCATCTCCAGCCCTGACCCCTGGCGTTCCCAGTCTATGTCATCAAAGGCCCCCTTGTATTGGCCCACAGCGTCTATCAGTTCATTCCAGACAGACCCCGCCTCCTTCTCCTCCTCTGACATGTCCGTGACTTCACCTGTGATGAAGGCCAGGTGTCTGTTCAGCTTCTCTATCAGCCCCGTGATGAAGCGTAGCTTCTCCATGGTGGCGTCAAATACCTGTTCCAGGATCCTCCTGACCAGGCCAAGAAGACCCACGGACTCCTTGGTCCCCTTCGTGGCCACGTTGAAGCCCATGATCATCCGCTTGGTCAAGACTATGGACAGGTAGGTCATCCTGTAGAACGTGGAAGTCAGCTTGGCCGTCCATTTGTAGATCTCTCTGACAGGCTCCCCCATCCTCCAGAGGACCACAGCCGTCCTGACTGTGGCTGACAGGATCTTGGTGAACATGGACCAGATGGCCCCCAAGACCGCCTTCCCCAAGGGGGCCAGCCTGGACAGGTTCTCTATGATCAGCTTGAACGTGGCTCCTATGCTCTTGGCCCAAGCTTGGCCTGTCTCCCCCTGGAAGAAGCTTTGAAGGCCCTTCAACACCTTGTCCAGGACTCCCACCAGGGCGTCAGAGACCCCGCTGGTGTAGATCAGGTCCTTGAACTGGTTGAACTGGTCCCCTATGTTGGAGATCTTCACTTCCACAGTGTTGGCCATGGCCTCCATGGTCCCGCCAAACTGTAGCTGGATGTATTTTCTGATGGTCTCCAAGGCTTTGGTGGGGTTGGACAGGTCAGGGGTGATGTTGGCCGCTTCCAAGGTGGACATGATCTGGTCCTTGGAGATACTGAACCGCATCATCAAGGAGCGCCAGTTTCCTTCAGCCGCCGCTTCCTTGATGGCCCACTGGGCGTCCTGAAGGGACCGCCCCATCCCGTAGGCCAGGTCCGCCATGTCCTCCATGACCACTTTTCCGTTCAACATGCTGGTGGGGTCCAGCCCCACAGCCTTGAACGCGCCGAACACATCCACCACATCCTGGACCTTGAACGGGGTCCGCGCCGCTATCTCTATGGCTTCGTTCATGGCCTCCGTGGCCCGCGTGATGTCCTTGTAGAGCGCCTTGAACTTGGCCCTGAAGCCGTCAAAGGTCTGGCCCGTGGCCAGGATAGACTTTCCTATGCTCATGATGGCATAGGTCAGGCCAGCGAAGACCCCCGTCAAGGCTAGTCCGGCCGGAGCCATCTTCTTCATCCCTTGGCCAAGAGCGCCCAGGCCCTTCATCAGGCCACCGGCCGCCTTCCCAAGGCCAGCCAGGGCTCCCATGACTTTGGACGCCCCGCTGGTTAGAAAGCTAAGAATTACACTAGCCGCCATTATTCAGTTACCCCTTTGGTTGGCTTCCCGAAGATGTCAGTCACGTGAAGACCTGACACCGTGGTCTTGAACCCACAAGCCTGGTTGAATTCTTGTAGTAGTCCCTTTAGTCTCCCTTCGTTGAACAGGTTTTGGCCGTGCCACAATGGGACCGCCTCTGAACCCGCGTTCAATGGTGGCTCCTTGCTCTTGACGCCGTGTTTGATCTCCAGATCTTGGCGTCTACGGACTTCAGAGTCCGTTGGGAACAGGTTGAACGCCGCCCACCCGATACGGACACACCGTAGAAGAACTTCCTTGGTGGGTTCAACTCCATTCCTTTTCATCCTTTGGTAGATGGACCACAGCTCCTTGTTTATGGACGCCCGCTTGGCCAAGATGTCCTGACCTTCCAGCGCCGCTTTTCTCTCTGGGGTCCATAGCTTGTCCTTCTCCCTCTGTGTCAGGGGCTTCCCTATCCTGATGGCCTCCTCCGCCAGCCTGGCGTCCTGTTCTATCATCTTGTCAACGTCAGATGAAGACAGATGGGAGAAGTCCACGTCATAGGGGAAGTCCCTGAACGGGTCTTCTATGTATCTCCTGGCTTCCGCCTCCTTGATCTTTCCGCGCCTGTCTAGGACAGGCTTGTTTCCTTCGTCAGGGTTTCCGCCGTGGACCCTGACCTGGAAGTCTATTTCATCTATTCTACTCTCCACCATGGCCACGGAGTAGACCGTGAACAAGGTGAAGGTCAGTCCATAGATCCTTTCTGTGGCGTTGGGGAAGCCGCTGTCAGGGCCACATCCAACTCCTTCACAGAGTCCTGGCCTGTGGCCGCGCCAACAGCGTTCTCCTGTGATCCTACATTCGTGGAACTTGGTTCCTTGGATGTATTCTCTGGTCCAGCCGTAGCTTCTGGCGAAGGCTTCATAGACTCTGTAGCGTTGGAGGGAAGCTTGAAACCGCGCTTCAAAGCCGCCTTCTTCATCTTGTCCAGGGCTTCCTGGCGGGATGTCTTGTGGTCCTCCACTTCCGCCAGAGTCTCCAGAGTGATGTCCAACATCTCCTGACTGGGGTTCCTCCCCTTCCTGATGTTGATCCCAAACATCTCCAGGAAGCCCTCCAAATTTTTTCGGATGTCTTCCGGTAGGCCCTTCATGGAGAAATTCTGTTCATACAGGACAGAGATGATGTGGACGCCTTGACGAAGGGTCATCTTCTTCCTGATGTCCTCCGCGTCCTGTTGTGTGGCTATCCCTATGATCTTGGCCACGCGCCCGCTAGAAAGCATTTCCTGGAGCGTTTCCTTGATCGTGGTGATCCCCACAGCGATAGGGTCAACGTCCACCTGTTCCTCCACGGACTTCCGCTTCCCGTCCCTGGACATCAGCGCCTCCGCGATAGCGGACGCCGCCCTGGCGAACATTTCACCTATTTCCACCCATAGCTGTTCAAACTCCCCTTCAGTCAAGGGGAGAATTTCATGGGCCTCTGTCCCTATCACTATGGTTCTCTTGTCAGTGTCAGGTAGGAGGAACCGGTATTCCTCCGGAACCTCCTTCAACTTCTGTGACATCGTGTCCTCCTGGGTTCGTGTTTTCGTGCCAATTCATCATGATGTGGTGACCATGACGGGTTCCGCTGGATCACTGGGGGTCCAGTTGTATTTATCCATGTAAACGTAGGCCCCAAGGGGTCCTCCGCGCCTGGCCCTGGCCGTTATCGTGACCCAGTAGTCACCCGGAGCCGTTGACAAGGCGAACCCGCCCGCCTCATCTCCTCCGTTGAAGGTGGTAGCCACGGATGGGATGGCCGCGTCAGCCGCCGCTATGGTAGCGTCAGGGATCATGTCTGGCGTCAGGGCCGTGGGTTTCTCACTCCTGACCCAAATGTCATAGAACATGACCACTTCATCCTCCACGGGCTGGATGGTGAAGATGACTTCCCCGATACCTCCAGACACATCCGCGAAAGACGGAACACTGGGCTGTTCCAACTGGGTCTTCAGACCAAGCTGTCCTTCATCCCCAAGACAGGAGTCAGGCTTGAACTTGGACAGATTGATCACGATGGAGCCCAAAGGGAAGGCCGTGTCATTCAGTGTGAAGGTTGGCGGGCTCCCTGGAACAGGTATCTGGACGTTTACCAGGTAGGGCAGAGGAGGAGGCTGGTTAACTATTTCATGGACGAAGTAGAACCTGAAGCTGTCAACGTCAACTGTTGGATCTACGGAAAAGTCCCTGATGACTAGAAGAAAGTCACCTTCCTCTACTTGAAGGGCGTCCAGATCTGTGGGGTAGTATAGCGGAATGTATGCTTGGAGCGAAGGGAAAGCCTGTGGTTCTTCTTCTAGGATGGCGTAGGGGATCCTGTGGGACAGCGCCTTGGGCGTTCCTTCCAGAAGGTCCCTGACCAGGCCGGTGATCTCCTTGAAGTATTGACGCTGGCCCGCCACGCCCTTCAGAATAGGAACTTCAGCTATCTGGTCTTCCTTGTCTACCCTGACGCTGTCAATGGACACAGAGACATTCTGTTCCTGTTGGGTGTTGTCACTGGCCCTTGTGTATCGTTGACCTATTTGGATGGCCATCTTCTCCTCCTTCTTATGATGTGGTGGTCACCAGAACGGGTTCAGCCGGATCACTTGGCGTCTTGGAGTATTTGCTGAAGTAGTTCAGGATCCCTGAAGTAGTGTCAGCGTTCTTTACGTTGGCCGTGACCGTGACCCAGTAGTCATCCACGCTGATGTTCCCGCCACCAGCGAAACCTCCGCCCCCGTAGGTAGTTATGACCTGGGGAACGCCAACCTGGGAAACGTAGATAGACTCATCTGGGATCATGTCAGGAGTCACCGCCTGGATCTTCTCCTGTGTGACCCAGATGTCAAAGGACTCCACAGCTTCATCATCATGTGGATCCACTGTGACCGTTATCTGGATCGTTCCTCCTTCCGCCGTAAAGGTGGGGGAGGCTGGCTGTTCAAGCCGTGACTTCATCCCAAACTGACCTTCATCTCCCAAGGTGGAGTCAAACTTGAGCTTGGACAGATTGACCAAGATGGAGCCCAGGTAGTAAGGAACAGGGATGTCCGTCCAGCCCGGGGTAGCGCCTGACACAGGGATCTTCACCGCCGCCTGGGCCGGTGCGGGAGGGGTCCCTGGCGTGATCTCATGACAGAACAGGTATTCAAAGGCCCCGGGGGTGGTGTCCGTCAAGGGGTCCACGGAAAAGTCCCGAAGAAGGAGGAGGAAGTCACCTACCTCCAACTGAAGGGCGTCCAAGTCCGTGGGGTTGTATAGTTCTATGTAGGTGTCCAGGGCTTCAATGGGGGCCGCCGTCAGGATGGCGTAGGGGATGTTCCTGGAGATCCCCTGGGGGCTTCCCTCCAGAAGGTCCCTGACCAGGCTTGTGACCTCCTTGAAGTAGGTCCTCTGGCCAACTGTTCCCTTGATAACGGGGACTTCAAGGATCTGGCCGCCCTTGTCCACCCTGACGCTGTCCATGGACACCGTGACGTTGTCCTCCTGTTGGGACTTATCGCTGGCCCTGGTATATCTCTGTCCTATCGTGATGGACATTTTGTCCTCCTTTACACTGGGATCCTTCTCTTTCCCGTGGCTGAAATGTTGAACAGTTGAACGCCAGGCTCTACCTGGGTTATGTTTGGCTGACCGTCCATTGTGAAACCGCCTTCCCCTCCAGGGAAGACTTCATAGATCCGCTGAAGCCCGTATTCCAAGGTGGTCCAGTCTATGGTCCACTTCTTGACTTCTATCAGGGCGTTCCTGACAGCCACGCCTGTTCCCCTGACAGAACTTGAAATGTGGTTCTGGGGGTAGCGGTAGACCAACTCGTGTTCATAGTGTAGGGCTTCTCCGGCCGCCATTATCCAGCGGGGACTATCACTGTCCCCGTCTCCTCTATTTCAGGCGTCAGGGGGGACGTTCCAAAGCCCTTCCCGTTCACCCTTACGTTGTAGATCCTGGTCTGTGGGCTGATTTCACTGACATCCGGTTCCCCGTCCATGGCGTAGATCCCTTCTTCTTCGTTTATGGCTTCGTCTATGAAGTCCTGGATTTCATCTTCATTCAGAAACAGTCCAGTCACCTGGATCATGTGGATGTAGCCTTTCAGCCGCCCCACGTTTGATCCTGGTGTAGTGGACGTGTTCTTGTAGACAGGGATGGAATACCGGAGCGTGTTTTTACCCATTAGCTAGACCGTAGGAGGCCAAATACCGGCCTGATCGGATCCGTAGTGTTCCTCTATTGTGACTTCAGCCGTGGCCCAAGCTTCCGCGCTGAAGGTGGTGGTCCTGGAGATGGTGAAATTGGTGGCCAACACCTGGGCCGGAATGGACACACCTTGGACCAGGTGGAGCGCCCCTACACCGTCAGTCTGTGGAACCACCTTCCGTAGTTCAAACGTGAACTTGTGCCAGTCAGTGATGGACCTGTCCTGGCGTGGGTTGATCAGGATAGCGTCCTCTATGGTGACGCTGACCGCGCTGGCCGCCGGAATGGCCGTCCCTAGCGTCAAGGTGTATCCTGGGCTCCCGTGTTTGTTTTCTTCGTAGCCTAGACCAGCGGTAGGGAGATCCCCAAACCCTGTCACCGTCATGGTGACTTCCTTGGACAAGATCAGAAAGCCGTCAATGAAGACCAGCTTGTCCAATGGCGGAAGGTTCCCGTCAATGTAGGCTTCATGGGTGGCCACGTTTTCAGACTCCGTCAACGTGACCGTCTCCAGCGTCCTCTGTAGGTCGTTTTCAGCCTGTGGGGCCAATCCCCAGGCCAGGTTTGTGATGTCTGTGGTGGTCTGTGAGACCGTCCCAGTCTCCGTCCTGTAGACCAGGTCAATGTCCAGGCCGTCCCTGAACTCTATCAGGTCCGTGGTCCTGGCCAGAGACAGGGAGTCGAAACCAACTGTTCCGAAACCAGGTAGTGGCATACTATCCTCCTATCAAAGAATTACATTTGGCCGTGGGACGTAGACGTAGTATGTCAGGGGGACAAACTCCACCCCGTCCATGGCTCCCTCATTTTCCGGTCTGGCCATCCCCGTGGCCGATTGTAGAGGACCACGTTCTTCAAACCTGATAGCCATTTCCAGCTCTTCACCTTCAAACGTAACCGGGGCCGGGACTTTAGGGTCAACCGTGAAGTCCAAGAATGGGATGGACCTGACGTTCAGGGCCTCCCGTAACCGTGTGATCAGTTCTTCCAGCCTCCGTCCCAGTCTATCGTTGACAGGTCTATTGAAACAGCGGAACATCACCGTGTTGGTAGTGTAGGGGCCGCGCCCAAATGAAATCCAGTTCACGTCCACCCACACGTCCATGGATGGGGTGACCTTGAAAGCCGCGTCCCCGTAGTTCACGGAATACCCATAGGTCTCCGTGATCCCTTCGTGGACCACTTTCTGGACACTAGCTTTGATGTTTAGGTCTACAGTATCTTCCAGACTCATTTCAATGTCTTGGTTATCCCGTTTTTCAGGGCCAAGGGGATGGTGTATCTAGCCCTGGCTCTGGTTTCAGGGAGCGTTGATTTCACGATCCCCAAGGGTTTGGTCCCTGGGTGGTTCACCCAGGCCACCAGTGATATGTCAGACAAGGCTACCAGGGGACCCATCTGTTGGTCCGCCGGGAAGACCGTCAGAGCCTTCTTTGACCGTGGCCTGATGATGTGTGGCCTGGTCCCGTACTCCAGATAGTCCGCCACTTTGGACGTGTTGTAGACCCTGAACCCCTTTTCTGGGGGACGGTACATCCTGACCTTCCACTTGGATCTGGTGGTTCCCAGTCTCTTGGGGGTCTTGGATTTCACCCTAGCCAAGGTCCACTTGGACAAGTCCCTGACAGCTCCGCGTAGCTCCCGCCGTTCGTTCCGCTCCAGCTTCCCTACCCATTTGAAGCCCTTGATGATGTTCTTCATGGCTATCATCAGAACCCCGTCTTCTGTGGCCGTAGGTGTAGTTCACACCGTCCGGACGGTTCGTGAAAGGTCTTCCGCTGGATGGACCAAAGGTTCCCAGATCCGGACACCATTTCAATGATGTCCGTCTCTTCAGGATCGTGGTCATAGATGACCACCAACTGATCCTTAGATTGGATCAGCCCCCCAGAATTGGCTATCTTGAACTCCGTGAAGTCCATGAAGGTACAGGGGAACGAACCAATGACCACGTCAGTCACGGTCCCTTCAGAGCCCGCGTAGGGGACATCATCGTTCCGCTGATACCTGTGGACAGTCAAGAAGGGATGGCCAAGCCGTAGCCTGTCCGTCTCCCAGATGACATGTCTGTCCACGTCATGGATGTAGTCTACGTGGTGTTGGCTGATTGGGGTTCTGATCATAGGGGAGCCTCTACTTCATCTGAAACAGCTACTTTCCCATTGATGTCCTCCGTGACCACCACAAAGAACCAGGAACCTGGTGTCAGGTCACTGACTCTGATGGATGTCTTGTGACGTTCCTTGATGGTCTTCAACAGCTCCGCGCTGTTCTTCACGCCCTTGTAGTCCGCGTCTGGATCGTTCAGCGTGGTGGCGTCAGCCAGCCCGCTGTTGGTGTCCGCGTAGACTTTGTAGGTGTAGAAGTCCGTGTCAGTGTTTTCAGACCAAACAAGATCACAGGAGTCAGGTGGGTTCAGCGCCGCTACAGACAAAGAAGAAGCTTCAGGCCCCTCTTGGACTGACAGGGGAGTGATGTGGTCCCACAGGTCATCATAGCTGACCAGAGTCCCCATGGTGACCGTCTCCCCTACCTTGGCCCCTATTTCCAGGTCTTCACAGACCTGGTCATATTCCATTCCTAGCGTCTCCACCAGCTTCATGATGTTGTCAAACCTGGCGGAAGGATCCGCTTCACCCTGTTGGCCCTTGACGGGAAACTGAAGGGAGACCTGGGTGGCCCTCCACATACAGACTTCCCTCCAGGCCAGGAGGATGACCGGGGCCTCCTCCGCCTTGGGTAGCGTGTCCCACGTGTAGTCAGGATTGTGGCGTAGAAGGGCTTCCTCCAGGAACGTGGACGCCTCCGCTGAAGAGATTTCAAATTCGTCCTGTTCCTTGATCCGTGAACGGGACACCAACCGGCTGGTCAAATTGACCAACCGGCTGGTCCCGATAACGGAGGAAACGTCAATCAGCTCCACTATGGGCATGATCTAGCCTCCGAACGCTGAACCGTTTTCCACCAAGATGGCCGCCACGTTAGGCGGGACCAGGTAGATTTCTCCTTCTTTACAGTGTGGGAATTCCGAAATCCAGCGGAACCTGAAGCCCTTGGACTTCATCATGGGAGGGGTGTTCAGCGTCTTCAACAGCCGGATGGGGACTAGCCCCGCTTCCTTGGCCGCCTGTGGGGTCTTGGCGGACCTGGGATAGTGGGGCTTCTGATTGGAAAGCTTCATCATGATCTCTCTGTTCAGAGAGTCACAGATTTCCTTTTCCGCCACCGGTTCTTCCGCCGCCGCGCTGTCCCGCCCGTCCTCCGTTTCTTCGTTGGTGGGCGTAGGCGCTGAAGGGGCTTCTTCCGGGGCTTCATCAGCTTCATCCTCCACGAACTCCGGGGGCTCCACAGCTTCAGCCTCTTCCGTGGCCTCTTCCGTGGTGGGCTCCTCTGGAGTCTCTTCTTCCGAAGGTTGGACCGCTTCTTCCTCCTCCACGGTTTCCACCGGGATCTGGTCTTCCTTCTCTGTCTTTTTCACTGGTCTCCTGGACTTCGCCATTAGCTGACCTCCTGTTGTGTCAAGTGATCAGGAAGGCCGCCTGTTCTTTAGGCGGACTCCCCAATGACCACGTGGCCACCTTCGATCAGCCCGACGCCCCAAATTCCGTACCACGCCAACTTATGACGCCTTCCGAAATCCTTCACGCCGTCATCTCTCAGTTCCGCCTCCAGGGAGACAGCCAAGCCAAGGGAGTGATCCCCCACCATGATGGCCCTGTAGACATCCACGGTAGGAATGTCAAGGGTATCTTCACCCGTGTCCAGGCCATCAGCCCAGATGTTCCCCGCGTCATCCACGTAGGGGATCATGGTGGTTTCGATGAACCTCACGTCCTCATACCTTCCGATTTCTCCACGGAAGATCTGGTCCGGGGCTCCGTAGTGGCTGGCGTCAACCCAGTGTTCATCATCCCGCAGACGCCGCGCCTGGTGGGGATGGATGAAACACACGTAGGCGTCCCCGTTGATCTTGGGGGCCTTGTTCGTGGCCAAGATTTCAACCATGTCCTTGACCATCTCTGTGTCGAAATAGTCAGTCCCTCCGATGGCCGCCCTGTTGGCCGCCGTCCCCGCGAAGACCACGTTGGACGCCGTCAACAGCTCATCACGGAGCATTCCGTCCCGATACTTGGCCATGTGGTGACCCAACATGGTGGCGGAGTCGGAAAGGATGTCCGTGAAGGCCGTCCGAAGGGCGAATTCGGTCACCTGAAGGGCTTTCCCGTGTTCAGACACAGTGATCTGGATCTGGGAGGCCGTCAGGTTGTCCGTTTCCATGTCCACGTTCTCCTCCAGCGCCGCGTCACCCGTCAGGGCCGCGTAGCGGAGGAAATTGATGGTCCGCCCGGGAACAACAGACAGCTCTTCCTTCCTGGAGGCTATCTGTTCAAAGCGGAGGAGGGGTTGGGCCTGGAAAAGAATTTCCCGGCTGTAGATCTCCATGATGGCCGGAGTGATGGGAACCGCGTTGGGGTCTCCCCCTGCTGCTACTGCTGAAGTAATGTTGTCAGGCATTTCCTAAACTCCTTCTTTGACAGGAGCCGCTGACCTCCGGCCGTCCTTCAATCTATCGCTGGTTTGGATACTTCCGCGCCAGTTCCGCGTGAAGGTTCTTCCGTGAAGCCGCGAACTCTTCATCTGTCATTGACCGGACCTTGGCCGCCATGGCGGAGTCCGCGTCAGCCACCCCAGGCTGGAATTCTCCTCTTCCAGCTCCGTGACCGGCTGGCGGGGGTGTCCCACCATTGGACTGACCTTGTCCAGCTTCTCCTTGTTCCTTGGTTCCAGGTTTCGCGCTGTCAACAGTTCTCTGCCACACAGACCGGGCTCTGGCGTAGGAGTCGTCAATCTCCTCTTCCGTGTTACCGGCTACCAGCTCTTCAATGATCTGGCCTCCAGCCTCCTGGATCTTCGCCGCCCGATACTCCGCCAAGTCCTTCTTCCGTAGTGTCTCCCGTAGTTCAGCCGTCTCTGAAGCGTGTTTCGTCTGGATGGCTTCAAGCTGTTGGTCAAACTGAACCTTCAGCTTGGTGGCCACTTCTTCAGTAGCCGCTTCGATCCGCTGGTCAATCTTTTCCGCCGTGGACTTCTTGGGCTTGGCTTCCTCCCCTTCCTTGGGGGTGGCCTGTTGACCGCTCTTTTCAAGGTCTGATAGACGGGCCTTCAAGGCTTCGTTCTCGCTTTGGATGGCCGCCGCTTTTTCCTCCACAGCCGCCGCCCTGTCTAGCTGGTTCTGAAGCTTCGTCCGCTCTTCCATCCTGACCTTATCCCTAAACTTGTCAATGTCCTGGGGAACCTTGGGCTCTTCCTGGCTCTTGGCCTCCTGGCCCGTGGTCTCCGTGGACTGTTCTTGGCCCTTCTGGGCCTCTTTTCCCTGGGCCTCCTGGCCCGCCTTTTCCTCTTGGCCTTCCATTCCGTCTCCTTTTCAGTGTGAAGTAGTCAGAGGATTTCAAGGGGTCACGTGACCCCTGGTTTCACCTACCAGATCTTCTGTCCCTGGGGACCCACGGGCCTGTTGGACCAATAGGTTCCGCTACGGACGGGCTGGTTCATTCCCTTCCCCGTCATCTCCGAATGACGGACCGGCTGGTGTTTGGAACCCTTCATTCCCTGGTTCCTTCCCTTGGACTTGGAGAACTTCCCCGCCAAGGGGCCGGTGTTCTTGGGGTACTTTCCAGCCATTCCACGATCTCTTCCGTTTCCTAGCTTAGGCATTGTCAAGCCTCCTGTTCTTCTTCTTCTTCAGGTTCCGCCTCTTCTTCCGCCGCTTCCTCTTGGGGGGTCTCCGTCTCTTCCGTTTCAGGTTCAGCTATAGCCGCCACCTGTTCTTCAATCTGGGAGACTGTGTCCGCGCTGTCCAGGACTATCTTGTCCAGGTCCGTCCACATTTCCATCAGGCCAGTCAAGAGGGACAAAGACCCAAGAGACAGCGCCCGAAGGTTGGGGATGGCTCCGGCGGAAGCCTTGGCCCGTTCAACATCCGTCAGAAGTAGCTCCCTGGCGTCCGCCAGTAGCTCTATGGCCTTCTGTGGGATGTTCTCTACGCCAAGCTTCTCCAGGGCTCCAAGCTTGGACTCCAGACCCATGTCAAGGAGTCTCTGAAGGATGTCTAGCTTTTCGCCTTGGTCCGTGGGGAGGGGTGATGGGAATTCAACTGTGAACCGCGTGGCTTTGGCGGGATCTTCAATGTTTCGCGTGATGGGGATGTCAAGAAATCCCTCCGCTATCCGTATTATAGTACCAGCCGTCTCCACAAGTCCAGCCCCGTAGGTCAATTCCTTCCGCTTGGCCTTTTCAATAGAAGGTAGAAACAAGGTCTTCAGGGCCGCCTCTGACGTGTTGGCCAGCCCTGGGATCTCCGATAGCGCCGCCATGGGAGTGTTGGAGAATTCCCCCAAGGACAGCTTGATCATCTCCATGTATTGGTTGGCTATGGTCAGCTCCCCCTGTAGCTGTAGGTTCTCCACCCTGGCGTCCGCCGGGAGACACCACAGCCTGTAGGCCGCCTTCTCCAACTGGCTGGCCCTGGCCCCGAAGATCAGCGTGACAGGCTTGGCGTGGTAGTCCATGATCTCCCTGACCGCCGTGGCCGCCGTGTTCAGGTCTTGGTTCAGCTCCTTGATGGGGTCAATGTCCGCGAACCCGAAGGCTGACGTGGCCAAGGGAAGGTTGGCGATATGGGCCACGCCAATCTCCCCCAGTTTATTGGGGTACGGGGACCCAGGAACTTCCGCCCTGTTCACCCATTCCCTGATCTCTGTGGGGGTGATGTAAAGAGAATAGAGCGCCTTGTTCCGCTGGACCGCGTCAGGGTCCAGGGCCACCACCACAGGGCTGGCCGTGCTGATGGGATACTGGATCAGACAGGCTTCCATCTTGGTGTAGTCAGGATTGTAGACAGGGTAGACGTAGGCTGAATTCAGGGACCTGACGCTGATGAACCATTCACTCTTGGGTAGCTCCCGCCGCTGTCCCGTGGTGGGATCCAGGACACCCGTGACCAAGGTGGTCTGGATGTAGGCGTCCCCAGACACAGAGCCCACCTGGAAAAGGTCATAGACCAGCCTGGGGTAGTCATTCATGTCAAGGACCAGGTTGACCACGTCCGCCGCGTATTCATTCCCTGGGATGGCCTTGATGATGGGAGGGGTGGCCGCCATCCAGTCCACGGACTTGTCCACCAGGGTCCTACAGTAGTTCAGGACCATCTTCTTCTTCCCGTCCTTCGTCATCTGTTGGAACTGGTCCCCACGGTAGAACGCCCAGTTCTCTCTGTAGCGGAAGAGCCGCTGGATGGCCGCGTTCCTCCAGTCCAGTTCCAAGAACCCGTCATACGGTTCAAAGACAGCTTCCCCCATGATGGCGGAAGTCAGATAGGCGTCAGTCCTCCCCGCGAAGGTGGACCGCCTGATGTTCTGGACCAGAGAATTGACCGTAGACCTGACAGACATGTGGTTCTCCTATGCGAACAAGAAATTCTCCTGGTGGACCTCCACCACAGACCCTACAGGGGGTGTGTTGGCCGCCAGGTTCGCCAACATGGCGCTGTCACAGTAGTCATCCCTGGCTGACTTTTCATCCGGACAATGACACTTCATCAGGTCTCCCGTATAGCTTTTCTGTAGATCCAACATTTGATGGACAAACCGCTTCCATCTCTTGTCCTTCTGGGCCTCCTGGCCCGCCGGGAACTTGAAGCGGCCTGACACTATATCCGTGTGGAGTATCTTGTATCCTTCGCTTTTCCTTGGAGCCGTCAGGACAACACCTTCAACTTCAACCCTGTCCCCTATCTCCGTGATGAACCGGTCCAATAGAACAGCCCCCAGACCCGTGGCGTCTACAGAGATCTTCTGAAGGTTGGGGATCTTCAGAAGGTAGTCCACGATGGCCGCGAACTGGATTTCATAGTTATCCCCTTGGATCTCCAGCCAGTCTATGATGGACTTGGTGTAGGCTTCAAAGTAGGCGTTCCCTTCGCTGGAGAAGGACTCCACAGCCTGACAGATCGTGGGGTCATCCCAGTCCACTTCCGCTACCGTGACCACTGTGGAAGACTGGCCCTTTCCAAAGTCTATCCCCGCCGCCTGGTATAGGTTGGCGTCCGCCTTCCCCAGAAGGGAGTAGCGCCCTGCCTTCACACAGACGATAGGAGCGAATAGCTGATCAGGGGTGACGAACTGGCCGCGTTCAAGGACCCATTCACACAGGTAGGACATCCTGAATTCATCGCTGTCCGCCCCGTAGTGGTCCATCTCCTGTTTGACGAAGTCTCCATAGAGGGAGTTATAGGCCGCCGCCGTCAGCCAGTTGTATTCAAAATGATCCTGTTTTCCGCCCTGAAGCCTCCGCTCCATGTTGGCCTTGATCATGTGGTGGAATTCACCCTTCTGGGTAGTGGCCGTTCCTACCGCCATGGTGGTTCCCTTTGTGGCCGCTATCATGGGACGGAGGGACTTCTTGATCTTCCTGGAGGAGATGTCCTGGGCCTCCTCCAGGGCCAGGATGTCATGGGTGGATCCTTCCACCTTGGACTGTTCGCTGGCCGAACAGGCCCGGATCTCTGATCCGTTGGTCAGCCTGACCGTGTCCCTGTTCCAGGTGTCACATTCAATCCCCAGTTCCTCCAGGATCTCCTTGGCTTCGTTCGTCTTCAGGTCCTTCATCAGACGCCTGAACTGGATCTGGGCCTGTTCCAGCTTGGGAGCGTAGATCCCCACTGAAATCCCGTTCTTGAAGCCTCTGTAGCGCCCTTGTTCGTCCGTCAGGTTGAACCGCCAGTCCCGTTCAAACTCCGGGTCATTGGCTATAACAGGAAGAAGGATGGCCATGGCCGCCAAGATGGCCGCCACCATCTCCGTCTTCCCGCTCTGGCGGGAGAAGAGCGCCGTGACCGTGGCCCCTTCGTGGAGTAGGACAGACTCCACCAGCCTGGCCGCTGGCGTGATCTGGTAGGGGTAGAACTGGATCCCAGAGATCATCTGGGCTGTCTGAATGACTACAGACACCAGGTCCTTGGTGGGGACCTTGGCGTCCGCTTCAGACGTGTAGGGAGTACAGATGGGACACATGGCGTCAGCCGTCTGGCCGCCTGTAGCCCTCTTCCTCCGCGTCCTCCGCTTCTTAGCTGGTTTGACCTGTTCTACCTGGATCTGGGACATGTCCGCCTGGTTTCTTCCACCTGGCCTTGATGGCCAGGGCTTCAGAAGAACTTAGGCGTGTGGGGGGTGTGTCTGATGGGCGTGTTTTCGTGATGTTCTTCTTGATGGTGGCCCCCGTGGGGACCTCTTTTTTGATCTTCTGGGCCATTATCGCTTCTTCCTCTTCCGTAGCCTGGCCCGCGCCTTCTTGGGGGTGACCCCTGTCTTCTTGGCGAAGGTGGACAGAGCCACCTTCTTCCCTTTGACTATGGGCTTCTTTCCTTGGGCCACCCTACGAAGGTTCCGCCGCCTGGCCGCCCCAAGGGCCTTCAGAGACTTCCTCCGTCCTGGTGTACCCATCAGCCCTTCCTCCTTCTCTTCTTCCTCTTCTTCTTCTTCTTCTTCTTCTTGAAGGAACAAGCCATCATGGACCTCCGTTCCCTTGGCGTTCAATATCGCGTTGGGCCTCTTCAAGCTGTTGGATCAGCTCCGTGACTTTGGACTGAAGGTCAGGAACCAGACATTGGCGCTGACTTAGGGCCGTGACCAAACTGACCACAGCCTGACCCAGGGTTACCACGGAGACGGAATTTTTATCCACAGCCCTGGCCATCACCTTCATGGCTTCGTTCTGGTCCTTCTGTTGATCTCTGGACCACTTCAACATGATGATGACAGCTACCAGGACGATCCCCGCCGTCCCAAGATCAGCCAACCAAGATAGTTCATTCAATGTAGCCTCCTGACCCTGTTTCTTCATCCGCCACGCCGCCAGTCAGGCCGTGACCTGAACCCGTGGAAGCCGAAGAAGCCCGGCTGGCGTAGACGCCCGCCTGTTCGTTGGTCAAAGTGATGGTCCCCGCGTTGTCAGGGGTGGTCACCTGACCGTTCCCATCTATGTCAAAGTAGTCAGCGCCGGTCCCCACCACCTGGTAGAGCCCGTCCGTGATCCCCGCGTTCCCCGTGATGTCAACCCAGACGCCGTAGTCCTGGTCATTCTGGGACAGAGCCCCACAGGTGATCCTCCAGACATCTCCGCCCTGGTCCGCCACGTTGGTGATGGTCTTTCCAGCCCCACAGGTCACGTCCGCCTTGATGGACACATAGCTGGAATGGCGTGTCTGGACCGCCCGTTTACAGGACTGGATCACCGTGTTCTCCACGGAGCCCTTGGAATTCCCCACCAGGTATATCCCCGCTTCCTCCCTGGCGATATAACAGCCCGTGACCACGATGTTCCCCGCTTCAATGACGTAGATCCCCGTCCTGTTGGCCGCGTAGGCGTCATCCGCTATCAGACAGTCCTTGACCGTCACGTCATCACATTGGGAGATGGCCACGCCGCCGCCGTTGTTCTCCATCCCGTAGACCTTCAGGCCGTCCAGGATGACTCCGTTGGACCTGGCCACGATGACCGCCACTGTGGCCGGAGCGCCAAGACTGGGGAAGACAGCGCCAAGGGGGTTCTCCGCCTTGATCCGTAGCTTCCCAGTTCCCTGACATTTCACGCCGTCCACCCAGATCCACGCCGGAACGCTGACAGTCCCGTAGGGATGAACCGTCAGCTCCCTGGTGATGGGATTGGAAGCGTAGGTCCCGTCCGCCAACTGGATGGTCACTTCACAGTTCTTGACGGACTTCCCCGCTACCAGCGCCAAGGCCGCGTTCACGGAAGCCAATGGGTTGACATCCGCGCCTGATCCCTCCGCGTCATCCCCTCCCGTGGGGTCCACGTAGATGGTCAGGGGCTTGGTGATGGTCTCTTCCTTCATCCTGATGGCCATATATTGGTCAGGCGTCAGGATCTTCAGTCCCCCGCCGCCATCCCTGACCACGTAGTCCCCAATGTCCCCGTGGACCGTGTAGCCAGGAGAAGGAAACACCTTCCCTATCTCCATGTCCACGGGAGCCGCCAGGACCTCAACTATTTCATACATGGTGACCTCCTATGATCCCACCCTGATGACTCCGCCGTTGAATTCACTGTCCAAGCCTGAACCTTTAATGGAAGATGTCCCTGATCTCCAGATCACGCCGTTGTCCTCCGCCCTGTGGGCCGCGTTTTTCTGGGAAGGCGTGGCCACACCTGTCTGTCCCAGGTTTTCCTCCATGGGCACTTCTGAAGCGTCCACGTCCAGGTAGTTAGGACCAGCGCCAGCGTTCAAGACCCGAAGGTTGGCGTTATTGACCAGGGGAGTCAGCCCCGTGGTCTTGACCCATCGTAGGAAGTCCTGTTCATCCTGGGTCAGAGTCTCCGAAATTAGAAGCCTGAAGACATCTCCACCCATGTCCTGGACGCCTGTGACCGTCAAAGACCGTCCACTGGTACAGTCATTGTCAACCGTAAGGACTCCACAGCTTTCCGCTTTGACTCCGTACTTGTTACTGTGGACCGTACACTTGGACAGCCCCACGAAAGAACCGAAGCCTGACACCGCCCCTTCACTGAAGCCCGCCAGATAACATTCCGTGGCCGTGACGTATTCGCTGTTCAGCGGAAAAATGGCCGGGAAGAATGGGGGGCTCAACAGACCAGGGGGGTCAGGGTAGGCGTCCGCCATGTAACAGTTGAAGAAATGGACAGACTTGGACTGGCTGATACCGGCCAGCCCGCGTATCTTCATTCTGTGGATCTGGATGTTCTCACACAAGAGAATAGCCAGACCATAGGTGTTCCACGTGAAGTATCCGGGGCCTTCACCCTGGATGATGAACTGTCCACCGGCTACTCCAGAGATCCTTCTAGGGCAACAGTAGGATGTCCCTGGAACCGTGATCCACCCTACGTCCCTGGAGTAGATGTATTCAACCCCAGACCATTCATTCAGGGAGTAGTCACCGTCCGCCACATGAAGCGTGACGGTAGTGGCCTCTATGGTCTTCCCTTCCATCTGGCCCAAGACCTTCTCAAATGACCTCCAGGGGTTGGCCTCTGTCCCGTCCCCAACAGCATCATCCCCCGTTGGGGAGATGTAGATGTCCGTGGGCGTGTTGATCACAGACTGGGCCAGCCGCCAGGCCGTGAAGTCTTCGTCCTTCACTATGACCTGGTAGCCGTCTTCGTAAGTTATCAGCCAGTCCGGGTAGTCCCCGGAGATCTCCTCCGTGTAGATTGGGGTCCCACCTGGACCGTCCAAGGCTTCCCTTGGCGTGATGGTGGTAGGCCCCGTCAACTGAACCGCTGTGTATCTTGGCGCACTCATGACAAAGCCTCCTCTATGAGATCATCAGGCCACTGTAGCGTGTTGGGGTTTCCGCGTAGGTGCCATTGGGTGATGTAGTAGGGGACGTAGACCGTCCCGCCGTATCTGGAGTGAACCGCTGGTCCTATGTTGGAGATGTCCACGGACCCGGGGCTGGTGGCCTCATTTGCCGCTGTGGGGTTGTAGGCCCTGATGATGTTGTCCTCCCCCAAGGACTGGGGGGTGGCCAAGACATCAAAGAACCCGTTATTCTGGGACGCCGCGTCATAGACGTAGATCTGGTTGATCTCCTGGTCCCACCTGTGAAGGGTTCCCTCCAAGGTGATGACCATGTTGTCCCCGTCCTTCGCTATGCTAAGGATTTCATAGGGGTTATTGTAGCCTGACTTGGTGTTGGACCCTAGTTCAATGACTGATCCGTGAACGGCTGAAACGCCCAGAGTGTTTCCGTAGCTGTTGACGTATCTGGTACTGACCTGGGATCCAGCGTCAGCCAGTATTCCTTCACTACCTCCAAAGAACCAACAGTTGGTGAACAGGATCCCACGGCTATCCCTGACCCAGACCTTGGGCCAGTTCCGTGGAATGGAGGGAGCGTAGGTATAGCCCATGATCATCCAGGCCAGGTGACAGTTTTCACACCTGTCTATCAGCCCGTAGAAGCTTCTGTGGCCTGAAACATAGATCCCCGAACACCTAGTCATCCCAAATGTCCCGCCGTTGGCTGACCCGTAGGCGTCCACGCTAAGGAAGCCTCCAGCTCCGTCATGGGGTCCTATGAACACGTTGGCCCCGTTGATGGCGTGGGTGTCCGTCAGGGACAAGGAGACGTTCCCAAACAAGACTTCATTCCCTGTGTTTCTCCGGAGCCAGGGGTGAAGCTTCTTGATGACGCCGTTGTAGGCGTCCTCCGTTGGGCCTGGTTCAATGAAGATCCTGACCAGGACTCCCGGTCCCGTGACCGTCTTTCCCCTGATCTGATCCGCCGCCTTGTTAGGGCTGAACCATGGGTTCCCTATCGTCCCGTCTCCTGTGACATCGTCCCCGCTGTAGTGAACGTAGTAGTCCACAGACTCCGTGATGAAGCCTGGTGACGGTCCCGCCGGTCCTTCTGGCCCTGGTGGCCCTGGGACGCCCCCGCCACCAATGGCAGAAACGCCCCTAGACGCGAAAGGGCCAGACATCACCCGAACTTCCACGGTTCCGGCTACCGCCCTGACCCCTATGACTTCAGGGGTTCCTTGGCCTTCTCCTCCGAAGGCCAGAGACTCCCCCAAGGACAGGATGGGACTGACCGATGGGTCCGCGTCTGGGACCTTCCCTTCAGTGATGTAGATCTCTCCGTCTATGGCCGTCACTACCAGGGGGTCCCTGGCGTTCTCTGTCCTGATCAGCGTTCCTGACCCGTCATCAGAGAAATGGCCGCCTTTCTTGTTTTCAAGGATGAAATCAGCCATCACATCCTCCCTTCCTTCTCCAGGTCACTGACGTTCTTCCGCGTCAAGGTGGCCTGGCCTGTGATGACCTCCTGGGCCGTGGCCTTCATCCTGGCGTTCAAGGGGGACAGGGGCTTCATGAACTTGTCATTGTCCCCTGGCTTTCCCTTGCCAGGACGGAGACCCGTGTTGGTGGCCAGGGAGGACGTGGGCCGCTTGGGGGTCCGCTTTGCCCGTTCCTTCCGCGACAGAAACCGGCTGTTAATTCCCAACTGGTTAGCCATTGTCTTCCTCCGTCATTTGGTTGAAGAACCAGATCACGTCTGAAACAGTCATGTCCGCCAGGTCTTCCGTCTTGACTCCCATGGCCACCCCGTCCACGGAGATCTTGGTCATGGGGTTTCCAAAATGGATCTCCATGACGGACCCCACAGGAATAGGGACCAGCTCTGGCTGAAAGCGTTCAACCCGTCCGCCACATCCTGGGCGTGGACAGGTGGTCAGCTTCCCTTGTAGGGCTTCATCCTCTGGTTGGGAGAAGACCTCCATCACGAAGTCACAGGGGTCCTTCAGACACCTATACTCCGCTACTGGTTCCTGTTCTGTTGGTCTCTGGTCTGTTTCGTTGATCTCTTTTCCCTTCCGCTACCGTATTTCAGCGTCCTGGCCGCTACCGCTTTGATGGAGGACGCCGAACCCTTCCGCCCTTCTCCGCGCCTGGGGGATGGGTCAATCTTCTCCCCCTGGGACGCCTGTTGAAGGGCTTCCCTATCCTGAACTGACTTCTCCGCCGTCTCCATAGTCCGCTCCAGGTCCCAGTCCGTGTAGAACTTGAACCCTTCCATGAACGTCTTCTTGGCTTCTTCTAGTTTCAGCATAGTCAGGCCAGAACGATGGTCAAGACTTGGATCAGAGCGTAGAGCGTAGTCTTCCCAAGGGACTTCAGAAACTTCTTCCGCCTCTTGGCTTCGTCTATCAGCTCCAACATCTCCTCCGCGTTTGACGTTAGTGACTTGATGACCAGGGCCGCGTCCATGTGGTCAGCCGCCAGCTCCAAAGCCTCCTCCAGCTTTCCCTGGCGAAGCTTGAAGTAGATGACTTCCAACAGCTCCCGGCCAAAGGCCAGGAACAGGTCCGCGTTCTGGACAAGAACTTGAAGGTCCGTGGCTGTGAATAGATCTCCCACAGGGAGATCACCAAGGGAAAGATCACCCAAAGGGGTCTCTATGGTAGGTCCCGTGTCTTCCGTGTGACTTTCAAGAAGGTCTTTGACAGTGTCTACCGCTTTTTCCCAATCTTCACTTTTCAGTGTACCCATTTTCTATACCCATTTCCAGTCCCCGGGGTCAAGACCCCCGGTTTCTGTTCCGCTGGCCTCCTATTTCAGGATACCAGGAACGTCTTCATGGAGTCCAAGGGGAGCCTGTGACAAGAAGAGACCGTCTCCCCAAGAGGAACACCAGCCTCCTTTCCTATCAGTTGGCCTACTTCCCAGATGGGCCTGGCCTCCTCCTCCACGCCTTCCTTCCCAGAGTAGACACAGAGCGTGTCCGTGGCGTGTTCTCCTCCGAAGGGGTCAAAGCCGTGGTCTCCACAGACCACCCAGAAATCAGGCTTCAACATCCAGACCAACAGGCTGAAGATCTGTTCCAGCCAGGAGTAGATCCCCAAGACCCCGTTGGAAGCTAGGTTGGGGTAGGCGTGGGACACCCTGTCCGCCGCCTTGGTCCCCACACAGACAATGTCACGCCGCCGTAGATCGTTAGCGTGGCGGAACAGGAACCCGCTGTGGTAGCCAAGAACCAGGACCAGCTTGTCCAGGATGGCCTCCGCGTGGTCCCCGCTGTTCATGTAGCCCCACGTGGTTCCCAGTCTTTCGTCCATGATGTCAAACAGGAATTCCTCCGGAAGATCAATCCCCTGGGCCACTTCCAGATCCGTGGGACAAGGGAAGCCTGGAATGATCCAGCTCTTCCCGTGGGCCTTTAGGCCCCACGTGAACGGGGCCAGGAAGGACGCTATGTTCTCTCCATCCAGCCAGGTGGAAGACCTGACATCCGCGAAGGTAGGCCCTGACAAGGACCTCCCGTTCATGATGACCCCGTGATCCACAGGAGCCAGGCCCGTGTAGACGCTGGCCCAGTTTGGCCCAGAGTAGGGCCGTCCCTCTATGATGTCTGTGACCACAGACTCCGCTCTGAAGAAGGTCCCCTGTCTGGTGAAGAATTCCTTTTCCTTGGCGTAGTGGTAGGACAGCCCGTCCACAGCGTAAACTAGGATCATGGCTCCTCCTCCTTAGATGTCATCCCCGAAGACTATGATCTGGTCTATTTCAATGGCGTCCCCAATGGTTGGGTCTTGGTTCTGGAACCTTATTCCAAAATTGGCGTTATTGTCACAGGCTCCGCCTGAATGGGTGGAGATGTTGAAGACGTGGGGTCCTGTCCACAGCGTTGGGCTTTGGAAGACCGTTCCCCTGGTGGTGTAGGTGGACCCGTTGGTGGTGTAGAGAAGCGTGACATCCGCGTTGTCATCCGTAGTAGCCCAGAAGGAGACCCTGATGTTGTCCTTCCCCACTGTGGAGATGGGCATGGTGATATGGTGGTTAGCGCCTCCGTTCAGGACCACATAGCCCTTTCCAGTGAAGTCCGTGAAGCCGTAGCCCGGCTTCTGGTACACAGAGTAGCCTTCATCAGGGTTGAAGACCCAGGCTTTCCATTCAGCCCCTACGTGGGCCGTGGACCATTCATTGTGAGCCGTGTATACATCGTAAGGAAAGCCGGGATCCGAGTCAGACGATGACCAAGGTGGGATCTCCACTGTGGGCTGACGGTAGTCCTCCCAGTCTTCGTAGAACAGGATACTGTCAGAGTCAGAGCGCATAGGATAGCCGTCACAGGCCACCAGTTGGATGTGGTCAACGTAGGACTGGCCTGAAGACACTGTTCCATCAGCCAGTTCAAACCTGATCAATAGCCGCGTGTTATGGCAGAAAGGACCCACGCCACACCAGCGCGTGTTCCCATCAGATATAGGGGGTGGCTCTTCAGCCCATTCATGAGCGCCCACCAGGTTCATGGACACGTAGGTCCACGTGGACCCAATGTAGGGAGACTCCCATACTTGACTCTCTGTGGAAATGTTGTGGACCAGCCAGTTGTCCCCATCGTTGGGGGAAACCTTGACCGTCAGGTAGCTAGGGCCGGAGTCTCCAACTGTGTGCCAGTTCTTGTACCAGAACCGGATGACAGGTTCATAGCGTCCCCTCATGTCCAGATGAACCGTGTGGTCCAGCCAGACCGCGTCATCAAAGGCGAACTTGTGGATCCGGCCTTCATAATTGCTCCCGTCCCTCCCATAGTCCGCCACGGAGACTTCCGTGGGATCGTCAGCCGTCCAAGGAGGACTCTGGTCTGTCCAGTTCAGTCCATCTTCAAAACTTTCCGTGAACCTGACAAAGCCCGTACAGGCCGTAGGCGTTGGGGTTGGCGTTGGCGTGTTCGTTGGCGTATCCGTTGGCGTGTTCGTTGGCGTGAAGGTTGGGGTATTGGTAGGCGTGTTCGTGGGTGTGTTCGTGGGGGTGGACGTGGGCGTAGGCGTTGGCGTGAACGTGGGGAGCGTGGGGTCATAACAGCCTATCAGCTTCACGTCATCTATGAAGACACAGGAGGAACTGTTGGTGGTGGGCTTGTCTATCCAGACCTTGAACGTCATGTCATGCTGGTGGGAGTAGACACTGTTGTCCAGGTGGTGTTCACTGTAGCCCCAAAAATTGTTCCCCGCGTGGCCAAACCCAAAGCTATCCAAAGTCTCCCAGGGACCCGTGGGACCAGGGGCCACCTGGATGTTCCCCTTGGCCGCCTGAACTGTGATGGACGCCTTGGTCCAGTAGGAGATGACCAGGTCAACCTGGGACTGGGTGTTGTGGGTGTAGGTGACGTATTTGGCCCCCGTCCCCGTTCCAACTCCAACCCGTCCTTCACTGTCAGAGTCATCACGCCCGTAGTTCCCTACTTCATACCATGCGTCCTGAACATTCTGATACCAGTTGACCGTCCCTGGGACCGTGTTCAGTTGGTCAAAGTCACTTTCCAGTTCAAAGTCCTCTTCATAGAGAATTGGACAGGTGGTGGGCGTGGCCGTTGGCGTAGCCGTGGGAGTCAGCGTGGGCGTGTTCGTAGGAATAGGCGTGGGCGTTGGGGAACACTGGTAGGGTCTACACTTATACAGGTTCCACTGTTTGGCTTCGTTCTGGCGTTCATAGGCTATCCATTCCTGGGCCGGGTCCCAGGTCAGGTAGGTGTGGTCATAGGGAGTGATGGTGACCACCTGGCCGCCTGTTCCCGGGGAAGACATGGCCTGGTCAACGTCAATGACGAAGACTTGGAAGACTCCCGCGTTGGTCTGTCTCTGACAGGCTATTAACTGACCGTCAGGAGACCACAGGGGCCTGTAGTGGTGATATTGGCCCCTTGTTATGGAGTAGTCCTCCGCCGGGAAAGGCCCTGTCAGTAGGTCCAAGACACAGATCTGGAAGTAGCCGTCTTCGTCCCTCTTGGCGTATGCCAGCCCAGAATGTGGTCCCCAGTCAAGGTCTATTCTGTCTCCAGGGGAGGCCGTCAGCGGATCCTCCACAGCCATCCCCACGCCCGCCTTGGGATCCGTCAGGTCAGCCCTGTAGACGTTGAAATTCAGATCAATCCCGTCCTGTTTGATGTAGGCCGCTGTGTTATCATCTGGGCTGAAGCAAGGGAACCCGCGCCAGTTGGAGTAGTCCGTGACGTTCCTGAACCCTGGCCCCGCCTGGTATAACATGATCTGCCAATGGCCTGATCCCCGCTCTGGCTCCCTTCTACACATCAGCCATAAGTTATCAGAAGAGTATTTGACCTGACCGTAGTCTATGGTGTCATCCCCAATCCCAAACCACATCTGGCCAAGACCCGCCACGCCTGTGAACGCCAGCTTGGTCCTCCCGGTGGTGTTGTTCATGACCTCCGCTATCCCCGCCATGGGTGGTCCTCCAAAGGACGCCCTGGGCCTGAAATGGCTGTAGTCCGCGTTGGCCGTGACAGGATAGTTCCGCTCCTCCGCCAGGTTCCAGGCTCCTGTCTGGAAGCCGTAGGTGGGGTCCAGGTAGCTGTGAAAGATCCAGTCCCCCGCTGGAGCCCAGTGTGGATGTCTATGGGTAGACGCTGACTTCTTGGCGCTGATCCTGATGTTGTCCACGTAGAAGGGAGAATTCATCCCAGGGACAGAGTCAGACTGGGACCTGAACCTGATGACCAGATCGTTCTGGTTATCACAGGCCGCTGGAAGCGTCTTGGTTTCGTTCTTCCACTCCATGGGGGTGGAGATCTCCATTCCGTCCATGAAGTCATGTTGAACCCACGGACCTCCTGGCCCGTCCACAGAGTAGTCCAGGTAGCCCTTGGTGTAGGGAGGAAAGATGTCTGTCCCCGTCCAGCGCCAAGAGACCGTCACGTCCTTCATGGACTGGGTGTTCAGTTGGATGTAGGCGTATTCCACAGCGCCTTCCAGGGAGTCAATCAGCCCTTCATAGGTACTGTCCGCCGCGCCGTAGTCCGCCACTGTGACCTTGGCCTCCGTGGACTCCGTCCAGGCCGGGTCCTGGGAGTCCCAGTCCTGGCCGTCTTCAAAGTCTTCATAGACCAGGTCCACCAGGTCAGGAACCGTGATCAGGATTTCAGGACACACCTGGGGAAGAGGGGTTGGCGTGGCCGTAGGCGTGGCCGTGGGGACCACGGGGGTAGGCGTGTTCGTTGGGCCTGGAATGGGCGTGGCCGTGGCTATGGGCCTGACACCTGGGGGTGGGTCCGTCTCTGGGTCAAAGTAGAGCCGGAGCGCGTAGCGTCCAAGGTAGGCCCCTGGGTCAGGATCCTCTGGCCCCTCCCAGGCTTCTCCATCTTGCCACTTCAGCCAGCCGTAGCCTCCTTCCCCCCAACCTAGCCCCCAGGAATTCTTGATCTTGAACGCTGATATACTGTCATCATAGCCCACAATGGCTACCGCGTGGGTCCCCAGATATTCTCCCCAAGCGTATTCATAGACGCCCCCCGTGTAGTAGATGATGTCTTCATAGATGACCAGCGTGGCCTCCACGGGACCTCTGAAGACCGCCGCCTTGATGGCCTCCACGTTGACGGTTCCGTAGGATAACCAGGACCATTGATTGACCTTCCAGACTCTATCTTCCCAGTCTTCACACCGGTCAAAACAGTTGTTATCCACGCCAGAGTAGCGGAGACAGGCGTCATCTGGGACGCCCGTGTTCTTGAATAACTGGGCCGCCGCTGAAATAGACATCCCTATTTCACAGTCTCCGCCTCCACAGGAGAAGACGAACTGTTCAGACAGATCTATGGAGTAGTCCTGGAAGCCCGTGACGATCCTGACCACAGCTTCATAGACCGCCACCTGGCTGAAGGCCGAACAGGCCCCACAGCTTCCCTGTTGTTTGACGGAAGTCATCCACGGGGACCAGTCCCAGTAGGGAGGAAGAAGGGAGAAGGCCGTGGCTGGCGGATCGTCTCCGGCTGACGTGTCATGGGGTGGTTCCGACGCCGGGAACATGGACTTCAGTTGGGCCGTTGACTTCTCTGACAGAGATGTGTGGCCCGCTGACCAGTTCAAGCCCTTGTCCTGGATCTCCTGTTGGATCGTGGTCATCTTGACCGCGTCCCCCAGAGCCCACACAGTCACCAAACACATCCACGTCCACAGGATGGACTTCTTCATCCGCTGTCCTCCGCTTCACCCCCTGGAACGGGGGTCTCTGGTTCGCTGGTTCCGTTCGTGTTCCCGCCTTCTTCGTCCTCCCCCTCTTCTTCCTTTGGACGTTCCTTCCCGTTCAAGAGACAGTCAAAGGAAGTCCACAGCTCCGCGTTGATCTTGATGAACGCCTGTTCCTCTTCCCTGGTGGTCTTCTCTTCCTCCACCAGCTCCGCCATCCTCCTGGACAGGATGGCGTTCTGGGCCGTCATGGTCTTGGCCGCGAAGGGAACACAGCCGGTCAGAGTCAGCGCCAAGAGAAGGAGGCCCGTGGCCTGGGCCGCGAAGGCTGACGCCTTGGCCAGCTTCCTCTTCAGCCTTCTCTTCACCTTCGCCTCCTCCTTCTTCTTCAGCTTCTTGACCATCTCCCTGGTCAAGTCTCTGTATTCGTCGGGGGTTGAAACGTAGACTTCCTCCGGCGGAGAGTGATATTCACACCAGCCGTCTGACCCGTATTCTCTACAGATGTGGGTTCGTCGCTGTCTATGAATTGAACAGCGTCCCCGTTCAAGATACTGGCAAGGGATTCTGACGTAGAGCGTCCAGGCTCCTTCTTCTGGTCTTCCTCCATCAGTCTCCGGAGTGAATCCAATGACTGTCTGTCCGTTTCTATACAGATACCAGAGGCCATATTCCCATTCCTCCAAGGTGGTGGGCTTGTCCAGCTCCATTCCGAAATACTCACAACACCGTCCGCCACATTCAGGGGGACATCCACGGGGGTTCTGGGCCATCGTCTCCTCCTTGTCTTCGTGTAGGGATAGGTCTGGGGAAGTCTGTCAGGATCCATAATACCCCAGAACAGTCCGGACCATCAAGCCGGGTTTGTCAAGGGGGTCCGGTTTCGCGTGTGGGATCCGGGGCCATGCTCCCCTCCCCTACCGTCCCGGACACACTATACTGTAGGCCGCGCCCACGGACGCCCCCACATCTTGGGCCTGAAAAAAAGTTCTCCCTGGGTCATTTTTTCTTCATTTTTCTCTTGACAAATGGACGGGGATGGTTTAGACTATAGCCATGATGAACGAAGAAACAAACCCCAAACCCCAGGAGGCCAAGATGATCACCCTGACAGACGAACAGATAGCCGTAGTGGCGGAAGCGGACAGCGTTCATGACTACGCCTGGTCCTACATCACCATCAGGAAACAGACCGCGTCCTTCCAGCGGGCCTTCTACCTGGTGGAGACGATGGTTCACAAGGCTGAACACATGGAACTGGCGGAGGACCAGGTGTCAGGGCTCCAGGTGGCCACGGAATGGCTGAAACATGAGATCAAGAACGCGGGCCACCCAGTAGCCGGACTGTAGAACCCCACGGGCTCCCTGGGGATCACCCAGGGAGCCCAGAACCCCAGAAGGAGGACCCCATGATACGGACGAAGAAAGCCAAGAAGGTTCTGACGAAGAAGGAACAGCGCCACCTGACAGAGTCCAACATACACACCATGGCCGCCATGGAGCGCCAGGTGGCCTTCCTGAAGACCTACGAAGGGAACCCCACCATCTATCCCTGTTGGGAGTGTAGGGCCATAGCCCGGAAGCTTGGTCTGATGGACTGACGCCCAGGACCCCCGTGACCCCTGGAGAAAAAAATTCTCCAGGGGTCATTTTTTCTTCATTTTTCTCTTGACTTTTCTGGCTCCCTGGGTTACAATAAGATCATGGAAACACAGAAAACACCCCAAACCCCCAAGGAGGAGACGATGAACTGGACCAAAGAAATCAGCCAAGAGGCCGCTGACAAGGTGAAGAAGGCTGGCTACGTGGACCCCACAGCCAACCATCACCTGATCTCTGAAGCCGCCGCTGAAGCCCACACGATCCTGGGCCAGGAGATCTTCCTGGCGAAGGACCACGCCTGTGAAGTCAGCGTCCAGATCCCCAAGACGATCACGGATGAATTCCAGGCCACCTATGACGCCTACAAGCTGATCATGATGGAGATGGAAGCCATCCACCCGGCCAACAAACCAGAACTGACGCCCCAAGGCTATGACCGCCTGATGGCTGGCCTTCAGGAAAAGGCCGCGCCCCTTCGTTCCAAGCTTTACTCCCTGGAGATGGTCCTGGTGTCCATCGTCCAGGCCCAGATCTGACGAACCACGGGGGAGGGACCACGGGGGTCCCTCCCCTTCCCCCAACCCCACAGAGGAGGACAAGAAGATGAAAGCCACCAAGGACCAGATCAGAGGAATAGTAGGAGTCTTCCAGGACATCCTGGCCAAGGCGGAAGACAAGCTGAACACCAAGGAGATGGAGATGACAGAGCCCTACGCCCACTACACTCCCGCCAAGGACGGAGGGACCTACAGGGCTGTCTGTCTGAATGACCTTCCCAGTGAAGCCTTCCAGGCCATGGACTCCGCCACGGAGGCCGTCTCCCGCGCCAAGATGGTCATCAGGGAAGGACTCCGCTTCTGGGAATTGGGTCAGATCTCTGATGAAGACCTGGTCTTCAAGGCCGCCCAGGCCAACGTCAACCTGGCCATGGAGGCCGTGGACAAGGCCCTGGAAGCCCCCAACCCCAGGCCCAAGACCAGGCCCAGGCCCATCAAGGCCAGGTTTGGGGAGACCAGGCCAGCGTTCCCCGTGTCATAGTTGACACAGCCCCCTGGTGAAAAAAAATTCGCCAGGGGGTCTTTTTTCTTCACTTTTCTCTTGACAAATGGGGGACCATGGTTTATAATAGAGCCATGATGAAGGAAGGAAACAAACCCCAAACCCCCCAAAAGGAGGAGGACCTGATGATGACCCTTCAAGAAGCTACCGCTGGACTGATCGCTGGAACCGTGACCACGGATGACCTGAAGGTCCAAGGGTTCACGGCTGATGAACTGATCGCTGTGGTGGAGGCCATCCCGCCGTTCACAGGCTGTCCCTGTTGTTCGGATGAAGAGCCCGGCGCTGACTACGCGGACTTCAACATGTCCCTGTCCCGTCAGTTGGCCTTGGCTGACGTGAAGGTCTGTGGGTCCTGTGGAGCCATCCACGGAACCGTGGAGACCTGGGAAGCGGCCCACATGGTCTACCACCCCACGATGGTGGCCAAGGCCACGGGGGAGGAGATCTACGTGGACCTGACGATCCGTTCAGAGAATGAACGGTTCCATGGCTGGATGGACTCCGCCACCAAGAACCTGACCCAGGTTGGCTAGGACCTGGGAGGAAGCCAGGGAGGGACCCGTGGGTCCCTCCCTTCTTCGTTCAACCCCAAACCCAGGAGGAGACGATGACCAGAGAAGAGGCCCAACGGATGGACCCAGAGGAGGCCAAGCTGAAGGCCAAGAGACTGGCCCAGGAAGCTGATGAACTGATCTCCAAGATGGAACTGGCCCACCCCCATTCCCAACGCTACACTGAACTGTGGAACGAACTGACAGCCGTGGAACAGGAACAGCTAGTTCTGACCTGGGCTCCAGGCTACGGAGCCTGGTGACGGAATAGAGCCCAGGCCCTACCCCTGGCGAACGATCCAGGGGAGGGACCTGGGACGGGAGCCCCGGCGTTCAGACCGGGGCTCTTTTTTTGTCTGGATCCCCTGGCCTATGCTCCGCCTCCGCACCGTCCCGGATGTGGTATTATCCCACCACAATGTCAAGAGAAGAGTGAAAAAAATTTCGTCTGGTGTCAAGATTTCTTCATTTTTCTCTTGACTTTTAGGATTGACCTGGGGTATAATAGGGCCACAGTCAAGATAGTTGACTGGTTGAATTCGGATCTTTGACAACTGAATAACGGACACAGAAACCCCCAAACCCCAAGGAGGGAAACCCATGGACGTGTTCTCTGTTCTGATCATCGTGGCTGTGGTTCTGACCAAGGTGGAGGCCCTGGAGGACGCCCTGGAGGCTTCTGAAGCGGACTTCTTCCCCGCCCAGGTCCTTGTGGTCCTGGTGGCCAGGGACGCCCTGGTGGGAGCCCTGGCGGGCTTCCTGGAGACGGGAACGGGGCTCCAGGATCTCCTGGACGCGGCCCTGGACCTGGATGACGCCCTGGTCAAGCTGGCGAAGTAGAAACAGACCCCCAGAGAAAAAAATTCTCTGGGGGTCATTTTTTCTTCATTTTTCCCTTGACTTTTAGGAATGGGTGGTTTATAATAGGGTCATGATGAACGAAGGAAACAAACCCCAAACCCCCAAGAAGGAGGAAACCATGAACCAGATGACAACGAAGAAGAACGCGGGAAGAGACATGGTCCGGAAGGTGAAGGCGGAACAGATGTCCTTTGTGACGGAGGACCAGTTGGCCGTTATCGCGGAGGACGATGAAACCAGGATGACCCCCATCCTTGTCCGCTGTGGGAATGGACGCTTCACGTGTCCCGCCCAGAACGCGGCCTGGTTCATTGACATCATCACCAAGGAAGGGACGGACTACGTCAGGGACGCCTCCATCTACTCCAGCTACTAGCCTGAACCCCTCCAGCCCCCCAGAGAAAAAAATTCTCTGGGGGGCCTTTTTTCTTCACTTTTCTCTTGACTTTCTTGACGGGGTGGGCTATAATAAGATCATGGAAACAGCGAACAAACCCCAAACCCCCAAACCCCAGGAGGACAGAATGTCAGTCACACAGTTCAGCGCGGAAGCCGTTTCCCAGATGGCCCACAGCATAGCCGCCCACGCCCGTCTTGATGAAGAGTTGGCGGAGATCATCCTGGAGTCCAAGGCGGCCCACCACGCTGGCCGCGTGGAGTTCAACCTGGACACGGATGACGTTTCCTTCAAGCTGGTCCACTACATGAGGCTGTCCAACCTGGTGGCCTACTCCATCCAATACCAGGAGCCCATGGTTCCCGTCTACACCATTGATGACTACTACGGGGAACCCCTGGTGGCCAAGGAGCTGGCGGAGGAAATTGACCACTGGATCTACAACGTCCAGACCAACGCGGGGACCGCCCTGGTGGACCCGCTCTGGTTTGAACTGTTCCAGGCTGTCAGGGACCACCTGGCCGCGAAGTAGCCCACGGCCTCCAGACCCCCAGAGAAAAAAATTCTCTGGGGGTCATTTTTTCTTCATTTTTCTCTTGACTTTTCCCCGGGGATGGGTTACAATAAGATCATGGAAACAGGAAATCAACCCCAAACCCCGAAGGAGCCCAAGATGAAGATGAACCCCAACGGATCAGTCAGTTTCAGCTATGAAGAGATCGTGGCGGCGGCGGAAGAGACCAAGAAGGCGGAAGCGGCCCGCGCCAACGCGCCCATGATGGCCGTCAGCTATGAAACCCCCGTAGGGACCTTCAAGGACTGGATCAAGGCGGCGGAGCGCGTGGAGGCTTTGGACATGGACCCCGTGGAGGTCATCAAGGTAGTCAGAACCCCTATCAGCTAAGGACAGGAACCACGCCCCCCCAGGATCCCCTGGGGGGCCAACCCCAACCCCAACGAAGGAGGACACGATGAACAGACAAGCCAAGATCCCCCAGGAGATGGCCACCTACCTGGTGGACGCGGAGGACAAAGGCTGGACCGGTGGCCAGGTGACCAGGTGGGTCCGGAACTGGATGAAGGACCTAGTCTGGGATGACAAGGACCCCCTGGGGGAGTCCGTGGCCGTGACCGTCCCCTGTTCCCTGGTGGACCAATACGGGAAGCTGATGGCCAAGGAGGACGAAGTCAGGACCTTGATGGAGACCAGAGCCCAGACCCTTGGCCTGGTGTCCTGTGACCCCAGGTCTGAAGAGTACAGGGAGACCAGGAGGAAACACCTGAACCTAGTCAACGCCCTGGACATGGTCAGGGAGTCCAGGAGGAACCTGGAAGACGCCATGACCTGGGTCCTGTTGGCCCAACTGTAGACGAACCCAACGCGGCCCCCTGGGGAGACCTGGGGGGCCAAGGAGGACCCCATGGAAGGACAAGAACCCAAGATGGTCTCCGTCATGGTGGCGGAGAAGCTTCTACAGGATTATGACACGGCCTTGATGGGAGCCAGGAACATGGAGGGACGCCTATTGAACGCTGAACAGTGTCTTCTCCAGTCCGTCCTGGACTGTGACCAGGAAGCCTATGAAGAGGCCCTGGCCCAGAGGGACAGGGTCCAGGCTTCTCTGGACCTGGCCAAGAACCAGGCGGCGGCCCTGTCCGTCACGATAGCCAAGAAGGCCCTTCAAGACTGGATGACCCCAGGGACTCCAGTCTTCCCAGAGGATTGAACCACGGGTCCTCCCGTGGGTTTGGGGTGGGGCTCCCCCAGGGGTGGGGGAGCCCCTTTCTATTGACTTCAGGCGGACCATGGTCTACACTGAAGCCTGATCCACAGGGAACGGCGGGGCTTCCCCGTCCTCCTTGGGGTTTGGGGTAGGGGTCCAGGAGGGGTCCTGGACCCCTCTTTATATTGTGGTTCTTCTTGAACAGCTCCCCCACATGTGGTATGGTGGAACCTGCTAGGGCTGACTTGGTGTCCGTACCAGCGCCGGGTCACTCTGTTTCCTCCTTTGGGCTCCCCACGCGCCACGGGGAGCCCTTCCCTTCTATGTTCCACGTGAAACCCTGACTCCCTGGACCCCCGGGCCATGCTCCGGCCGGAGACCGTCCCGGATGTGGTATTCATCCACCACAACGTCAAGTCCCCACTTGACACGCCCCCCTTCCTCCTCCCCCCTGGTTATGCTCCCCCCAGGAAATCCGGGACACCACATGTGGTATACCCACGGCCACGGACCCCCTACATTTTGTGGTGTCATATAGCGAATTTTTCTACACTGAACCCTTGACAACAGGGGGTCCCCTGGTGTATATTAGGGGTAGATAGTGAGAATGAAACGGACCCCAGAACCCCAAACCAAGGAGGACAGGATGAACGCAAGAACCAACGATGACTTCAGGAAGGAAGGAACCAGGAAGGCCACGCTGGCGTTCCTTTCCGCCCTGACAGAACAGGAGGAAAGCGGAGAACCCCCGGCCATGTTCATGATCTGTCAACAGAAGAACCCCATCACGGGACGGAGGAATGAAGTCAGGTTGACGGCCGGTGTTCAGGCCATGGGAGCCATAGCGGCCGGTCACGTCCTGAAAGCCGTTCATGACTTTGACACCTTCACAGAGGATAATGACCCCTACGGGGAACATGACTTTGGGATCGTCAGGATGGAAGGGGAAACCCTGAACTGGAAGATTGATGACTACCAGGGCTATGATGGGATTGAATTGGTCCTGACCATCATGACGGCCATGGAATACTAGAAACCCCAGGGAGCCCGGCCACGGCCGGGCTCCCACCACCCCCCAAACCAAGGAGGACAGAATGGACCCCATCACGAACCCAAGACCCACCACCCACCAATGGAAGGAAGGGGACAGGGTAGCCTTTTCTAAAGCCTTCCTCCGCAACACTGGCCAGTGTGACTATGAAACGGCCAGAGGCCGGGGGACCATCATCAGCGTGGCCCCCGTGGGGGACCTGACCATAGCGTCTATCAGATGGGACGGGATAGGTCTGGTCACTAACGTCAACGTGTTGAACCTGTCCCTGGTCACCAGGGACGGGGTAGTTCAGGACAGGGACTAGGAAGTCACCAGGGAGCCCTGGCGCTGGCCGGGGCTCCCACCCCCACCCAAGGAGGACAGGATGGATCTGGAACGCTACAGGGTCTTCACAGCCCAGAAATTCATGGCCATGACCACGGGGGAACGCCAGAGGACAAAGCCCACCATGATGTTCAGCCGGGAATACCTGGCCCTGGCCCTGGCGCTGGCCTCTGAAAAGGTCATCATCTATGACGCCCAGGAAGACCTGGCGTGGCATTGTGGGGACCTGGTCACGAAGGCGGGATGGTACGATGGGAGCGGACAGCTAGTCAACCCGTAGCCCTTCACCGGGGACCTGGTGAAGGGGTCCCCTTGGTTAGCCGGTCCCGGGGAAACCCGGGGCCGGTCTTTTTATGCTCCCCTCTGGCCCCGTCCCGGATTGTGGTATACTGTATCCACAATGTCAAGCCCTGGCTTGACGGGCCGTCTGCTAATCCACGAAAAGCCGGGACGGCCCCACATGTGGTAGGCCCCGTCCACCACCCCTATATTTTGTGGTGTCCGTGGGCGTCTTTTTCTTCACTTTTCTCTTGACAAAAGGGGAACGCCGGGCGTATAATAGACCTGTAAGCTGAACAAAGGGTTCAGCGAAACCCCAACCCCCAACCAAGGGAGGACAGAATGTTGGTAGCGTGTTACAAGACCAAGAAGGCTTTGAAGGAAGCCGTGGGACAGGCTCTTCTATATGAAGAGACTTCCTTGTTCGGGGAGGAATACCGCCCGGACGGGACGTTCCCAGTGGTAGGCCCCGGGGCCTATGAGCGTAAATGGTACGCGGAAGTTACCATGAAGGGAGGGAAGATCCACAAGGTCAAGTAGGAACCTGAACCGGCCCGGGGCTCCGGCCCCGGGCCATTCTTCCAACCAAGGGAGGAACCATGAACACACAAGAGACCCTAGAATTCACTGGACACCAGATGGCCCGGGCCAATACGGTCCTGTCAAGCCTTGACGGAGCTGGCCCTATGTCCGTCTGTAAAGCCGCCGCCGTGGCCCAGAAGGCCAACCAAATAGCGGAAAGCCTACCAGCCCTTGACAAGCTGGCCGGACACCTTGAAAGCCATCCTGATGACCCCGTGGCCCTTCTGGCCGTTCAAGCCTATACCGTGGCCGTGGGCGTCCACCTTGACCTTCTGGAACTGACCCTTCAAATGACCCTATAGCCTCCCCCCAGGGGGGAGGAATTCCCCCTTGGTTGGCCCCGGTCCCTTCTGGGACCGGGGCCTTTCTTTTGTCAACCCCAGACTTGACATAGTGGTGTGCAAATGTCATTTTCCGTCCCGGACGTTGACCGTTTCCCAGGGCTCCCAGAGCGGAGCGGAGCGGAGCGGGTCCCCGTAGGGGACCACGGCCCCCGTCCCATCCGGGACGGGGGCCGGGAACCGCATAGAGAGAAGAGACCGGAACCGGACCCGGCCGGACCCACCTGAAAAAAAATTCGCGGGAGGACGTTTTTTCTTCACTTTTCCCTTGACTTTCGTTCTGGGATGGTTTAGAATAGGGGTGTAATGAGGAAACGAAACACACCCCAAACCCCGAAGGAGGCCAAGATGGCAACACAGAGCGGACAGGACAAGGTTTTCCAGATCTTCACAGACCAGATCATGGACATGTTGGAAGAGGGGACGGTCCCCTGGCGTCAACCTTGGAAGGGCGGGAAGATCCCCATGTCCTTCCAGACCAAGCGGCCCTACCGTGGGATGAACGTCTGGTTCCTGAACAGCGTGGCCATTCATCGCGGCTACACATCCAACTGGTGGGTGTCCCTGAAGTCAGTGAAGAAGGCCAAGGGCTGGATCAAGGACGATGAATTCAAGAAGTCAGTGACCGTGATCTTCTGTAGGCCCAAGCGGTACGAAGTGGAGACGGACGAAGTGGACGAACAGGGCCAGCCGGTCAAGGAAGAGCGGATGTCCTTCATCTACTTCTACCACACGGTATGGAACATGGACCAGGTGGAAGGGATGACGGCCCCTGACGCGGACCAGGACGCGGAGGAGCGGACCCCCAACCAGATCCTTGAAGAGGCCCAGGCCATCATTGACGGCTACCAGAACGGCCCAGAGATCAGCCACGGCGGGACCAGGGCTTTCTATCGTCCCTCTGATGACTCCGTGACGGTCCCAGAGATGGAACTGTTCCAGGACAGCGAGAACTACTACCACGTGATGTATCATGAACTGGCACACTCCACGGGTCACGGTTCCCGCCTTGGGCGGAAGGGAGTCATGGACCTGACCATGTTTGGATCCCATGACTACTCCAAGGAGGAACTGGTGGCGGAGATGGGAGCGGGCTTCCTGGGAGCCCTGGTGGGACTGACCCCCAGGACCATTGACAACACGGCGGCCTACATCCAGTCCTGGCTGAAGGCCCTGAACGATGACAAGCGGCTCCTGGTCTACGCGGCCAGCAAAGGCCAGGCGGCGGCGGAACACATCCTGGGCGTGACCTGGGAAGGATAACAGGGAGGAAGCCTGGGAGTCCCACAGTGGGGCTCCCAGGCCCTTCAAACCCCAAACCAGAAGGAGGACAGAACGATGGAACAGACAGACTACACAGCGGACAGAGAACTGGCGGTCAAGGCCCTGGAACAGATGGACTACATCCACCTGGAACGCGGACAGGTGGCGGCCCTGGTGGACACCTACCGGGTCATCACCACCCATAACCCTGGCGCGGTCCCAGGCCATGAAGAGGAACTAGGGACCCTGGCCGGGCTCCTGGTCATGAGCGTAGGAACTGGCGTCAAGCTGATCCCAGAGGACGGACCCCCCAACGTCCGGGTGGGAGTCCCCAGGCTCCTGGTGGAAGCCATCAAGGACATCAACATCCAGAGGGACAAACTGGCGGCCTACAAGGAGGAACACAAGGACGGAGGAGGACCAATAGACCCCAAGTCCATGGAAGTCCTGGAGGCCCAACAGGCTACCCACAGGGCGGCCCTTTCCACGGCCCTGGTCAACGTCATCATCACGGACTTGGCTGGAATGGCGGACGCTGGAAGCTACTAGACTGACCCTCCCCCACAGAGCCCCGGCCCGGTTCGTCCGGTCCGGGGCTCTTCTTTTATGCGGGCCGGGACTAGCGTCCCGGATATACGCCATTTCCCACGGTCCCCATCACGTGGTAGACTATGGATGAAAGGAGATCCCATGACCTACACTCTATCCCAGGCGGGGACGGCCTACGCTGAAGCGGCGGCCACGTGGGCCAGGGCTATGGAAGCGGAGGAGGCGGTCAGACAAGAAGGCCCTGACCTGAAGGTTGACAAGTTCCTCCACGTGACGGCCTTGTCCACAGTGATCCGCCAGGCTATGAACGGCCTGTCCCAGGCTGTCATGATCTTCATCTGGCGAAACAACGAAGGGAACCACGCGGTCCTGGAAGCGGCCATGGCGGAGACTATCCGCGTGACGGCGGACGCCAACGCCCTTATGGACTCCTACGGATACTGAACCCCCTGGACCCCTGGGCCACCAATGACTGTTTATTAACCCTGAACTGTCATTCTGTTGTTACCGGTTATCAGGCCCAGGGGTCTTTTCTTTCCCCCACGCGGGCGCGGGCGGGCGCGTGGGCGCGTATACGCGGGCGCGGGGCTCCTGAAAAAAGTTCTCCCAGGGCGTTTTTTTCTTCACTTTTCTCTTGACATCCGTGGACGGGTCCCCTATAATAAGGACCATGGACACAGCGACAAACCCCAAACCCCAAACCACGGAGGACAACATGTCCACACTGAACGCCCTTGGAACCCTTCTCTACAGCCTCCCCGTTCCCACCCGTCACGCCTACACCATCACCATCTGTGACCAATACCAGGACACAGAGCCTACCACCTGTGTGGTCAACGCGGAGACCCAGGGCGCGGCCCTGGCCAAGGCTGTGGAGGTCTACTCCACAGAATTCTACGGCCACGCGGTCACCCTGGACCCCCAGGTCCTTCATGACGCTGTCACCGTCATCTTCCATCCTGACGGCGGCGTGAACCCCGTGGGGTTCTTCGCCAGTGACCCCCAACCCATCCGCCTTCAGCGCCTTGGGGACCCTGTCCCCTTGTCCGCGTAAGCGGACCCCCTGGGGGGTGGGAATTCTCCCACCCCCCGGCTGGAACCCCAAACCCAGGAGGACATCATGGACCAAGTCAAGAAGAGCCTGACCAAGAAAGCCCTGAAGGCCAAGCTGAACCAAGCCAGGGAAGAGCTGACCTACCTGGAGGACTTCCTGGCGGGACCCTGTTGTGTGTCCCACGCGGAGATTGACGCGGCCGGGGATGACACCTACAGGCTTCAGAAGGAGATCAGGGAGCTGAAGGAGGCCCTGGCGGCCCTGTGATCTTTTTTTCGTCAGGCGGCGTTTTTTCTTCACTTTTCTCTTGACAAAGCCTGAAGGATGGTTTACACTTACACCATGGACACAGACCGCAAACCCCAGACCCAGGAGGACACGATGAACGAAGATCACATCACCCAAGAGGCCACGCGGCGGCTGGAAGCCCTTCACCCCTACCTGACCAGGGAGATCAAGCTGGCTCCCCCGTCTCCCCCAGAGAAGACGGCTGAAGAGTACAGGGAAGAAGCGGCCCGTCACGCGGCGGAGCGCCTACGGTCCCAACAGGAGTCAGACACGGACGGGTTCCTGTCCCAGTGGGCCAGCGGCCTGAACAGTTCCCTGGCGTCCAGGCGGGCGGAGATCAAGGAGAACGGCGGGAACTGGGAGTTCTGGGGACTCTACCGTAGGGCGGACGGGAAGCGGATCAGGGCCAAGATGATAGACGGGAAGTATGGCCTCTGTTGGGCCATCTGTGACGAACATTCCACCTTCACGGGTCAGTTCTTCTCCGTGGACGGGACGGGCTCCAAGAGGACCAAGCTGTGGAAGGCTGGCCTGGAAGAGCGGCGTGAAATGGCCCCGGCTTGGGCCAAGATGGACGGGAAGGGAACGGGCCTGTCAGGTCAGGCTTGGGTGTCCACCTACAGGATAGACGGCGGCTACCCCTTGGACGCGGTCAACCTGGACTCCCCCGTGGAGGACCCTGACCCCACGCCGGACCCATAGCCTTCCCCCAAGAAGGCCAAGAGGACGGAAGCGGAACTACGGCGGGACCTTTCCGCCATCATGAGGGGTCACAGAGTATGTCAGGACTGTGGCCAGGTCAGGCCCACGGCTGAAGTCCACGTCCCTGGACGTGGGATGGCTAGGGTCTGTCAGGACTGCTATGACGTGGCTGTCTATGAACTGACGGCCTAACCCCAACCCCCAGGACAGGAGGAAGGAACGATGGACAAGGAGAAGATCAAGGAGCTGTGTGACAAGGTGGAACACCTGACTGAATGGGCTGAAATAGGCGCGGCCTGGACAAGGGACCAGGCCACGTCAGAGTCCACGGAGAAGGACGCCAGGGTCAACCTGGAACTGGCCCACCAGGAGGAGAAGGAACTGTTGGACTTCCTGACGGGCCTGATCAAGGAGGAGGACACCAGGTCCCCGGAGATGGTGTCCCTGGATTGGATGTTTGACGCGGCGGAGGAACACCTTCTGGACGAAGACGGAGAAGTCACCTGTGAAGTGGAGGAACTACGGACCCACTACCAGGTAGTCCTGAACAACTTGAAGGAGCTGGCCCTTCTTCGTGAACGCTACCAGTCCTTGAAGATCAGGGCCTTCTCCGCCATGTATGGAACCTTCATTCCCGCCAGGGAGGACGGGCTGAACCACTACTTCCAGTCCATCACGGCGGAGCGGGAGGCCAAGGAAATGACGGAGGCCCTGGACGCCCTGGAACACCTGAACAAGGAGGCCAGGGAAGGGAACATAGCTGTCTACGATGGGGAAGAGAACTGTGAAGCCCTTCTTCAGGACATCAAGGACGCCTACAGGATCCTGTGGGACTTCATCACGGGCTCCAACACCAGGAACATTCAGAACCTTCCCAGGACGGTCACAGGACGGTTCACGGACTCCCCCAATTTCCAGGAGGTCCCCAAGACGGAGTCCACGGCGCGGCCCATCGTGAAGGCCCCTGGTCCCTCCCCCTACGCCCAGATCTTCCAGGTCATTGGGAACGTGGTTCCCCAGGAAGCGGCGGAAGCTGTGGACCTGGCCATCCGTCAGTATGACGGATCCTTCAGCGGGACTCCCCTGAAGGACCTAGTGATGAAGACCTGGGGAGCCCTGGACGGGGACGCCAGGATGGCCCATGACAGGCTGTCAGGCCACATCCAGACCAGCGCGGACCCAGACATCAGGGAGGACAGGCTGAAGGACCTGGTGACCCTGGTGGGCTCCCTGAACGCTGAAGAGAAGGCCAGCTACTCCGTGGCTGTGGACATGTTCCTGAAGGCCAGGATCATCTCCACGTTTGAACGGGCCTTTGACATCAACCATACGGAAGCGGCGGAGATCTTTGACAGGGTCCAGGACGGGGAGCCCTTGGAGGCCATCCTGGTGGACATCCTGACCGTGGCGGAACGCCATGACCCCAACCAGTTCAGGGCGGGGATCTTGGCCATCCTGAAGAAGGGACATGGGATCTCCAACGCCCAGAACAAGATTGGGGGTGATCCCAGTGATAAAGAGTGACATCCTGGACATGGTGGACAAGATGGTCCAGGCGGGCCAGCTACACACGGAAGTCCTGGAGGCCCTGGGACACCTGGCGGACGAACACACGGACCACATCCTGAAGGAGAAGCTGGACCACCAGGCGGCGGAACACGCCCGGCGCTGTGACCAGTTTGTTGACCAGATCGTTCAGACAGATCAGCGGTTCATGGACTTCCTGAAGATGGCCTACGCCATGGACGCGGACACGGCCAAGGAGACCCTGAAGCTGATCAAGCGGGGACTGTTCCCAAGCCAGATCCTACGGGACGCCCTGTCTGAAGGAGAACGCCAGAAGGCGGCCCTGGAACACGCGGGCCTGGGGGACGCCATGAAGGCGGCCGGGGATGTCTTCAGGGAGCTGGAAAGTGAGAAGCCCAAGCTGAAGGTCACCCTTCCTGACGGGTCCACGCGGGAGTCCGTCCCAGACAAACCCTGGGACCCTGACGGCTCCAGGCCAAACCACCAGCCCAAGTCTCCGTTCCCTCTGGTGGTGGATGTCAAGGTGGACCCAGAGAACGAAGAACACAGGGACTATGTGATGGGCCTGATCTGTGAACATCTCCCTGACGGCCAGCTACAGGTCAGATGTGACCTGGACCCGGACACGGAGGACCTGGCCTTCATCTGGAGGATTGAATGGTCCTTCCAGGAGAAGCGGACGGACGGGGAGATCCCTGTGACCCGTGGCGTGGCCCTGGAAATAGGCCACAAGGAAGGGACCCTGGTCAAGGATCTCCCTGGGGTAGCCATGGGACTGGCCAGGACCCTGAAGGCCAAGAGGAAGCGGGCCTATGGAGACATAGAAGCCCCCTGTCTGGAATGTGAAGGAGCCTACGCGGACGGAAACCCATGTCAAGACTGTGACGAAGGAGAAGGAAATGGCCATCAAGGATAGAGGAGAACTGGAAGAGCGCGGGATTGAAATTGATCTGTCAGGTCCCCAGGGGAACGGGTTTGTCCTGATTGGGTACGCCAGGAAATGGGCCAAACAGTTGGGGAAGGACGCGGACGCCATCACCAAGGACATGGAGTCAGGAGACTATGACCACCTGGTTGAAGTCCTGGAACGGGAGTTTGGGGACTACGTCACCATCTACAGGTAGGAGCCCAAGATGAAACACATCAGACTGGGAAGACCCCAGGTCTTCAACGTCCAGACAGGTGACGAAAGATGCTACTTCTGTGACAAGCCACCCACGGGGGCCTGTAGGAGCTGTGGAGCCCACGTCTGTGACGATCATGACGAACACCAGGGACAGGACGGGAAGCCCTGTCCCACGGGGAGCGTCCACGGAGCCCCGAAGGAGGACGCTGATGGCTAAGTTCACACGGCCACGGATCCATTGGGAGAAGTCAGGGGTGGAAGTGTGCTACTTTTGCCTGACTGAACTACCTGAACACGTCTGTCCACGATGTAGAGCCCACGTGTGTGACCTACACTGGAAGAAGCGGCCCAAGATGTGTTCCCAGTGTCACCTTGGACACTACCCTGACCAATACACCAAGGAAAGGCTTCTGAAGAACCTGGACACCCTGGTGGCGGTCACGGCCAAGACGTGGGCGGAACAGACCCCCAACTGGCAAACCATACAGAGGAAGGAACGGATCACGGATGTCAGGCTGATGGGGGAGGCCATCCGCCACTACATCCTGTCAAGTGAAAAATGTTCCCAGGAAGAGGCCCAGAAGCCCCCAGAAGAAGAGCGGAGCGGGGGAAGGATACTACGGAGCCCGAAGAACTGAAGAGTCTACATGAAGCCCACAGGTCCTCCTGTGGGGTTTGGGGTGGGGAGCCCGGAGGGGTCCGGGCTCCCCTTTTCTATGGGGGCGGGGGTCTTGACGCTGGTGGCGTGAAGTGGATAGGCTGTCAACATTGGCGGGAAGACTGGGCCTGGCGGGGACATACTACCTGTGGGGGGTAGTGAAGGAGGACAGGATGAAGAAGATCCTGACTCTGGCCCTGTTGGCTGTCTTGGTGTGGAGCCTTGGCGGCTGTTCAACCATTGGCCAGGCTATGGTCCAGAAGAGCATGAACGGCGCGGAGATAGCCAAAGCCTACTATGACCAAGGGAAGGACGGGAGGACCTACAACCCCGTCATCCTGGAGGCGGCGGAAGGGGAAACCATGTCCATCACCATCAACGGGTTGGCCAAGGTGGCCCTGACTACGCCACATGAACCCCTTAGCGTATACCCAAGGGATCCTTCCACCCTGGGCCAACTGTTGGACGGTCTGTGGAAGATAGGGACCGTCATTGGGTCCACCATCGTAGGGGAGAAGATGGTGGAAGGTCTGTCACGCGGGCCTACCATCGTGGAGCCCAAGGTGGTCACCGTCCCCAGATAGAAAAGAGGAGCCCCTGGGGACATGTGCGAAACCCCAGGGACTCTACCATGGCTGGCGTGATGGGAAAAGAAATGGAGCCTCATGTCAGAGCCCCTAAAGAAACCCATCACAGGACCTATGATACGCGGCCCCTGGGGCTCCTGTCAAGAGAAAAATGTTCCCTGTGTTTCTTCCTGGGGACCCCCGGGCGCGGCGTAGCCAGGCGAACAGGCCAACGGGGGTCCAGACCCCCGTGGTCTACGTCTGTTCCTACCGTGCTACTACTCCCAGAACGATTGAAGGTCAACTTCATCCTGTGGCTCCTGTTCCTGTGGGGTAGCTGTCTTCAGATCCGTCAGCCCATCGTTCCCATCACTACCGTCCGTCAAGTCTTCATTGTCAAGTGAAGAATGTTCTTGGTCACCTTGGTCACTCACCAGTCCTCCAGAGGTCATTTCAGAGCCAGCGCCAAGATGTGAACGGTATGAGTCTTCGTGAAGTCTCCGTGAAGCCTCCTGGGGAGACATCCCTGGAAGGACTGACATGGAAGGTAGGAGGCCCCGCTTGGCCTTCTCTATCAGGACGGCCACCTGGCCGGTCCCATCTGATAGGGTCAGGCTCCTCTTGACTTCCCCGCTGTCAGGGTCCAACAATTTCACCAGGTCCTTCAGCCTTTTGTGGACTTCCCCTACTAGAATGTCTGTTCTCTCTTCTGGAACCCCAGTGATAGCCTCCCTCAATAGGGCTTCTTCTATCCTGGCCAGATCCTTGGTAGCCAGGCCAGCCATGGCGGCCAGGGCGTCAAGGTGTGAGCCTATGACATGTCTGTCCAGTAGCCCCTGGTGTTTACAGTCATGGCCCTGGTCATAGTCTGGACACTTCCCCTTCAGAGGACACCTGTCACAGGTACGCTTCACAGCCCCACCAAATAGGCCACCCTCCAGTTGGATAGGCCCCATCTGTGTCCCTGGTGACCCACAGGTTCCGATAATATCAGTTATGTTAACTTTTCCAGGGACCCCTGACCCCACAGGGACCCCTTCCTGACCCCCTTCTGTCAAGGTCCCACATGACAGGGGGTCCCCAGGAGCCCCCTGGCTATGCTCTTCTCCATCTCCGTCCCGGATCTCGCTTATATCTAGCCCATTCGTCAAGTTATTACTTGACAAAGTCTCCTTCACAACATCTTGTGGCGCTCCATCTTGTGGTACATTCCCTTGTGGTACTACATCTTGTGGCCCTAGATCTTGTGGCCCCTCTGCTAATCGTCGAAGATCCGGGACGGGAGAATGCGGCGGGACAGGAGAAACAGCCCCAATATCTTGTAGCACTACATCTTGTGGTACTACATCTGGCCCCCTACCGCTTGTACCACTAGATCTTGTACTACTAGATGTGGTGGCGTCCAGAAAACGCTCCAAGAGGGACCGGCGGACAGGAGGCCCTTGGGGTTCTTCCTTATTGACCCCTGTTTTCACCTGGGGTCCTTCCTCTGTAGGGTCCAATGTATCCCTGGCTTTCCCCTTTGTATTCTGGGGAACTTCCTTCTCTGTGTTCTGTTCTTCCGCTTTGGCTGACCCTCCACCCCGCGCCCTGGGTTTCCCCGTTCCCTGTTCTTGTCTGGACTCCAGTTCCTCCATCCCCTTCTTGGCTCTGTCCAATGGATCGTCTGACTGGTCTTCCTTGTAGCCTGTCAGGGCCTTCATCATAGCTGTAGCCATGTCTGGACCCTTGGCTGGACCCTTCCCCGCCGCCTGGGGTTCCCCCTTCTCCGCCTTCTGACCCTGTACTGTGGGGACCTTCAGGAGCCTCTTCTTCTTGGCTCCCCCCTTTGTCCGCCGTGAAGTCCCATTTTCTGGGGTCTTTCCGCTGAAATCTTCGTTTTTGGGTGGGGGTGTTTCCGCTTTCAGCTTTCTTTTCTTGACAACAGGGGGTTCCCCACGCCCTGTCTTTTCCGCTGAATTCCGCTTCTTGGCCATGGTGGCCTCCTTCCTTGACATTCAGTGAAGAGCCCCTTCTGGAGCCCGCGCCGTTTCTTGACTACCCCTCCATCATAGACCAAAAAAGAAGGGCTGACCAGGGGAGGACAGGAGCCCCCAGTCAGCCCATGGACGGACCAGACAGGAATTGGTCCGCTATATGTTCAGGGTCCCTCCTTCAACCTTTTCTCCGGCGTCAATCATGGACTCCACGCCAAGGTTCAGGTCCTCCACGTCAAAGGGCTCCACCTTCTCCAAGGCGCTTTCTGGGATGGCCAGGTTTTCCTTGTGGGACAGGATGTAGACCTTCCCGTCATTATGGGTTCTGAAGGCCAGACAAGGGACGAAGGCCGCCCCCATGGGATCAGTCATGAAATGGATGACCCCATAGTAGGAAACCCGCCGTCCAGTCTCCTTCTCCCAGGAGCGTAGGAACTCCGCCGCCAGTTCCGTCACTGTGGCCGCGTCTTCATAGAAGCCGCCCAGTTCGTGGTCTGGATTGTTGTTCTTCGCCATTCTACGTCCAAAACACAGGTCAGGTTCAAGGCCGCCGAAGAAGGCTACCTTGACTTTCAGAGCGTACAAATACAGGGTCTTGATCATCATGTTCTCCAATTCAGGTTCCAGGTTTCAGTTCTTGGTCACAGTCCGCCGTGTGTCAACTCCTCCTTCCGCCAAACATCCAGACCAAGAACTGGGTGATCAGGGCCGTGAAGGCCACCATCAGGACCGCTTGTAGCCTCCAATCCATCCCTGACTCCTTCCTAGTCATCCTTCCTTGGTTTCGCCTTCGCTTCCTCCGGTCCTTCTTCTCTCCAGCGCCGCCACCATGTTCTGATCATGTCCAGGGCCAGGAGGACCAGGATGATGATCTTGATGATGATGGCCAGGAGAAGGTTCTTCACTGATCCAGCCCCTTGAACTTGGTGGGGGAGATCTCCAGGTCCAATTCTTCAGGGCTCTGTTCGTTCTTGGTGACCAGGATGGCCTCCAGGGCCTTCAGCCGTTCTTCATGATCGGAGATGACCTCTTCCGCCTTGGTCAGCCTGGCCACGTATTCCTTGGCCTTTTCCATCAAGGCCGCCTTCACTCCGTTCAACATGTCAGTCCCCTCTGTTCCGCTATGGCCTCCAGGACCATGATGGCGTCTTTGGCCGTCTGGGCCGGGGCTCTGTTGATGGGGGCCAGGAGGACGGACACAGACGCCCTTTTCACGGAGGGGTTCCCTTTGGGGGTCTTCCACCCGCTGATGGTGACGTAGATCTTGGGGACCTTCGTCTTGGGTGGGTCCAATTCGTGGAACTCCACCCTGTCATCCCCAAAATGGTCCATGATCCTGTTCTTGAAGATCCCTAGCCTGTCCATGTCCTACATTCTACCTTAATTTCACAGGGAACCTGACCGCTATGACCAGCCTGATGAAGGTTATGGCCGCCAGGGCCACCAGGAGAACCAGCTTCAGGTTGGGTCCCACATCCAAGGTGACGTTCATCATGTCTTCCTCTTTTCTAGCCTTCTTCTGACCCGCCTGGTCAGCCATTTCCTGGCCGCCGCCATGGAGATCAGGGCCTCCATCTTGGCCTTGGCTTCATTGGCCTCCGCTACCGTGGGGAACCTGTCAAACAGGGGAGGGATAGGCTTCATCCTCTTGGCCGCCTCTTCCAGGGCCTCCCAGGAAGGCTCCTCCAGATGGCCTCCAGCTTCACCCAAGATCCACCCCATGTCCTTGGTGTTCCACACATGGTCAGCCATTCATCATCCTCCCAAAGGAGTCCCTGACGATCCTGGCCGCTTCATAGGCCGCTTCCATGACTCCAGAGCATAGTGGGCCGTATCTGGGGTCATCTTCAGTCATCCCTTGGAGACAGGTGGCGTGAACCGCTATGTCCACTGACATCCCATATCCTTCCCCATCCGTTTCAGGATAGCCCACGGAGACCTTGACCTTGGCCTTGTCCCGAAGAACCCGCCCCCCACACAGGGGACAGTTCAGGATAGACCCGGCCAGGGCCTCCGCTTCTTCCATGATGATCTGGGGATCCCTGGGGGTGACTTCTGGGAAATCCTGGCTTTCCATCTTCACCTGTTGTCCCTCCTCCAGTCACAGTGAAGATAGTGTGACAGTTGGTCCAGTTTGTTGTGTAGCTCCTCTACACTGACCGCCAGCTCCGCCAGAGCCTCCCTGTCAGACAGGGGATCCTGTAGCCTACGGATCCAGTCCTTCTTGATGGCTTCCCGCTGTTCGTCCGTGAAGATACGCCTTCCTGGCTGACCATATCTAGGGTGAATTGGAAGCGTGACCACCCCGTTGGTCCAGTTCTGTCCTGTGAATTGGTGTTTCCTCAGTTTCTCCGCCTGGTCCGTTTCCGCCATCCGTTTCCTCCTCTTCTTCTATCCATTCCTGTTCACGCCACTTCCCATCAGGCCCCTTTTCATACCAGACCCCTTCCACCCAGATCATGGATGGGCCAGGGCCAGGGGATGGCTTGGTCAACTCTTCCACCATGTCCTTCAACATGTCCGTGGTGATCCCTTCAGCCTCCAGGTCCTCCTGGGTCATCTGTTTCACGTCAATCCTGTGTTCCTTCCCTTCGTGTTCAAAGGTGAAGAAGGAATGATGGCCGTGGGACCCTATCTTCTTCATGACTTCTCCCTGGCCTTCTTGTAGTCCTTGTAGGAGTCCCAGGAGGCTTGAATTGGGGCCTCTGGTTTCAGCCCCCTGTCCATAGGGAGACATCCCAAAATGGGGACAGGAACGGGCTTGGAAGTAGGCCAGAAACAGACCATGGCCACGGGGACCGTGTTCTTGACCTCCATGTAGCCAGGGTCATAGTCATAGCCTGACCCTGTGGACATGTGGCTGAAGCCTTCCTGGAGCCACCTGACCCCACAGAACCAGCCCACCCTGGGACGATACTTCCCGCCCCATCCCTTCAGATCTACCTGTTCCCAGGTGACCCTGTGACCCCGTTTCCCGGAGTCCCAGACCTGTTTCCTCTTCAGGATGAACTCCACCTTGACCTTCCGCCCCATGAACGGAAGTAGCGCCTTCAGATCAATCTTCATCTGTCCTGTCCTCCTTGAAGGCCCGTCTCCCGTGTTCTTGGGCTCCCCACCTACAACCGGCCCAGGACTCCCTTGGGTTCTGAACGTAGATCCCACAGGTCTCCCAGGACCCACATTCACATGGGGGCTCCTTCAGGGGTTTCTGGTAGCCTCCGTCAGCGTGATAGTAGCAGGGCCGCCGGGGGAATAGGACCACGCCAAAGGTGGAACTTCCAATGGTCCCTGACTCCAGGTGGGCCTTCAGGTCTATGTCCCTGGCGTCAATCCAGACAGCCTTGGCCTTCTTCAGCCTGACCCTGGCTATGGCCAGGGCTTCATCCAGGTCATTGGTGACCCCCTGGTCCATGATGTCATTAGCCAGTTCATGTTCCTGGAACGTCATAGACCGCCCGCTTCTGACCACCTTGATGGATCCAGCTTGTCCTGAAGCCTCTTGATCAGGTCCTTGACCTCCGCCCTGGCTTCAGGAGTCCTGACGCTGTCCAGGGCCTCCACAGCCTCCTGAAGGGTACAGACAGAACAGACCATGAAGCATTCATGGCCAACTATGTGTTCTTCACAGGTTGGCCTCCCACAGCGCCCTTCACAGTTTCCGTCTCCGTAGCCTTCGCCTTCCTTCCCACAGATCCAACAGGTGACCTTCTTCATGTCCCGTGTTTCCCTTCTTCCTCCGCCATCCACTTCTGTTCCTGGTAGTAGTCATTGACCGCCTGACAGATGTCCTCTTCTGGGCCAAGAGTCAGGAACAGCTCTTCATCCATCAGAGCCCGCTGACAGTTGGCCTTCTCTGGACATCCTGGCCTACAGGATTTCATGGCCTCCTTGACAGCCGCCTCCATCTCCACTCTGTTCACTTCTTCCCTCCGTGGGTGTTCTTGGGGAACGGGATGATCCACAGCCAGCCGTTTGGGGCCTTGTGGCGTCTGTTCTTCCAAGCCTTGATCATGTCTTGGGCCGTCTTTGCCAGGGCGTCTTGGTCCTTGGTGTCCCAGGCCGCCCTGTAGCTGTCCAAGAGCGCCTTGAACTTGGGGTCCCAGGTAGTAGCCCACATGAAATGTATTTCCCCGTATAGGGGACCGTTGAAACACAGTTCCCCACGTTCCTGGTGAATACACTTCTCTATGTGGTCCCTGTTGACGCCCTGGCAAGGAACAAACCGCATATCAGGCCCCCGCCTCCTTCTTCTTCTTCCGCCTCTTGTTCTCCATGGATTTCTTGTAGCTGGCCTCCAACTCCGCCAACATCTGTCCTTCCATCCTTGCTCTGGTTTCTTCGTCAGGCCACTGGACGGGGGGCCAGTCCTCTTCCTCCAACTGTTTCTTGAACTGTTCTATCCCTGACTTGATGAATAGCCGCCCCATTTCACCCTGGTAGAGCGTTCTGGGAAAGTCTCCTTCATCCAGGTAGGCTTGGAGGATGTTGAAGTCCAGCATATCAGAGACCCCTACCCTGGCCGTGATAGTACAGAACTCCGTGGGGGCCTTTTCTGATGTGTCCACGGGAAACCCGTTGACGTGGCCAGGTCTAGGTGGGGCCTCCTTCGTCTCCTTGGGCCGCCTGGGAAGCAAGGATACAGGGTTCTCCTCCAGCGTGGTGATCCTGGCTTCCAGCCTGTTCAGGGCTCCAAGGATCTGGGCCAGGGCTCCTTCTTCTTGTTCTCCTGGATCGTCCAGTTCGTCCTCCTGTGTGTCAAGGTCCCCGTGTTCGTGTTCCATCGTGTTCTCCTTTCGTGGTTTCAGTGTGTCCATGAACCTATCAAAGGCCGCTTCTAGGTCTTCTTCTTCGTTCTGTTCGTCAAAGAAGACCTGTCTGAACCTGTCTATCATGTCATCTTCCACCATATACAAGGTCCTGTCCCCGTCATATTCCACGGAAATGAAGCCGCGTTCCTTGTTCAATTCTTCGTAGGGAATGGCTTCTGTTCTCTCCAGGAAGTCCCCGTAGGCCAGCTCATACTTCATGATCTCCTTGATGACCGCGTCAGACCCCAGACGGGTCAAGGTCATGTCTGGGATCCACCTGGCTATGGCCCTGAAGATCTTGTGACAGTGAATAGGGATCCGGATGGACAAGGATGTGTGTGTTCTTGGCATTGTATAGGCTCCTTTCGTGTGTTCGTGTTTTCGTGTCAGGGAGTCATAGCCTGGGCCTTGTCCCTCCACTTCTTGGCTTCGTCTTCCCTGAAGAAATTGTAGTCTTCGTCTGGATCCAAGGTCAGGACAGCCACCACCAGCTTGGCCAAACAGGACGGACACAGCCCCATGGGATGGTGTCTGTCCTGGATGTTCCAGTGTGCCACTGGATGGTAGGAACAGTGTTCTCTACAGACAGCCGTGTAGCAGACCTGACAGGCCCGGATGGCCTTCTGGTTACAGTAGACCGTGGGAGACCCTATGGAAGGCTTTCTGGCGTATTGACAGTTGGTCCCGCCGCTGTTGACCATCTGGCTCTTCACCATCCAGGGCTCCAACTGGCCTTCCCCAAGACGGACGGAGCCTGGCCTGGGTTGGGGTGACAGCTCCATGGTGGACATCCTGGTCAGGGCCGCTATCCGCTGGATCTGGCTGTTGAACTCCCTGGTGGTCCTGGCCGCCTCTACCAGAGCGCCAGTCATGGTCTTTCCAATCTCCACCAGACCACCACCCTTCTTCTTCATGTTGGCCCTTCCTCCTCTGATGATCCCATTCCTGGCCCGCGCCATTTTAGCCCCTTAGATATGGATAGATCTTCTCCAGCCTGGACATGGCCTCCTGGGCCACCTGGAACTCCCTGGCCTCCTTCTCCGCCTTCTTGGTCCAGGCCCCTATCTCCTCCATGACCCTCTTGTCCAAGACCCCTTCAATGGCCCTGATCAAGATCAGCCGCCAGAACTCCTTCAACCAACAGTCCCTACAGACGATCCACCAGAGCGTGATTTCAGGATCCATGACCTGGTAGGCCGGGTGTTCAACCTTGTGGAAGGACATCATCTGGCAGAATTCACAGACTGGCTTCTGACAGGTCACACAAAGCTTGAAGGACCTGGCCTTCCCACAGCCCTGACACAGACCACGATCCTGGCCGCCCAGAACGGAGTCCATAGCGTAGACTCCGTTCTTGGGCTTGATGGCGTTCTTGGACAGGAAGTAGATGGCGTCCTTGATCTCCTTGGCCAACAGGTTGGCGTTGGACTTCCCCGCCTGTCTGGGGGCCAGGGTCTTGAACGTCACTGGCTTGTGGCCAGGGCCGTGGATCTGGATGGTGATGGGATCCTTGGGGCTCACAAGGAAACGTCCTTCAGCTTACCTTCACAGGCCGGACACAGGCCATCTTCTTCCACACAGTCTTCACAGAAGAACATCCGACAGGACAAACACAGGAAATGATAGTCATCTACCCCACAGGTGAAACAGGGAAGATGTGGTCTTTCCCCCGTGTCCATCATCTCTTCCAGCTCTTCATCCTCCAGCGTGTCAGCCAGGGCGTCAGGATCTACCCATTCATCTTCATAGGAGGAGTCATCATCATAGAACTCTTCCATGTCAGTCCCTTTCACTGACTTCCAGGGCGTGGTCCTTCCGCCACGCCAAGTCAGCCTCCACTTCTTCCAGTTTCCGCTTCAGCTCCTTGATCTCCAGCTTCAGCTCCCCGTTGACCCGCTCCTGGTGATGTAGGGCTGACTCCAGCTCTTGGATCCGCCGGGCCTGTTGTTTGGTCCCGCCGTCCCCTCCCAGGAAGTCAAAGGTGGCCTTCTTCAGGTCCTTGATCTGGCCTACCACCAACTGGCCGCTGGACGCCAGGTCTTCCGCCTGGTCCCAGAGGACATCCAGGTGGCCGTCATTGATGGCTTCATCCATCATCTTCATCTTCCTCCTCTGGATCCTCCCCCAATTCCTCCTCCAGTTCTGCCACTTTGGCCACCAGCTCCCCGGAGACCTTCTCCAGCTCTGAAGCCCTGGCGTCCGCTTCGTTGGCCTTGGTGACCTGTTGTTCAAGGGCTCCCTCCAGGTTCTCTACCCTTTCCTTCAGGGTCTTGTTCTCTTCCATGACCTTCTCCAGGGCCTCCTGGCCTTCCTCCAGCTTGGCCGTCAGGTCCACGATCTGGTCAGACTGGGCCTTGGTTCCGCCGTCTCCGCCAAGGAACTCCACAGTCTCCGCTTTCAGGGCTCCCAATTCAGCCGCCACGGAAGCCCCGCCTCCCTTGGCTACCTTCTTCACGATGGCCGCCCACTTCCCTTCCAGTGTTGCGTCAGTGATCTCTACCATTTCCTTCTCCTTTCATGGGTCTCCTACGGACGTTCAATGTCCATCCCACCATAGCCGTCAGGCTTGATGATCTGGACGGTTCTTCCTTCCTGGGTGATGTGAACCGTCTTTCCCTTGGCCACTTCCCGCCGGACTCTGGCCATGATGTCCATCATGGGGTCACCAGCGTCCTTCAGGCCCTTCAATAGCTCTGTGTCTGGTAGTTTGTACTGTTCCAGCTCTGGCGTCCCCTGGGGGCCGTCAGGGGGCTCTGGTGGCGTTTCTCCAAGGGCCAGGGCCTCCAGCCGCTTCTTCTCCTCTTCTTCCTTCCTGAAGATCTCCAGAAGCGTCTTGTCCCGCTCCTTGGCCATGTGTTGTCCCAGTTCCGCCGCCTTGTTCAGAAGGTCAGCCTCTTCTGGTGTGACCGTCCGCCCACCAGGGAACAGGGGAAGCCTCTTCAGCCCGCCAGCCCCGTCCTGTTGGATGGGGATTGACATCTGTTTGATCATGTTGGCCATGGCCGTCTGTTTCAGGACCTCCATGATCATGTCATTCAATTCCTGAAGGTCCTGGCTGGTCTGGATGGCCGCCCTGGCCGTCTGGATCGTGGACAACATCTGAAGGACTTCAATGGACAGCTCCTCCCCGTCCAGAAGCCCCTTCAGTTGGAGCATGAAACAGTCAGGACAGACCCTAGCTTCCCATTCATTGGGCTGACGGTAGCTCACCAAGGAGCCAAAGGAGCAATCATGACAGAAGGACTGAAGACAGCCAGGACAGACTTCACCGTAGGCCCATTCACGGTCCATAGGGCTGGTTCCCGCTACCTGAATGACTCCGCCCTTCCTCTTGTCTACGCTGAACCCACAGCTCCTACAATGGGCCGCCTTCTTCGTCTGTCTCCACTTCTCTTCTGGGGTTTGGACGTTGGCCGCTGTCCCATTCATCCCAGGGTCCTCCTTAGTATCCCCGTGTCCTTGGGTTCACTCCTGGCCAGCTTCCGCTGGATCCGAACAAACCAGCCATTCAGGGCTGACAGGGCGTCAGGGTCTCCGTTCAGGGCCAACATGACCTCCCCGCACCAACAGGAGGAACAAATATACTGACTAGACCACAGGGAATTCATCCTGTGGGCCGGACACACCTTCTTCCCACAGGCTCCACAGGATGTCATGTCTGACTGTCTGAACTCCCCGCAAACTACACAGCCTCCCCAAGGATCTCCCCTGGTAGCCGTGGCCGTGTAGCGCGTAGATGGTCCGCGTGGTGTTCGTGTTCTCATTTGAACCGCTCCAGATCCGTGAAGTAGGTGTAGGTGACCAAGGGCTCCCCTGTGGCCCAGTCCACGCCCTGGGTGACTGTGACCTCCGCTATTTCTCCCTTCAGGATGGAGACCACTTCTTCCACCAGACAGGCTTGACACTGGGAGTGAATGATGTCAACCATGGGCCTGAAGAGAACTGGCCCCCTGTGTTCAGGACAGGTCAGCTTCCCACAGAAGTCACAGGTCATCATCAGTGACTTGGGTTCGTCAGGGCCTTTCCGGCCGTAGCCCACGCCACAGAAGTCACAGGGGTAGTTCTTCTGAACCATTTCCGCCTTGGCCAGGACCTTCTGTAGGCCCGTGGCTCTTCTTGGCCTAACTGGTGACATTGGCCTGTCTTTTCATCTTGTTCAACATTTGTCTGGTCAGCGTGTAGCTTCTAGCCTGGACCATCTCTTCTCCCGTGATCTCCACAGACCCGTTCATCAGAATGACCTTGATCTCCAAGACCAAACAGTCAGGACAGATCCTCTTCATGACGCTGAACTGGGCCAGAGACGGGGCCACGTGGCTCCCACAGACTACCCTATGACACCTGGGACAGTTGGCCGTCCTGGGGTTCTTGTAGTAAACGTCAGCCCCACAGAAACAACAGGAGCCCTTCCCTGGGCCTGGTGGGTTCTGTAGCTGTGTCTTTAGGTTCTGGAGCCGTGGTGTCATCATAGCCGCGTCCGTGACGTGGTAGTCCGCCGTCATCATGATGGGGGTGTTGATCGTGTCTCCTGTAGCCAAGATCCTGGACGCCAGCTCCCGGACCTCCGCCTGGGCCTCTTCAGCTTCCTGTTTGGCCTTGGCCTCCCTTCTGTCTTCAAAGGCCCTTCCTGACAGGACCTTCCAAACACTATTCAGCCACTTGATGTCCATGGTTCGCCAATACCTTGACCAGCTCCTTGATGTCCTGGATGGCCCTGAAGCGTTCATCAGCCTGGGTCCTGGTCTCCACGCCCTGGGCTCTGGCTGTCTCCAGCTCCTTGGTCAGGTAGCCTATTCTGTCCTTCAGCTCCCGCTTCTCCCTGGCGTTGTTCTCCGCCTGGGACTTCAGCGTGTCAATCTGGACTTCCTTTTCATGGGCCACGTTGACCATCTGTTGTTCTGTCTTCTTGGCCTGGTCCTCCACCTTCTCCAGATCCTTGATCCTGGCCCTGTAGCGTTCGTTCTCCTCCACAATGGACTCCAACTGGGCCTTGGTGGAGTCCAACTGATCCTGGACCGCTTTTCTGGTCTCCTCCGCCCTGATGGCCCGCTGGTCCAGTTCAAACTTCGTCTGTTCATCCTTCGTCTTTGGTTTCTCTGACTCCATAGCCCGCCTCCGCCAAGATCTCCGTCCTGACTTCTTCGTCAGGTTCCGTGAACGCCCTGGTCAGCTCCAGAAGCCTGGGGTCAGCGTCCTTGTCAAGAGCCTGAAGGAAGACCTCCATGACGTACTGACCAAACCTGTCCCCTTCCGCTTCGTCCGTGATCCCCAGGAAGACAGCGCCAAGGGAGGCCGCGCCGAAGATACACCCTACCTTCATCAGGGCGTCCGCCTTGGTACTGACCCCCGTGGTGTTGATCACGTCAGCAAAATTGACCACATGGATCTCTATGGCCTCTATGACCCTTTCCTTCCACTCTTCCCCCTCCCTGATGTCCACAGGGATGGGCCTGGTCTGGGCCTTCTTCTTCGTGGCTTTCTTCGTGGCCTTCTTCGTGGGGGGCTTGGCCGGTCCGTTGACTTTTCCCGCTGTCTTCCGCCTGGGGGCTTTCTTCGCCATGACTGTTCCTTTCAGTTGGGTGGTCCCGTTGGGATCGTGATGGGGACAGGGATCAGATCACTGACCGTGTGTCCCGTCAGCCTCTTGACCTGGCTTTCCACAGCCCGCTCCAGGTGGACCTCCGCTTCCTCTGGAGTCTCCGCCATGTAGGCCCTGGAGTAGTGGACCAGGGGTTCATGTTTCACTGGGTCAAGGTGTTCCAGGAAGATCCTGTAGGCGAACAGAACCAGCCCGTCCAGCTCCTCCGCCGTCTTCAGGTCCAATCTGAAGGCCATGAACTTGACCACGCCCATCAGTTGGCCGGAGACCCTTGGGTAGTCCAGGGGAGCGTCTATCCCGTTCAGGGCCGTGGCCTCCATCTTCGCAAAGTCCGCCAACATCTGAAGAAGGATCTCCTTCAGGGCCTTCCGCGTGGCTTCCTTGTCCTGGTCTTTCATACTGAACATCCTGTCCTCCTTTTCAGTTCAGGCTTGGCTCCAAGACCCGCCTGATGATCTCTTGTGTGACTTTCTGTGTGGGCTCTGATGGCTTGGGGTAGTCCGTCTGTTCTTTGATGGCTCCAGCTTCGTTCATCAGATACCAGATAGCGTCCTGGATGGCTATCTGGCTGTCCTTTGGGTTTCCCTTGAACATGGAGTCAGCGTATTGAAACAGGATGGGGACCAGCTCATGAACAGGGGGTCCCTCCCCCGCGTAGCCGTCACAGGCCACCCTGACCAAGTCTCCAGGGTCACCGTTCTTCTGGTCTGACTGGTCCTCCTTCCACCTGATGAAGGCCAGGAAGATGGCCGCGCCAATAAGCGTCCCAACTTCGTAGAACCAGGTGGCGGGGTGGACAGACTCCCCTGGCCCCGCGCTGTCTACATACTGGTGGTGGCTCTTGGCGACAGCCGCGCCAAAATTCTCCAGCTCTTGGGTCAAGTATTCAATCATGGTCATCTTCCCGTTCCTCCGCCAAACAGTTCAGACAGATCAGCTTTCCGTCCGTTGGAGCGTGGCCGCCCCTGGGTTCCTTCCTGAAGAGCGCGTTGAACCGTAGCGCCCGTCCGTTGGGAAGCTTCACCTTCAGGGCCTTCTCTGTCCCATCGTATCCGCAAACACTACAGGCCCCGCCCAACATGTCCACCAGCGCCATCCATCTCCTGGTCTTGGCGTCCTTGATGGACTTGACATGACAGGACCTACATTCAGAGAAGAACCGTTTTCCCCTCTTGAACAGTTGGAGCGCCTTGGTCTCCCCACAGACAGCGCATACTCTGACCGTTTCCCCCATTCTGGGGTCCTTCTCCCCTCTGACGTTGGGGGAGTAGGGTTTACAGTCAAAACAGACCTTCCTTGGGTAGCCTACCAGGTCAAACTCCTGGCCACAGCGTTCACAGACGCCCTTCTTCTTCATCTAGTCCTCCTCTACCATCTCTGGCTCCTGGTCCTCCTCTTCATCGTCATCCTCTTCCAGGGGGACGTAGGCCGTCTCCACCCTGGAGTCAGACGGAAGGAACCAGACACCTGGGTAGTCCTGGCTGTGTGTGATGTCCTCCGGAAGACACCCAAAGACCAACAGGATCTTCTCCTTGGGCTCCAGCTCTACCGCTTCACCGTCCTGGTTCACAAACAGCTCCCCAACTTCCAGTTCCACCTTCCTGGGCTGTGGCCGCTGGAAGAGAACCGCTATCATGACCATGATCAGGACGATCCCCAGGACCGCTATGGCCACTACCGCCGGGGTCAGGGCTCCGTTGATGACCTCCATCAGTTCCATCCGTTTCTCCTTCCGTGTGTTGGGCCGTGGCCCGTGTCAGTGTTTGCGTGTGAAGTCAATGTGTATCAGCCATCCTGTGAAAACCGCCAGCGCCAGTAGCGCCAGAATTAGGGGTAGATCTCCAAGGTTGAACATAATGACCCTGGGGGGAATTGAACCCTCCGCCGCTGGTGTGAAAGACCAGTGTCCTGACCATTAGACCACAGGGCCGCCGCTTCATATTCTAGCTCCTGACCTCTACATCCACAAAGGATCCAGGAGTCCCGCCAAACCAGACAGCCCCTTCTTCTATACAGGGGGAATAGATCATGAACTTCCGCCGCTTTTCATCGTAGGTGAAAACCTGGACCCGTCCGTCAGCCGCCTGTTCCCAGACGCCCACGTCTCCCGCCAGATCGTTCACTTCCCTGACAGCCGTGGAGCCGTCATGGTAGACCAGTAGGAACCATGTTTCTCCCATAGCCTTCTCCTTCTCTGGTTGGCCCCCTTCAAACCAGTCAATCCAAGACTGGTCCCCGGAGTCCGCCGCTTCCAGACGCCGTAGCTCCCCCGTCAGAACCATGACCTGGGCCGTGGTCCCCCCAATATCAGCCTGGACCTGGGCCATCTCCCGTTCCAGCTTGGCTTCAGCTTCCTTGATCTCCGCCCTGGAAACCGCCAGGGAACCCAACTTCTCCTCCAGGCCAGCCGCCGTCAGCCGCTTGGCCAGGATTTCATCTTCAACTTCCCTGATCCGCTCCCTGATGTCCGTCCTGTCCTTTGTCATGTTTCCTGTCCTTCACCCTGGGGGTCCTGTAGTCCCCTGGGTAGATCTTGCCCTGTGTGTCTCTGGCCACCATGGTCAGGAAGATCAGGGCCAGGAGCCCGAAGGCTCCAAGCCCCAATCCGACCTTGACCAATATGATGATCCAGTTAGCCATTATCTAGCGTTGATCTCCAGGTCCTTCTTCTTGTTCACGTCCTGAATGGGCTTCAGATGGAAGGGGAATTCTCCGCCCGCCAACATCCGCGCCAGCCACCTGTATTCCTGAATGACCCTTTCAGCCGCCGTCTTCTGGGCCTCCAGGATCTTGGCGTTCTGGTTCTCTGACTTCAGAACATTCATGACCGCCTGGTTGGCTTCCATAGCCTTGTCCGCGCCGTCTTCCAGCGCGTCCACCTGGCTCTTCAGGTCTTCAATCTCCTGAAGTAGGTCCGCCTTCGTCCGCCTGTCCTTGTTCGCCATCTTTGTCCTCCATGTGTTGGGCCGCCTCCGCCATCTTGGCCAACCTGGCCATCCAGAGACGGGCCTTCGTTTCATCGTGGAACTCCACTGTCCGTTCAGCCTTGTCTATGGGGTCCTTCCCGTGAAGGACCCTGGCTGTGAACTGGAGTCTATACGTCTTCTTGGGGTTCTCCTCCATCCGTCAGCTCCTCCTGACTCTGGGCCGTGGCCGCCCCTTGGAAGTCATCCTGAAGGGGTCCCTCCACCCTGGCGTTGGCCTTTGGAACCTCCGTGGGCTCCCCCAACTCCGCGTCCTTGTCCAGCCATTCCTGGATCACGCCAATGATGAACTCCAGGATGTCCTTCAGGACTTCAATGTCCAGAACGTCCCCGATAGACAGGGACAACATCTTGGCTTCCAATGGCGTAGCGTTGGGAAGGTCCCGAACGTCCACAGAGATGTGGCCAGCGTCCGCTGGTAGCGTGACGTTCAGTTGAAGGTTCTTGGTGGGGGACTCCGCCATGATCTGGGCTTTGATAGGGCCGCCTCTTCCAACAGCCTCAAATTCAAAGACCACATCCCGGCCGCCAACAGTCCGCTTGAATGATACCAGTTCCGCCATGTTCCATCCTTTCCGTGTAGGGTTTCAGTGACTTGGACTATGTGTTCAGAACTCTATTCTGTTTCCTGGTGTGGATCCAGTTCTTTCAGCGCCTCCTGGAGTATGTCACTAATTTCTGGGTTTGGGACCTTCTCTCCGTTGAAGTCAATCCCATAGTCATCCCAGATCGTTCCGGCCACCCACGAAGCCTTGACCTCTTCAACCGTTGGTAGCGCCAAGACAGCCCCTTTCAGTTCTCTGGTCTACAGGTAGATCACATCTTTCATCATACCTCTTGACCTTGACGAAGGGAAGACAGGATGGGTCCGTCCACGCCAGGACTTCTTGGATGTGTTGGTGGCGTGTGGGGACGTTGGCGTTGACCTTCGCCACACAGAGCCCTTCAGCCGTCCTACATCCAGCGCGTTCACACATCATCCTACTCCTTGGGTGGTTTCAACAGCCGCCTCCGCGTTGGGGGCTTCTCCTTCTTAGCCTTCAACATCTGAGCCCTTGAAATGGTCCTGGAGAACTTCTTGGGTGGGGTCACTTCAGGGGCCTGGTCTACGGGTATTCCAAACAGGTCATCCAGTGAGATCTCCAGGGCGTCCGCTATCCGGAGCGCCGTGTGGATGTTCATCAGGGACCCAGTCTTCATTCCCTTGGTGATGGCTTCGTAGCTGACGCCCGCTATCCTGGCCAGGTCCACCTTCTTCCTGATCCCCACGTCCAACATGGCCTCTTCCAGCCTGTTGGTGTAGCGTCCGTTCAGTTCCGCCCTGATCTCCTTGAAGCTTGGTGTGTCAGCCATGAATGTTCCTTCAGTATATTTTTTCGTGTTATGTCACTACTATAGCCCGTCCGCCGGTTCTTGTCAAGTGAAAACACAACATTAGGGTCACTTTTTTCACATTTTTCTGGCTACCAGGACCAGCTCTGTGGGGTAGGCTGTCTTGACTCCTGGCCCCGCCTTGGAGAACCGCCCTGTCTTGGGATCCCTGGTTGACGGGAGAAGCTTGGAAGGGATCTCCCGCTTGAAGACCTTGTGAAGGTTGAACTTCAGGTCCTCCAACATCTCACAGAAGACCCCTCCGTTCTCTATGGGGACTCCCTTCAACTGGGTGTCCCCTATCACTATGACCATGTAGCCGCCCTTGGCCAGGACCCGCTTCATCTCCCCCCACGTCCGCTCCATGTCCGCGTAGTAGGCGTTCACAGCGCCCGCCGTCTTGACTGACTTCTCCTTCAACCTGGCCACTGTCTGGAGCGCCAGTTGGCTGGTGGGCTTCTCATGAAACCCCGCCCGACAGTTGGACCCAATGTAGAAGGACTTGACCTTGGCGTCCACGCCGCCCAGGTTCAGCCAGCCAATGGACAGTTGGTGGATTGACAGGTATTCGTAGGACGTACAGTAGGGAGGAGATGTGACGATCATTCCCGCCTTCCCCGCCCCAAGCTTGGTCAGCCAGGGGTGTCTTGGGATCGTCTGATAGGGAATGTGGCTCCGCCGAAGGATCAGAGGGACAGCGTCCCAGTAGGCCGCGTTCCCGTCCGCCATGACATCCAGGTGGGCCAGGAACAGCTCTTCAGCGTTCCGTGGCTTCTTGTCCTTCTGTTTCTGTGGCTTGGTGGACTGATCATTCCACCAGGACGATGGCTTCAGGATGTGGCTGAAGGCCACCTTCAGGAACATCTGGATCTCCGGATCCTGGACCGCCATGATGTGACCCAGGATGTGGCCTAGCCTGTAGATGTTCTCTTGGGGAAACCACTTCAGGATCAGATCTTCATGGACCTCTGGGATAATGGGGGACGGGGACGGACTCCCCACAAGTCCTCTGACAGACTTCAACCTATGTTCCAGTTTTTCAGGATCTATTGGCCGCGCCTTGACTTCCGTGATCAGCGTGGCCAAGGGGTTGATGTCCGCCCCCGCCGCCCTATGGCCCCGGAGGAGACTACAGACCAAGGTGGTTCCAGACCCACAGAATGGGTCCAGAACAAGGGCCTCCTGACTTGGCCCGTAGTCTTCCAGGGCTTTGTCCACCAGTTGGGGAATGAACTTGGCCGGGTATCTATGATAGCCGTGGGTGTAGGCCGCCCGCTCCGCCCTTGACACGTCCGCAAAGGACCAGTCAGGATCCACGAAGGCCCGGGCCGCCAGGTCAGAATAAAAGGCCGCCTTATTCCCCATTGGTGTCTCCACGTGTTGGTGTTGGCCCTGTCCCTTCCAGCTCCGCCGGATAGGTGATGTCATCCAGCTCTTCATCCAGAAGGTCCTGGGCCGTGTATTGGTCTTTGATCTGGATTTCACAGCCTCCGCCCTTGACCGCGTTGACCAAGAGCGCCGTGGACAGTTGGACCTGGTCCCAGGGCTCCAGCTCCCAGGGGAGTAGGATCTGGGTGTGTAGGGCCTTCCTGGCCGCGTATTTCGTCCCACAATAGAACCCCATGGAGAAGATGGCCACCAGCGTCAGCGTGATGGCCACCCCTAGCCACAGCCCTGGGGGCCGCCTGTCCTCTGTCATCCTGTCCTCCTTCAGTTTCTCCGTTTTTGGATGTAGTCTTCCACGTCTTCTTGTGACACCCGGAGGGACTTCTGGCCTATGCGGAAGGAAGGGATGTCCCCCCGCTGGACCATTCTGTAGACGGTCATCCTGTGGACTCCCATCTGGTCCGCCGCCTCCTTCAGCTTTATCAGCTTGGGTCCTTTGGGTTCGTTTTCCATGGTAGCCTTCCTATACCGTCACAGCTTCCTGTAGCTGTTTTGTATCTTCAAAGGTCAGCGTCCTCCGGAACTCATTTGTGGGCGTGACCACGTCAGGTCCCGTGAACCTGTAGACCTGGTCCGTGTCAACGTCCACGAAGTAACAGCGTTCCGCCGTCCAGGACCCTGGGTTCATCATCCTCTGACCCTGGGGGAACACGAAGTCCCAGACATCATGTGTGTGGCCGCAGATGTAACCAAAGTAGTCCTGGTTGAACTTGTCCATGGCCACCTTGGCGTAGTGTTTCCACCCTAGCCGCTTCCCTTCAGGGAAGACCTTGTCCACCATCCAGTTGGCCACCTGGACAGCCCGTTGGTCCAACTGTGGGAACAGCTTTTCCAAAGTCACCGCCGTAGCCAAGAACGTCTGGGCCGCCTTCAGGCCCTTGGGGGAGGAGACATCAAAGACGCCTCCTTCCCCCCAAACTGGGTCCTGTTCGTGGCCGTGTTCCCTCCACCATCTCCGCCCCTGGGAGTCAATGAACTCCCCTGGTTTGAAGATGTCCCAGGTGAACATGTGGTTCAGGTAGGTGATCCCATAGTCATGGTTCCCCGGTATGAATTGGATGTCCTGGGTGGACAGGCGTGAAAAGGTCTCTTCATAGACCTGTAGCGTCTTGACGTAGGTGTGGGGGTAAAGGTCAAATGTGTCCCCCAAAAGGGACAGCGTGTGTTCATCACCATGAACATAGAACCACTGACAGAATTCCAGGGCCACGGGGTTCTGGTCATTGGCCCGCTTGAAGCCCTGGAAATGAAAGTCAGCGCCGTGAATGTTCATGTGTTCTCCTTAGCTGTTGAAAGTGAAGGTCCCCAGTTGGATCTCCGGGGAAGCCCCCGTGTCTCCGCGTTGGTTCCACTTCCAGACCTTGACCTTCAGCGTTCCGCCTTCCTTGTAGACGATACAGGGGAAGGCCGTTCCTCTGTTGTTCGTGGCCCGCCACTTGATGTAGACGTTCCAGGAACCAGCGTGGGGTAGGGGAGCCCAGACGAACCCGCGCCTGGTCCCGTCCGCGCCAGTTTCCTTCTCTGGGTAGCCCGTGGCGTACAGATAGGGCTTGGCGTTGGGGTTCCCGTGGTCATCCGCCCGCGTCCAGTTCCTAGCGTCCCCAGGACAGTCACAGTAGGGAAGACTGGGGTCCTTTGGTTCGTTCCTGGGCTCCAGGTCTCCGTAGGAATACTTGACCTCCTGGCCCGTCTCCGCGTTCACAAACCTGACATGGATGAAACAGATACAGGATCCCCTGTCCTGGCCTCCAATGTATTGGGCCACATAGTTCTCCGTGGCCAGGACAAACCCCGTATGGGCTCCGCTGGCCGCCGCGCCGTCATAGACAGGTCCTTCAGGAAGCCTGAACTCTATGGGGTCAGGTGGGTGGTCTTTCGTCTTGTGGTCATAGGACCCACAGACTTCACAAGGTTCATACTTCTCCATCTGTTTGTCCAGGATCTTCTGGAGCCAAGATGGGAGACTTTCCCTGATTGACTGGTAGATCTTGTAGAACCACTTCTTCTCATTTGATCCAGGCATGATCAGCCCTCCAATTCGTCCCAGGTGGTCATGGTGACCTCCCTGGTCTCTGGCTCCTTGTCCTTGATCGTTGGGACCAGAAGCCGCTTCCGTAGTTTGGGCATTAAAGCCGCGTTCATTCTCATGATCACCCCAGGGGTGACCTCCTCTATGACCTCCTCTTGTAGGATCCAGGCCACTACAGAACAGACATCAGAGTCATCCCACTCCCGTAGCTTCCGCCCATTCTGTAGCGCCTGGATGATTTCCACGTAAGCCCGCCGCTGTTCCAAGTCCTTGACCGCGTACCATCTGAACTTCTTGACCCAGTCATTGACATCTTGATCAGACAGGGGTCCAGGGGGAACTCTGAAATCCCAGTAGGGGGTGGTGGTCTTCCGTTCATCCAGCCAATGTTGAAGCCGCGTGTAGGCTATCAGCGCCGTTCTGGACAGCTCCGCCTTCTCCCTCTTGGCTATCTTGGACCAGTCAAGCCCCTCCGCTTCAAAGTCCTCCTTCATCTGGACCCAGTCATCTTGTCTGTGGCGTGACAGCGTCTTCACCTTCTCTTCAGCGTCATCCCAGTAGTATAGACAGCCCCACCTTTCCGTGGTCTTCCAGGTGGTGGAGTCCGTGGTGTAGTAGATCCCCTTCTTCATGGACCAGTCATCAGTTATTCCAAAGCCGTGGACCCGGCACAGATAGGCCCTGGCCAGTGTTGTCAGATCCTCTACCACTTCCCTGTTCAGCCCCTTGGTGATCCCCACGTAGGGAAACCGCTGACACATGGTCTCCCACACCTGTGGCCCCATCTCTGGGTGGAAGACCCTGATCACAGGGACCCGTAGCTGGTCAAACAGGTCCCACCATTCCATGACCTGTTCCAGCCCAACCCATTCATCCACGTCCAGCTCCACAGCCGCCCAGATGTAGTCCTGGTAGATCTCCAGCCAGGACAGGTATTCATCCAGGTAGGCTTTGAAGTCATCCGTGTCCAGCTCCCGCCCCTTCTTCTGGAACGTGTAGGCTCCACTGTCAACCATGAAGTCCACGTCTGGGTTGGCCTCCTTCCTCTGGATGATTATGTCCGGTCTTTCCCTCATTTTCCAATAGGATACCAGGACCGCGTCCACCTTGTATTCCGTGGCCAGGTTGAAGTAGAACCGTTCGTCACATCCGCCAAAGAAGATCCTAGTCACTTCTTCTTCCTATCTGACCAGGACTCCTTCCAGCCCTGTTCTTCAGGTGGGGTGTCTATGTCTATGTCCGCCATCTTCGCCAGAAGCTTGACCAGCCCCACAGCTCCAGTCAGACAGAACAAGATCACCAGCCCCGTGATGGAGATGGCCGCCGCACATTTACAAACCAACAGGATAGTCTCCGCCATTCAGTCCTCCTTGAAATGGTAGGTCACTAGCCCCAACCCACGCCTTGATGTGACCCGTGGCCAGGCTGTCATCCTCCTTGACACCGGTGTCATCCTGGCCGCCCTGGATTTCACTTCCTCTTCCTCCGCTTCTCCGTGAACCAGTCAAAGATAGCCCAGGTCAGCCACCCTGACGCCAGAACCAACAGAATGGTCAGGGTCAGGAAGAAGAAGAACCCACAGACCAAAAACATGGTCATGGTGACCTCTTCCAAAAACGTCATCAGTCATCATCTCCTTCATCCAGGTAGCCGCCCATCTTCTCCAGACGCCTGGCACACCTGGCCCGACAGACCAAGAAATGGGTGGGCTTCCAATCCACGCCCGCCCTTTCCAGCCTCTTCTCCTTGATGTTCCACGTGTTGACCCAGATCCGCTCCTGGGGTGTGGTAGGAACTCCGCACAGCTCACAGGCTATGATGGGTCCTTCTCCCTTGGTGGTCTTCTTCTGGGTCTTGATGGCCCAGGGGAAGGTCCGCCCGTAGGTCTCCGCCGCCCTGGCTGGCCCCGTCCTCTTGGGGGGCTCCTTCGCCTTGGTGGCCGCCTTCTCCTTGACCTTGTCCATCCACAACAGAGCCGTCATGACTTTCTAGCCTCCCTGACTTCTGTTCCTGTCTTGTGTAGGACTTCCCTGAATTCATTGAACTCCTGGGGGGTCAGCCCGCGTGTCAGCTTGACCAGTTCCTCCTCCTTGTCCTTGGACTGTCCGTCCACTACCAGGGAGATGGCCGCCTCCATGACCTCCTTGACCTTGGGTGACATCTTCATCCCGTTCAAGGTGGATGTCCTGATGTCTGGTGGCGTGGCCGCTTTCCCCGCTGGTCCCGCGTTCTTCTTCTCCTTCTTGGGTGGGGGCTTTGGCTTCTCCTTCTCTACCTTGGGCCGTTCCTTGATCTGACCAGGTCTCCGTCTCCTCCGCCTGGACGGGAAAGCGTGGGCCTGGGTGACCCCCTCCACTGTCTTCCAGTAGAAGGCCGCCAGCTCTTCAGGGCTGTCAAAGACTTCAGAAGGAGCCTCTGACAAGACATACATGAAGGAGTCAAAGTCCACATCAGTGTCCAGGTTGAACAGCGTGGTGGCCGTGAACTCCTTGGCTTCTGGGACCCCGTCCAAGATCATCCGCCGCCTGTTGGGGTTGTAGAAATCCAGGACCAGCCCGTTGGTGTCCACGATCTTGACCAGGGCCTCCCCGCTTTCTTCGTCCTTCCCTAGCCAGTTCTTCCCCGCGTTGGTCCTTCGCCAGTTCTTGTCAATCTTCCACCCTTTGGCCATCCCGCCCAGGGACAGCGTGTCTCCCATAGCCATCAGAAGGTCCCGTTCACAGAAGATCAGATCCACCATGAACAGCCTGTCATCCATGGCCGCGTTCTTCCCTGGGTAGAAGACGTGGGTCCCTGTCTTGGAGTAGGAGGCCCAGACTTCCGTCAAGCCCGTGGCCACCACAGCCCGCCTGACTTCCTTCTTGTCAGCCAGGTAGGCCGCCGCCACACAGAAGAGCGCCGCGCCCTGGTCAGTCCTGATCTTGGACAGCGTGAACAACATGTCAGTCCCTCCCCTTCACCGTGGTCACGATGTCCGCCAGGTCAGCCGTGGCTGAATTCATGATGGAGTAGCTGGTGGCCGCGTTGTAGAGCGTGTCATCAGTCCAGTCCTCCGTGTTCATGTAGTAGGTGGCGTCAGACATCTGGATCACGTGTAGCTCCGTGTCCTGGAAATTGGGAAGGTGTTCTGGCTTTAGGCCCTGTTCAGCGTCCGTCAGGAGAAGGATCTTGGCCCGCCCAAGATCAGAGTCCTGGGCCGCCCTGGCTTTCCTGATGTCCTTGACCGCCTGTTTCAGCGCCACGTCTATGGCCGTGGAGCCTCCGTTGAAGTCCGCCAGCCCTATGATCCGCCCAATGTGGGCAAAGCCCGCGTCAGTCTTCGCCGTGTATAGCTTCCCCGGCCTCCCCGCGAAGGAACGGAAGTAGGCCACCCCGTTCTTGGCGTTGATGTCATTCAGGAAGGCCAGGGAGAAGGCGGAAGCAAAGCCGCCCTTAGACAGCGTCCATCCGCCCCTCTTCTGGGCCGCCCTGACGGAGATCTGGTCCATCATGGACCCTGACACGTCCACCAGGATGTAGAGTAGGGGCCGCCCCACGTGTTCCTGGTGTTCGTTCACCATCAGCGTCCCGTCAGCTATCTTCTGGAAGAAGACATCATCATCCATAGCCTGTTCCCTGGGGAGCGCGTCCACAGCCTGGGAAATATCGTGGATGGTGGTGACATCTTCGTCATCCGCTGGCGTAGGGGTCCTGTTCTTCTGGCTGTCTTCGTGGGTGTTCAAGGCCCCTTCAATGAAGGTGACGATGTCCAGAATGGTCAAGATCCTGGGGTCCAGCCGTCCCGCTACCTGTTCCACAGCGCCCAGGAAGGCGGATCCTGTGAACGTGGACTGGGACTTCCCCTTTCCACCGGGGCCTCCGCCGCCGAAGACCCGCCCGCCTCCGCCGTCTTCATCGTTCTCTCCATCTGTCCCGCCAGCGCCAAGGATCTTCTTCAGCTCTTCCTCCACCTGGGGGTCTATGGGAACATTGATCCCCTGGGGAAGGATGGCCTCCAGGAACTTCCCTTCTGGAAGCTTGGCCGCGCCGCCCAGGAACCCTCCCTGGACCACGTTGGAGAACAGCTTGTTCAGGTAGTCAGCGCCGTAGCCCACCAAGGAGATCAGCCCGCTGGACGGGGGGTCAGGACAGTCTTCATGAACCAGCTTGTCCGGATAGGTAGTGTCATCCAGCCGCGCCACAGCTATGTGGGCTCCGAACAGACAGTGATGTTGAAGATTGCACTTCTGACAGGTCTGGATCCGCCTGATCTTGGACAAGGTCAGGAGGACTCCCACCAACTGTTCAGCCTCCTCCATGAAGGAGTCCGCCTTGACCTGTCCCCAGTAGGGCGTCTGTTCCAAGGAGGAGATCAGCTCCCGCCTCTGACAGTATTCCGTGAACTGGGGTCCCATGAAGATCCCCAATTCCTGGCTTGACTTGACCCGCCCGCCGCGCCTGTACTTCAGAAGGTCAAGAAACAAAGAACCTTCCACGCCGTACTGAACGCCGTGTTCTTCCGCCGCCTTTTGTTCTTCCTGTGTGGTCTGTCCGTCCACTATCTCCATCTGTAGCCCTTTCCCGGAGCGCGTCCGTGGCCTGGCCCCGGAGCGTTTCTATGGTGTCCGCTATTCCCTTGACCCGTTCGTCCAGCTCTGGTCCCAGGGACTTGGTGGCCAGGCCCGTGTAGTAGGCGTCAAGACGTAGAAGGTTCTGGCTGACCTCCGTCAGCCACCTGGGGTCAGCCTTCTTCCGCGTGAACGCCCGCCTGAACTTCCCCAGAAGGTTCTCCGCCGCCCTGACATTGTTGTAGATGGCGTCTTCCGCGCCCATCTTCTTGGACACGTTCTCCAGCTTCTTCCAGAAGTCCGCCGGGTTTCCGCCCATGGGGACGATGGCCCAACACAGGGCCGCCAGATCTATGGCCGTGACCACGTTGTCCCCGCGTAGCCAAGCGTGGGCCTTCATCAGGTCCAGACACCAGACCCGCCTCCTGGGGGAGATCACGGAGTAGGCGTCCTGACAACTGTCCAAGAACTCCGCCACGTAGGACAGCGTGAACGTGGACACGTGGACCTTCTTGACGGAGTCCCGCGCCGCCCTGAACTGTTTGAAGGACATCCGCTTCATGGGCTTCTTGTCCATGGACTGTTGGAACATCTTGACCTGGTCCGCCTGGGACATCTGGCCGTTCACTTCCATCCTGACCAAGAACCTGTCCATGACCGCGTCCGTGGCCAGCTCTGGCTTGTAGTAGTTCGTGGTGGCCAGGACAGAGATCAGAGGACAGCGTTGAACGTGGCCCGTGTTCCTGGAGAAGGTCCGTTCATTCAGGACTTCCAGGATGGACCGAAGGAGCCCAGGATGGGCGTCAAACAGTTCATCCAAGAACCCAAAATGACAGTCCACCAGGGAGCCTTGGGTGTTATGCTCCACTATCGCCTGGGTCCTGTACTTCTGAAGGTTCATGGGTCCAAAGATGTAGTCAGGGGACATGTCCCTGGCCAACTGGATCTTGAAGACGCTGGCCCCCTTGATCCCCCCAAGGAGAAGGGACGCCAACATGGACTTCCCTATCCCTGGGGGGCCTTTCAAGAGGACGTGTTGGCCAGCCAGCATAGCCAGCCCTGTCTGGTTGACTATTTCCTGTCTGTTGACCAGCCTATTGGATACTTCCGCCAGTAGCCTCTTCATTCTCTACTCCGCCTTGATGACCTCTACCACGTCCCCGTTGGGGAAGATCATGAAATACTGGACCCCGTCAGGTCCCTCCGTCTGTCCCACAAACTCCGTGTCCACGGGGCCTTCCTCCGCGCCGTCCTTCCAGGTGAAGGTGTCATCCCCTTCATAGGTGTCCAGGGGGAGCCCGTTGGCGAACCCACAGCCGTTGTGAAGGTATCCTTCACCCCAGTCATGACGGAGCCCGCTGTCATCGTAGAAGGCCGCTTCAAACCTGATGACCACGTCCTTGTCAGACATCCCGTTCAGCTCTTCCTGAACCACAGCCGGAAGCTTGGGGACCCACCATTCCCTGGCCTCTTCCAGGGAGTCCTTGTAGTCATCCCCCACCATGGCCTTGGCCAGGTCCAGGAAGGAGGACCAGTCAAAGGCTAGTCTGACATCGTCCTCTTCATCATCCTCTTCTTCCTCTTCTTCAGGGTCCTCTTCTTCATCGGACTGGTCATCCCCTGACCCCGCTTTTTCCGGATCTTCCTCTTCTTCGTCATCCTGGCCTGGATCTCCGTCTTCTTCGTCATCCTGACCATCCGCTTCCGGTTCCCCGTCTTCTTCGTCCTCCTGGTCTTCTTCCTCTTCTTCTGACCCGGCTGGAACGTCTCCGCTATCCTGTCCAGTAGGCTCTTCCTCTTCATCATCCTGGTCATCCTCCTCTTCTGGCTTCTCCACTACGCGCCCGTCAGCCAGGATCTCCCCCACCCTGGCGGAGATTTCGGAAAGAAGGAACGTCAGGTCAGCGTTCTCCAGCTCCACGCCAATCAGCTTCCCCGCTTCCTCCGCTTCTTCCAGCGTGGGGTCATAGTCCAGATCCGCTTCATAGGCCCCGATCAAGACGCCCAACATCTTCCGCATCATGGGGACCCTGGTCTTGGGCTCAAACTTGAACCCTAGCGCCGCCGCCTGTTCCAACAGCTCCGCCTTCTTCATCTTGTTCAGCTCTGACAGAAGGGGGAGGACCCGTAGCTTGTCCCCTATAGCCTTTTCAGGGGAGACCGCCTCCCCAGTCAGGAGCGCCTGGGCCTTCTTCAACATCCCCATGGCGTCTTCAATCAGTCCAACAGCTTCCTGGCTCATGTTTCCTCCTTGTCTCTTGGAGACCTCCATTTTGGAACTTTTGTCCCATACGTTAACACGTGACTACAAACCTGTCAAGAAAAAAATGCTCATAGGGACCCACCCCGGGAGAAAAATTCAGTCTGGGGGGTCCTCTGGATGGAACCAAGAACGGAACCCGTGGACCATCCCTTCCGCCTCCTCCCTGAACTTCTGGTCCTCTGGATCCTGTCCGCTGAAGACCGCCCCCGCGCCTGGTGACTCTGTGATCTGGACCGTGTGGCCCAGGGCGTCATGAAGCCCCAGAGCCCTGAAAGCGTACCAGAAGAACCTGGCCAGGTTCTCCACAGTAGGAGGACCAGGGATCAGGAACAGGTCATACTCCTCCCCGTCCAAGGCTGTCTCCAGCTTCTCCACGATGGGATCCGCGTAGTCCAGGACCAGCCTGTGGTCCATGGCCCACTGGGAGAACCTGTCAAAGTCCCTGAAGTCAGAGAAGTCCATGACCATCTCCGTGTCAGGGTCCCCGTAGACCGTGACGTTGATCTGGTAGGTGTGGCCGTGGATCATCTGACAGCTCCGGACATCCTTCAGCCTGTGGGCCGCCGCCAGGGGTTTCAGGTGTCTGAAGATCTTCATAGGTCCCTCCGCTTGTCATCTTCCAACATCCCCTGAAAGACCCGCCATCCCTCCGCCCTGACTTCACAGGACGAACAAGCCCCACAGCCCCGTCCCCAGTCATGTTTCTTCAGGTCCAACTTCCTCTTCCTGAAGTAGGTCATACAGGAGACCGTCTCCAGGGCCAGGTCCAGGATGTCCATCTTGTGGGCCGCGTAGAACAGCTCCGCCTCCGAACAGCCCCAGATGGGTGTGGTGACGTTGACGTTCATCCCTATCCCCTGGCTGATGGCCTTGTGGGCCGCCATGATGAACTCCTCTGACTGATCAGGGTAGACCGCGCCTGGTTCATCTCCGTCCTCCATGTGGACGGAGAAGGCTATGTCCGTGGCCTGGTATCTGGCCGCGAAGGTGGCCGCTATTGACAGGTAGACCAGGTTCCTACCAAACATCACGTCAGGAGCCTGGCCCAACATCCGCCCCGCCCGCTTCCACAGATCAGAGATCCTGACCGTCTCCAGCTTCACCAGCCTGGTCTTCCACATGGCCTCTGACAGCTTCTTAGCTTCCCTGACCAGCTTGGTGGAGATCTTCCTGAATTCCCCCATGGCTTGGCCGTGTTCAATGTAGACACAGACCACGCCATGACCAGAGACCACCAGTTCAAACAGCGTGACCGCGCTGTCTAGCCCCCCAGATAGAAGTAGAACCGTGTCCGCCTGTTTCTTCATCGTCCTGTCCTTCCGTGACTTCGTGTGGTGGAAGGGGAGGGACGCCGGGAACGCCCCTCCCCGCCCTGTTGGAGTGAACACTGTTAGGACTTCTTAGCCTTGGCCCGCCTTTCCCGCTGTAGCCTCATTTTCCGCCGCTTGGCTGGTTCCTTCTTAGGGTTGGCCTTGTAGTAGCTGTCCCATCTCTTGACAGCCGCTTTCCTGGCCTGGGACTTCCGCTGTTTCGCTGACTTCTTCTTGGCCTTCTGTTTCCTGATCTGTTCTCTGACAGCCCGCTTGACCGCCGCCTGTCTGGCCCTGGCCGCCACGTTCCCAACAGGTGGAAGGCCCCTGACCGCTCTGGCCTTGTTCTCCCGCCTGATGGCCCAAGCGTGTTTCCCGCGCTGACTTGGAGTCATGTGGCCCATGGCCATGACTGTGACCAGCCTGGCCTTCTCCACTTTCTTGATCACGTCCAGCGCCGCCCGTGTCACGTCTTCAGGGTAGATAGCGTCCCCCATTCCTGACGCTATCTTGGCCGCCTGTATCGCGCCCACCATCCCTCTGAAGAGCGTGGACGGGAGGAACTTCTTCTTCCCTCTACCCATCGTCCACTCCTTCCTTTAGCGGAATAGCCCGCCAGACAAAAGCGTCCTTGATGTGGGTCTTCCCGTTTTCGTCTGGCTCCGTCTTGACCATAACCCGCATAGGGACAAACCCCACTATGATGTTGAAAAGCTTGGCCAGCTCCATCATCATGGCGTGGGCCGCCTTGTCCGCCTGTTGGCCAGCGTTCCCTCCCAAATACACAAAGTCCACAGGCCGCTTCCCTGACCTCCAAAGGTTGGCCGCGTAGCGTCCCGCTGAATGTGACTTGGTCTTCCCGCTGATCTTGAGGGATCCTGGGTGGAACTGATACAGTTCATCATCCGTCACGTTGGCTTCCTGGTCCTGGGTCATGGTGGTTCGCCTCCTCTTCCGTGTCTTCGTCCTGAAGGAAGGTCTCCTGGTCAGAGATCAGAGAAGACAGCCGCGCCAGCCGTAGTTCTATGACCTTCTTGATCAGGATGTCCAAGTCCTTCTGGCGGAGTACCAGGAAGAAGCCGGGTTTGTTCTTTTCCACCAGCGCCAGAACAGGAAGCTTCTTCTCCTTCTTCGCCTTCCGTATAACATCGTGGAACAGCGTCAGGACGCTGAACCTTTGTCTGTATTTTACTTCAATATAGAATTCTTCGCTATCCGTGTCAGAACTTGTCTGGGCCTGTTGGTTATTGGACCCTGACAGACTGATCCTGATGGCGTCAAAGTAGGCCGCCACCCTACGCTCCGCCGCCTTCCACGTGGACCTATGTGTCATCTTGAACTCCAGAAGACCCGGGGGCCTGGCCTGATGTCCACGTGGGTGTGGGTCAGGTAGTATCCCAGGCCCGTGAACCTGGGTTCCAGAAGACAGATCCGCCAGGTGGTGACCACGTCCAGACCCTCTATGGTGATGTCCGCCGCCTTGGCGTTCAAGTGTTGGGAGCGTGGGGACGATAGCCGGAGGGAAGCGTTATAGACAGAACACCTGACCCCGCCCCCTTCAGAGATGTAGATGGGCCTCCCCACCTGGTCCCGTAGGTCCTGAAGGACCATGACCAGGTCTATGGAGATCATCCCGCCCCCACAGTCCCCACAGGGACACAGGAACTCTTCCACTGTGAAATTGGGTGTCAGGTAAGTAGCCATCAGTCTCCCGGTGTTCCAGTATAGACCGCTTTGGACCTCCGTGTCATCTCCCTGGAGATGGCCCCGTAGCCCTTTTCAAACTTCTTCAACATCCTGGTGGTCATGGCCAAGTAGGCTTCCGCCACGTCCAGGTTGAACTTCCTGGCCGCCCAGACTTTGTCATTGGGGAGAAGCCGGTCAAACTTCCATTTGTCCTTGGCGTCCGCCTCTTCCAGTAGGGACGCCTCCCTTTCCTTCAGGGCCTTGGTGGCGTCCGTGACCTTCAGCTCCGCTACGCCCACCCTGGACTCCGCGAATTCCAGCCAGCCAGTGATGTAGGCCATCCTGTCCCCCAGTTCCTTGTAGGAGATGTCCGTCAGGTCCATGGGGGTATCTTGCCAAGCGTCATTTCCGCTTGGCTTTGTTGGCAAACAGAAGCCGTCTTTTCCTACCAGGTCCAGAACCTTTTCCTGAACTGGGCCGCTTGGGGGTGGCGTGTCTTTTCCGCTGACTGGTCTTTTCAGGTAGGCCATCCATGAACTCCTTCAGCCTGGCTCCACCTTTACACAGGGACTCGTATTCACAGGTGTAGCAGTAGGCTTTCTTGGGTTTGTCTGGGAACCGCCGCTTCCCTATCATCCTGTTGAACCGCCTGGCCAGCTCCACGCCAGCCTCCAGCTCCACGGGGTCATAGGTGATCAGTTCATCATGGGGGTTCTGGTTGTCCTTGTTTTCGTATAGAAGGATGGCCTCTTCCAGGCCAAGGATGTGAAGGTAGATCTGGATCTGAAGCCTGTGGAATTCGTCAGGGGTCCCGCCAGCCTTCAAACAGAAATTCTTGTTATTCGCTGACTTGATCTCCAGAAGATACCGCTTCCCGTGTTCTCCCCTGAAGGATGGCCAGGTTCCCTTCCTGACCCTGATGATCCCATCGTAGCGCCCGGAGAAGGCCACGTCATCCACATAGCCCTGGGCTCTGTCTTCAAAGGACTCCAAGATCCCCATCCTATACATGATGGACTGGAGCCTGATGTGGGTGAACGTCCCGTTCTCCATCCTCATAAGCCCAAGCCCCGCCTGTTTTGACCTCTTCAGCTTCTCCACGTCTATGGGAGCGTTGAAAGCGTCAAAGAAGATAGCTCTTGGACAGCCTCCCAACCTGGAAGGATGGAAGCCGTCCACTGTCTTCTTGGACATGTTCTCTTCAGCCTCCAAGATGGCCCTGATGGCCGCCAGCTTCTCCTGTTCGTTCTGGTGTCTGGAGATCTCCCCAGTCTTGACCGCTATGTCATTGTCCACCATGAACTGAAGGATGACAGGTGACAGTAGGCTTTCTGGGGCCGTGGCCACAGCCAGCTTTTCCCGTAGTGACATCGTTTCTCCTTACATCTTGACAGGGAAGAGGGGTTTGGCCTTGGTGGGCGTAACCACAGCCGCCACTATCCGCCGCCTGATCAGTGACTTGGTTTGACCATGATGGTCTACCCATATCTTCCCCGCTTTGTCTTCGTATACGGAGACCTTCCGCCTGACCGTCCTGGCGGATCCAGCCTTCCCTTTCACGCCCTTCTTCTTGTATGTGATGGTGACCTGTTTCCCTTGTCTAGCCGCTTTTCTGATTTCACGAATTCCCGCCATCTCTCAACTCCAGGAAATCCCCTTCAGGGATGATGATGTAGGTGAACTCCCGCTTCCCATCGTAGAAGGTCAGCGCCAGGGCTGGATCCTTCTTGTGGGCCAGGGCCTCCTTCTCCAGCTTCCGAAGGGTAGCCAACTTCAGGATGAACTGTCCTTTGTCAGTATACTTGATTTCATACAGGTGGTCTTCCGTCTGGCCGTCTCCCTTCCACCCTGGGATGGACCCGCTGGCCGGGTTCCTCCGGCCTCCGTGGCGTTTCATGGTCTTGTGTTCGTGGATGGTTGATCTGGCTTTCATGACTGAAACCTGTCAATGGCTATCTTGACCAGAGCGTCCCTGACCGCCTGGAACAGCTTGGGGTCCGTCCGTAGCCCTTCCTTGAACGCCTTCTGGGTGAACTTCTTCCCGCCCCACTCCAGGCTGGAGCCCACCTTGGTCAGAACTCCGTAGTGAAGGCCGTAGTCCACCAGGTCCGTGACGTTATCTATGGACCCGCTTGGGTTCCCGTCCTTTGGCTTGGTGTGGAACCTGAAGGATCCCTGTTCATCCTGGGGTCCGCCCGCTTTGTTCTTCTGGACCCTGAACTTGATCTTCAGACCAATGGTCTCCTGGATGTCCTTTCCCTGGGGGGTCTTCACCTTCTTCCTGACGAAGGACTCCCGCGACAGACGGACCTGTTGGCTGACAAAGAACTCCCGCGCCCTTCCGCCCGTCCCTGTCTCCGGGTTTCCAAACATGATCCCCACCTTCTCCCTGATCTGGTTGATCAGGATCAGCGTGAACTGGGGGGACTCCTCCAGGAGATCCTGGCGTAGCTCCACCAGGACCTTCCGTAGGAACTTGGTGACCAGCTTGGCGTGGAGCCCTGGCTGGTTCCAGTCCATGTCCTCCTCCGTCTCCTTCGTTGGGATCATGGCCGCTATGGAGTCAAGGACCACCAACACAGGGACATCCGTCTGGCGTAGCTGGCGTAGGTTTTCAATCAGCGCGTCCCCCGCCTCCTCCCCGCCTGTGGGCCTGGACAGGACGAACCGCCGAAGGTCCCCGCCCAACCGCTTGATCCACTGTTTGTCACAGGACCCTTCCAGGTCCAGGTAGAGCGCGAACCCGTCAGGATGGGCCTTCATGAACTCCACACAGGCCAGCGTGGCCAGCGTGGACTTACAGGCTGAAAACTGGCCTATCAGCTCTATCATCCGCCCTTCAGCCCATCCGCCACACAGCGCAAAGTCCAGCGCCACACAGCCGGAGGAGAACCGCCTGATCTCCAGGTTCTTGGCCTCTGAAGCTTGGACCAGAACGCCCTTCCCGTATTTCTTCTCCGTGGCCGCCAGAAGGCTGGCTATGGCGTCTTCAGTTGACTTTTTCATACAGGTCATCCAGTGAACAGCCAAAGATTTCAGACAGGATCAAGGCCATGGGGGAGGACAGGAAGGTCTGTTGTTCCTCCAACTGGTGGATGAACTGACGCCGGACTCCTACCATCCTGGCCAGGTCCACCTGTTTCATGATCCCCGCCTTCTCCCGCTCTTCCCTGACTCTGGACCTGTAGCGTTCCTTGACTTCCGTGGTGGGCCTGGAGTCTATGGAGACTCCCTGACGCTGGCCAGTCACCCGCCTGGTCCTCTTCTTGTCAGGCCGCTTCAGAGCCCTCTTCTTCTTGCCCTTCTTCACGTCCTTCAGCTTCAACATCGTCTTTCAGCTCCTTCCAGTTAGGTCCTATGACCGCGTTCACCCTGATGGGGACCACCAGCTCTTGTGTCAGGCCGTCAGGTGGCTGGATCATCAGGTCCGTGATGATGTCTTTGGCCTCCACAGCCAGGGGTTCAGGTACTTCAAACAGTAGTTCATCATGGACCTGTAGAAGTAGGTGGGCGTCCATCTTCCGTAGCCGCCTATCATGGTGACAGCGGATCATGGCCTGTTTGATCCAGTCTCCAACAGAGCCCTGGATGGTATTGTTGATCAGCTCCCGCTCCGCGCCAAGCCTCTTCTCCTTGGAGCCTGATATGATGTCAGGAATACACCTGATCCTTCCCGTGATAAGCTTGACACCAAAGCCCCAAGGCTTGGGCCTCTTGTGTTCCGCTATCCACTTCCCGCGCCAGTCACGGACGCCGCTGTAGGTGTTGAAGAAGGCTTCTATGTATTGCTTGGCCACCATCTCTTCCGTGGGCTCCCCCTCCACAGTCAACGTCATGGCCAGGTTGGAGGGACCAAGGCCGTAGAGGAGACCAAAATTCAGAGTCTTGGCCACTGACCTGGTGACGTGACATTCATCCGCCGTCATCTGGTGAACGTCCCCGTCAGTCTGGTAGACCTCCATCAGCCTCCTGTCCTTGGAGAAGATGGCCATCATCCGTAGTTCAAATTGGGAATAGTCCACGTCTATAAGGACGTATCCTGGCCGCGCCCTGAAACAGGACCGGATGGAGACCGCCCCCACGTCCGCCCGCTTGGGGATGTTCTGTAGGTTTGGCTGACTGGAACTGAACCGCCCAGTCACCGTCCCCACAGGGTTGAAGGACGTGTGGAGAATGTTGGCTTCATCCGTGTAGGACAGGAGCCCTGTCTTGGTGTTCACATAGGTGTCATAAAGCTTCGTCAAGGACGAATGGCGGAGGACCAGGGGAACTATGGGGTGGTAGTGTTGAACCAGCGCCAGCGTCTTCTTGTCTACGGACGCCTGGCCCGTCTTCGTCCTACTGGTACAGGGGATCCCCAGGCCAACCTTCAGCCCCTCCACGGGCTCCCACGGCTTCCTGAAGTCCCCGAACAGGACCCGCCCCAACTGTTTGTTGGACGCCACGTTGAAATGACCGCCCGCCGTGACCAGGATCTCCCCGTGGATCTTCTCCAGCTCTTGTTCAATACTCCACGCCGCCCGCCTGATCTTGACTTCGTCCAACATGATCCCACGCCGTTCCATGGCCAGGACCACGTCAAGCATAGACTGTTCCTGTGTCCTGAAGAACTTTTCCCGCCTGGACATAGTTGGGTCCCACCCGTAGTCAGGCTTCTCTGGCTTTCCGTCTTCGTCCGTGGACAGGATTTCAGGCTGGAACTTGGCCGGTGTCAGCCTCATGTGTTCCACTGGCTTGACAGGGGACTTCCCTTCTTCCAGGGCCAGGTATAGCTCCCAGGTGACCACAGCGTCCCGCTCCGCGTATTCAGACAGGACATCCACGTTCTTGAAGTCCACAGCCCGCGTCTGGGTCTGGTAGCGCCCAATCAAGGGGGCCATGGCCTTCAGACCCTTGGGTCTGTTTTCGTCCTGGCACCAACAGGCCACCATGGTGTCATACACTCTCACCATGGGGACCCTGTGGTTCTCCAGGACATACCGGTCATAGTTGGAGTTATGAAGGACTTTCAGAACCGTGGGGTCTTCAAGGAACGGCTGAAGGACGCGGACCACATCAGGGGTAGAAAGGAACCCTGGAAACTTGACAGCTAGGGGGATGGCGTAGCTGTCATAGTCTGGTGGTTCTCCCCAACACAGGGACACCATCTGAAGCCTGGCCCGTGGAAGCATTCTGGCGTCAGTCCGCTTCCCTGGGATCAGGATGGCGTAGGTCTCCGTGTCAATGGAGAAGGCCCGCTGTTCCTCCAGCCGCCCTTGGAGATCTTCTAGTTCATCAAGGGTCTTGATGATCATGGCTTCCCTTTGTGAACCTTCAGGCCAGGAATGGCCCCTGTCACAGGGATGACCTTTGAAGGCTTCTGGGCTTGTCCCTCCCCTTTGGCCTTCTGGATGACCATCATGTCCTTCCCAAGGTCCAGGAGGAGGCCAAGGTGGCCCAGGTCTCCAATGTTGGACCTGAACCCTGTCCCGCCTTTGTTGTCCTGGAAGGCTACCACGAAGGCTTCCGCGCCCTTCGCTATGACCTCCACCTGGCCGTGGTCATGAACTATCTGGATGGTGAACGCCATGGCTAGACATCCTCCTGTTCCGCCACATTCCCATTCACGCCTGACTGGGCTATGGCCGCCTGTTGTTCCGCCTTCGACAGCGGAGTGTAGAAGTCAGCCAGCTTGTCACGGAGCCGTGGGGGAACGTCTACCCCGTTGGGAACCTCTGGCGTGGGCTCCGGGTCAGGGAGGACGATATACTGGGCCTGTTGAACGCCGTTCCTGGTGATCTCCACGTCACGATCCGTCAACATCCCCTTCTTGGCTATGTGTTGGATGTTGGCGTGAAGCTTCTGGGTGACTTCAAACAGCCTGGGGGTGTGGCTGTGGGTGACCCCCTGTTTGTCCGTCCACTCTTCCCTGTCAATGACTTCATAGACAGCCCTGACAGAGCGCCCGATACCAGCCGCACAGAACGCACAGTTGACGGGCCTGTCTTCAGGGATCTCCGTTCCCTCTGAACAGACGAAGTAGCGCCAGCGCCCTTCAATCTTCAAGCTGTGGTAGTAGATCCCAGTGATCTGGGTGTTGTCCCTGAACCTGACCAGCTTGGTCTGGCCGTCCTTGATGAAGAGCCTGGGAACATTTCCAGTAGACTGGGCCGCCGCCTGGTTGTCCAAAGCCCTCTTCAGGTCCGCCGCGTTCAGGAGATGGCGTGGAAGTCCAGAAGGGGCCGCCGCGCTTCCAGGGGCCTCCCCGTCCACTTCATCGTCATCTTCCTCTTCCTCCAGGACTTCAAACCCGATAGCTTCAGCCAGCTCCTTCAGGTCTTCAGACAGCCCTTCGTAGGCCCCCGCGTCCTCCGCCATGGCCTTCAGAACAGCCTCCGCCAACATGGTGGCGTCCTGGCTCTTGTAGACCGTCAGCCCCAGAGACTTGGCCAGCCTTTTGATCTGACCGCGTGTCTTCCCCTGGAACGTGGTCTGGGTGACATCCTGTGACATCGTGTTCTCCTTTCGTGTAGGAACGTGTGATGGGACAGTTTCCTACAGTGTAAACCTATCCCTTGACGCTGTCAAGTGAAAAATGCTCATAGACCCACCAGCCGGACGGATTTCAGGGACGTGTGGAATTCGTCCTTGGTCATGTCCGCCGGGTCCTTCTTTCCGCCGTAGTAGTCCACCCTGAACAGCCGTGTCCTCCTTCCTATCCAGCCGTCCACTGTGGAGATCATCTGTTCTCCTCCTTCGTCATTGTCAAACATCAGGATGATCCGCTGGCCGTATTCAACCAACAGCTCCGCCTGTCTCCTACTGGGAGCCCCGCCCGTGGAAACCACGTTGGGGTAGCCGTGGGCCGCCGCCGCCAGGGCGTCCAGCTCCCCTTCCACTACCACCAGGGGCTCCTTGGATCGTGGCTCACAGGTCAGGGGCCTGAAGAGCGCCAGCCCCCGCTTGAAGCCAAAGTAGGGAAGCGTCTTGGGGCCGTAGCCTGACCGGAGTCTCCCCGTCATCCCATAAAGCTTCTTCCCGCCTTCCGCCCACCAGGGAAAGATGACCCTGTTCTGTTTCGGATCGTAACCCAACCCACAGTCCTCCGCCACAGACAAAGGGATCCCCCGCTTGACCAGCCAAAGGGCCACCCTTTTCCTGTTGACTTCAAATGGCTTGAAGAGGGACGGGGGTGTGACCTGGATCTCTTCATTCTTCCAGCGCCGTTCAAACTCTGGGACTTCCCCGTTGAACTCCGGAACCCTACAAGACCCAAACTTCCCAATGAACTCCAGCGCCCTGTCCTTGGTGACCGCCATGACCTTCTGAACCAGCCAGGGGAGCGTCCCCTTGGCTCCACAGGAATAACAGTTCCATGGGTGGTATTCCTTCGTGAAGGAAATCCCCCAGGATGGCCTCCGCTCCATGTGGACAGGACACAGGCCCGTGATGTTGGTGGTCCGCTGGTGTAGCCCTTCAATTCCCAGGGCTTCACACAGGTTCATCAGTTGGGCCGCCGTCATGCCTTCTCCCGTAGCTTCTTGAATTGGTTCTCTATCTGGACCTCTACTTTGTCCGTCCTCCGCTTCTCTTCTGGCTTGATCTCCCCTGGCGGGATTTCGTCAAAACATGGGGGATCAAACAGGAACCTGATGTGGAACTCCCCCAGTCCACTGTTCCGCGCCTTCTCCACCTTGAAGACCCTGGCTGGATCCTTCCTGACTCCGCCCAGTTCAAAGATCCAGTCTGAATGGTGGGTGATGGCGTCAGCGTAGTAGACTGTCCCCAGTCCTCCTCCTGTCTTCCCGTCCTCCTTCTCCCCGCCTTCCCTCCGCTCCTGGAAGGTCTGGAAGATGAAGATGTTCATGGCCTTGGCCACCCGCTTCATCATCCTGGCTACCTTGACGCCCGTCTCCGCCAGCCCCGCCTTGTCCGCCCCAATCAGGAGATCAGCGCCGTCAATGATGACCACGTCTGGCCTGTATTCCTGGATCTTGGCTATGACAGACTGGACCCCAACTGACTCCTCCAGGTCTTCGTCATCCACGATGATGAAGTCAGGCTTGTTCCCGCTCTTCAGCCTCCTGATCCCCGCCTTGAACTTCCGTTCCTCCTCCGCCGTCAGAGTCCCCCTGGTGTAGCGCGTGTAGGACAGGCCGAACATCATACAGTCCGCCCGTTGGGCTATCTCCTCCGCGCCCATCTCCTTGGAGATGTAGACCACCTTGGCCCCCTGGTTCCACCAGTGAAGACCGAAGACCAGAGTCATCCAGGTCTTCCCCACTGATGTCCTGGCTATGATCGTGGCCAACTGTTTGGGCCTGAACCTGGGGATCAGCTTTTCCAGGGTCTTCCAAGGAGCCGTCAGCCCGTCCCGCTTCAGCTCCTCCTGAAGCCGCGTGTAGCTGTCCCATTTCTCCGCCTCCTGGTCTGACCAGTTCACGTCACGCCTCTGGTCCCAGACGTGTTGAAGGCTGGCCACAGCGTCAAAGACTTTCTGGGTGGCGTTGGTGGCCGCGTTTTCATCCAAGGACTCCAGGTCCGTCCTGACCTCCCCTATCAGGTCCTTCAGCCTGTTGAACTTCTCCCGTTCAAACAGCCGTTCAGCCCAGTAGGACAGGGGGTCAGTCTCCGCCGGGAACTTGATGGAAGGGAAGCTATTCAGGAAGAGCCGCCTGGAAGGGATCGTCCCGTGGTCCTTGAAGAAGTTACTGATCCAGGTCCATTCCGTGATCCGTCCCTTGAACAGGTCCATCCCCTGGGACATCTTCAGGAAGTCAGCCCGCTCCGCCTGTGAACTGTCATAGAAACTAGCTAGGGCTTCCACTTCCATGTCAGCCATTGGACGCCTCCTTTCTTGCGTGAAGAAGTAGTGGAAGCGTGTAGGTTGACCTGGGCCTCTTGGCTCCAGCCGCCACACAGTCCGTCAGATCCTTGGCTATCTGTGTCCACAGCTCCAGGTCTTTGTCCATGGACTTGGTGTTCCGAAGGTAGGCCGCCGGGTGGGTCACTTCGTAGACCACCAGGTTCCCCATGACCATGGGGTAGGCGAACCCACGCCGCCCAATGATGGCCGCTTCAGAGATCCGCCCAATCATGACCAGGATGTTGGGATTGATCATCCGTAGGGTCTCTTCAAGCCATGGCCTACAGGCTAGGATTTCGTCAGGCTTTGGGGCTCTGTTCCTCTGTCCGTCCCGTGGCCTACATCTGACCACGTTGGTCAGGAAGACCCGCCTGTCCTCTGGGACGTTCTTTCCCTTGTACTTCAGCCCAAGCCCCTTCAGGATCTTGTCCAGGACCACACCTGAAGGACCCACGAAGGGAAGACCGGCCGCGTCTTCATGGGCTCCAGGAGCCTCCCCCACCAGGACCATCCTGGCGTCCGTGAAGCCCTTTCCCATGACCACGTTGGTCCTACTCCCGCATAGAACGCAGTTGGAGCATGTAGACATCCGCTCCTTTAACTGTGGCCAACTTGTCCGCTGTCTTGATGGCGTCTTCAGTATCGCCATAGGTGTTCACTCCTTTCACAGAAACGCCCCACTTCACGGGAAGGTTGGAGATGACCAAACAGCCCCGGAACGTGGTCATCCATCTCTTCAGATCCTCCTGGTCTTTCACCACCAGGAAGTCCGTGAAGAAGACCGCTGGCCGTTGGCTCCCCTGGAGCCTGGCCTTCATCTTATCACTGTCCACCAACAGGTAGACGTAGTAGTAGCTGGTCACGTCAAACAGCCATTGACGGACGAACATGGGAACGTCATAGGTCACCTTCCGAAGGATCCGCGTCTTCCTTGGCGTGTAGACCACGCCAATGGCGTCCACCAGGATCACAGGTCTGGGGTGTATGGCGTCCCAAGGATCGTCAAACATTGGAGCCCTCCATGTTCTTGACCAGCCTGTCCCTGTAGCCCTTGGCGTCAGGACATTTGACGATCTTGAACAGGTCAGCTATGGCTGTCCCAATTCTCTGGCCCATGTAGTCAGCCAGGGAAGGCTTGGCGTGTTCTAGGGCTACTGGGTCCAGATGGGACAGAATAGCCGTTGACCTCCCGTCTTCTATCCTACGGAGGACCACCCTGTCCAAGACGTTCCAGCGCCAGTCCTTAGTTGAACCCGTGATCTCTATCAGGTCAAAGACCACCAGGTCCACGTCTTCGTAGTGTTTGACCACCATGTCATTGGGGACGAACTCTGAAGCCGTCACGTTCCCGAATACGTCCGACATCATGGACATGGGGGAGACGAACTTGGCCGTCAAACCAAAGGACAGGACAGCCTTGACCATGGTGGCTCCCAAGAGCCTGGTCTGGGCCAACAGTCCGCCCTTGAAGTAGATGTGTTGACCAACAGACGCCTCTGGCTCTTTCTGGAAGAGACCAACAAAGTCTCCCGCCGCCTTCTTGGCCTTCACCCCACCAGAAAAACTTTGCAATGACGCCGTGTAGAACTCCGCCGGAATTCCCGCTTCCCTTAGTTCAGCGAAGGTCACTACTCTGGCTTCCTCCACTTGGTTTCCTCCTTTGCATTTTTTACTTGACAAGGCTGACTATAAACCCCATTCCCTCTTCCCCCTACTTCGTAGGGGGGAGTGAATGGGACTTGTATTAAAGTATGTCTGTGATGTGTTCTTTTCTTTTCCTTTCAAAGAAGTAGAGTCCTGATCAGGACCTATAGGTTCAGTATGTTCTATCGCGCCCGCGCCCGTGCGCGTACATATAGGGGGCCAGTTATCCATGGGGGTAGATCCTCTGTTCGTAGTGGTCATCCAGACCGTGGAATAGACCCTGATGGTTCTTGAACATGTTCCACACCGTCAGGTCCACGATCTTCAGAACGTCCCTGTCCACGATGAAGGATCTGATCCCCTGGTAGACGATGAAGGGACTGAACTGGCGTGTCAGCGCCTTGATCCTGTTGTAGTCCCTTGGGTCCCCCTTGTAGGGCTCCCCTATCTCCTTGGAGTACAGGGAGTAGAAGAACCCCAACAGCTCCCTGGGGGTCATCTTATTGGCTGGTTTCAGATAGGGCTTCTTCTTGTTCTGTGGGGGCTTCGTGGTCCCCGCGCCCTTCAGCTTCTCCAGGTCCACGTGATGGATCCCAGGGAACCCGTGGGCCGTGGCCAGCCCGTCTTCATGAAAACTGTAGGACAGCTTCTTCTTGGCCCCGTTGGTTGGGACCCTGACCAAGATGTTGGCCCTGACCAGTTCATTCATGTGGCTCTTGATCGTGTCCGCGTCCAGCTCCCGTAGGGTAGACAGCTCTGACGTGGACGGGAGCCGCCCGTCAGTGAAATGGGGGACCAGCTCCAACAGCGTGACCTTGGCCCCGTCTGACAGCTCTGGGTTCCTGGCTATCAGGAGGAAGGCCGTGTAGGTTTCTGTGTTCATGTGATCACCTGACCTGTAGTGTCTGGGCCAGTTCAGCCACTTCCTTCATCTTGGGGGCCAGCTCCCGTTCAACGTGTTCCCACGCCTGGGAGAAGGTGTCCGTGATTTCGTTCATTTCACAGGGGATCTGACAGGCCGCCGCCACCCCCGTTCCATACAACATCACGGAGATCTTCACTTCAACAAACCCAAGATCTTGTTTCCCTTGTCCCGCCTTCATCTGGGTGTTCTTCGTCTTCTTCTGACCACTAGATTGGGGACGCAAGAGCCGCCGTTTTGCCATCTCTGACCTCCTTCTTCAACCGCTTAACTTCCAGGGACGCCCGCTTCTTGAAATTGGTACTGTCAATGGGCTTCCCCGCCTTCTTCAACCTACCGTCCGCGCCAAGACGGTTCAGTCCTTCCTGTTCCAGTAACATCTTGAAGATCCTGATTTCCTGGGCCGAATACCAGCGCCTCCCATCCCGTAGCTTGAAGATGGGTTCAGGAAGGATCCCATTCTTGTCCCAAGCCCTGATGGTCCTGACCGTCCTTCCAAGGGCCTGGGCCACCATGAACCTGGAGAACACCTTGATCTGGGTCCCGTCAGGGAGCCTGACCAGCTTCTCCTTTCTTTTGTCTATCTTGCTTTCTGTGGGATCTCCATGGGAAGCGTTTTCCATAGTTCCTCCGTCCTCTGTAGGTGGTCCGCGAACAGTTCAGCCGCCGCCGCGTCATCCCCGAATTCCAGGATGAAGGACGGACTCCTGATCACCATGAAGGGGGTCAGGTATCCGTCCACAGCGAAGTCATCAGGAAGGATGAACTGTCCCGCCAGTGTTCTGATGTCTGGAGGGGAAACCCCGTGGCCCAGTAGGGACTTGGCCGCGTCCTTCCCCACCACCACCACCAGCTTGGGCTTCATCGTGTTCAGGATGTCCATGAAGACAGGCTGACAGCTCCGAAGGTTCGCCACACGTGGGGGGTGGGGAAAGTCACACAGAGGATAGGTGAAGGCCACCACATCCTTCCAGAACTCCCAGTCCATCTCCTCCTGGAGATGGTGGAAGAACCCGTAGTCATCCTTGAACACCATGGGGTCAAACACCATGAAGGTCTCCGGTTCGTCCGTGTGCCATTCTGGGACTGGGGCCGCCTTCTCCTCTGGACACAGACCACACGTTCCAGCTCCTTGGATCAAGAATTTACTTCTTTTTTTCTGACGGATCCTTGACGTAAAGAGCATAGTTGATCTCCTTCTGGAGAAGCTTGGCCAGGTCCGCGTCAGAGATCTTCCCCAACTCGTGAAGGGCTTCAATCTTGGCGTCATCTATGACCCGCGTGGTGGCTTCCTTCCAGACACCAATGGACTTCAGGATGTCCTCCGCTTCCTCCACGTAGGAGATGGACGTTCTGGCCGTGTAGTCCACCTGGAAGCCGTCTCCAGTGACGTGAAAGGACCCCTTTTCATCCTTGGTCCCTTCCGCCATGACCCGCTCCACCAGCGCCTTCTTCAGGGAGGAGACACCGTCATTCAGGGCCTTGATCTGTTTCTTCAGGTCCATGTAGCGCCTGGCCATGAACCCCGTGGTGTCCTTCTCCTGGGGGGTCTCCGCTTCCTCCACTACTTCCTCCGCCGCCGCCGTAACCTCCGCCGCTTCAGCTTTCCTGTCCTTCAACCTTGACTTGGCCACTTCTTCCTCCTTTACGTCAGAAACATGTTCTTGAACCTGTCCAACCCAAAGGAAGCATAGACCCGCCTCCTCCGCTTGAAATGGTTCCAGAGAACTGGGTTGGAGTCTACATAGTCATAGATCACCGCGTCCGTCTTTCCAGGGGCCGCCCTTCTGATCCGGCCAGCTATCTGTTCTGTGTCCTTCTTGTTTCCTACGGAGCCCGCCAGGAACAGCCGGTCCAGGGGGTTGATGGAAGCCCCAACCTTGGTCAGTTGGATGGTTCCTACCGCCACCTTGACGCGCCTGTCTATCAGGGCTTGTTCCGTAGCCGCTATCTGTTTCTTTGACCTCCTTCCCTCCAAGGGTTCAGCGTAGACGAAGGCCCGCCGAAGAAGGTCTATCAGCGTGTAGACATGGTCCCTCCGCTTACAGACCACCAGACAGGAATGACCCGCCATGGCCTCCCGCTTCACATCGTCCACTATCATCAGGTTCCGTTTCAGGTTCTTCTGGAGCGCCGCGTCAATGTCAGACATCTGGATCAGCGTGGCTCCGTATTTGTCCTCCAGCTCTATCCCCGTGTTCGTGACCACTACGTCCGTAATGGGTTGGGCCGTGTCAGACTTGACGTTCCCCTTGATCTCCACGAAGGGATCCCCAAAGGTCAGGAAGATCACGCCGTCCAGGCCGTCCCCCCGCTCCGGTGTGGCCGTCAGTCCCACCCTGAACTTGGCTGGCCAAGCGTCCACCACCTGATGGAAGGTCCGCGCCGGGGCCAGGTGACATTCATCAAAGATGACCGTCCCAAACTCCTCCTTCAGATCGTCCAGAAGGGAAACCTTCTTCTTGAACATGGTCTGAAGGTAGGCCACAGTGAACTGTTCCCCTATCGTGGCCTTGGACCCCTGGATCAGCCCAATGTCAGCCTCCTTGAACCCGTAGGTCTTCACCAAGTCCCGCTTCCAGGAATTGGCCACCAGTTGACGATGGGTCAGGACAAGGGTCTTCTGGCCCATCAGGGAGGCCGCCATAGCCGCCAGGACCGTCTTTCCTGTGGCCGTGGGTAGAACAAGGAGGAAATTCTGGAAGGGCCGTGTGGGCCGCTGTAGCTCCTCCTGGAGCCTGTCAAGGACGGGGATCTGGAGATCATTGGGGGAGATCTTCCAGGAAGGGAACTCCACGGGAGCCGTGACCGTGTTGTCCACGATCTGGAAGCCGTGGGTCTGAAGCCCGCCCAGGCCGCCCAGGGCTCCAAAGCCGTAGCCTCTGGGGATGGTGATGGACCCGTCTTTCAGGACTTTGGACATCTGGATCTTGGGCTTGACCCAGAAGGGGATTTCATAGGGGGAATACTTCTTCAGGTCACGGTAGACGGGGTTCTTGACAGACGTTTCTTCAAGGATCCGCCGCGCCAATGGGGAGGAGACAGGCGTCAGCGTCAGCCTGTTCCTGACCGTGATCCTCTTGTCCGCCATCCTGGGTTTCCTCCGTGATCTGTAGTTTGGGAAGAGCCGTTTTTAGATCGTAGTCAACCCTGTCTCTGAACTCCGCCTGTTTTCCAGTGTTCCACTGTTGGACGGGCCTGTAGTAACCCACTACCCTGGAATAGACCTCTGTCTTCTGCCCACATTTGTTCATCCATCGTCCTCCCATATTACCATGGAAATTCCTAGCCCGTCAAGGAAAAAATGAAGGCCCGTTTCACAGCTTCCTGATCCACTTCACGATCCCAACCGTTCCCCCCGCATCAAAGGCCGGAGCGTCCAACAGCTCCCAACCTGACGGAACAGGTTCAGCGTTCTGGATGAAGACTATGGCCATGGATGGAACCACCTGGCTGGCCTGTTCCGCGCCGCCAGCGTAGACCACAGGCCGCCTGTCAAAGATCTTGTCATCCTGAACTGGAAGGATGGTCCCCGCCGCGCCTGACCCGTCATCCTGAACGTGGATCTCCGCCAGAATGATGTGGTCATAGTATTGACCTTCAAAGCCTTCCGTGAAGACAAAGTCCTGTTCTGTGGCCGTCTGGGCTCCCTCCACCAGGACGAAGTCTCCAGCCTGGTTCATCATGACCAGAACCGCCATCCAATACGTGGGGGTGATGGCTGACAGAAGGTAGGGGAAGGCCGTGAAGTCCATGGCCGTGGGGGTCACGTCCACGGGGATCTTGGGCCTGATGTAGACCGCGCCTCCCTTGATCAGGACTCCCGCTGAAGGGGGATCCGTCTGGGTGACGGAGCCCGCCAGCGTAGCCAGGGCCTTCAGGTCCCAGAACTGGGTCCGCTCTATGCTATCGTAGATCTGGTTGAAGTCATAAGCCCGAAGGGCTGACCCCAGGCCCAAGTAGGAGATGTTGACCGTTTTCCCCGTGTCCCCCGTGTAGAAATTGACCTGTCCCGTGTTGTAGTTCACGTAGAACTCCCCTCCCGTGACGGGGTCATAGTCCACTTCTGTGAACGTGATGGAGCCTGTGACCGCCACAGAGCCGGGTTCAGGGGCCTCTTCCAGGTAGACTTCTGGGTTCCCTCCCTCCCCCGCTGGAATGACGTGTTCCTCTACCTTGGAAACCGGGGAAGGCCGCTTGTCCACCTTGTCAATGAATTCATCTACGCTATCTGGAAACGCCATCGTCTAAACTCTCCCTCCATTCAATACGCCCCGCTTCCGTGGTCTCCTCCACGCCCGGGGGAACGTCATCTGGGTGGACCACGAACACAGGGACCAGAAGGTCAAACCCGTTCAAGATCCGCTCCAGAGGAGAAACTGTCCATCCAAAATTGGCCCCTGTCCCAAGGAAGGCCCCGCCTATCATCGTGGGTCCAGCGTCAGCCGTGAAGGTCAGGACCAACATGGCCTGGCCCCTGGTCTCCGCCGTGACTGGAGCGTGGAAGCCTATGGTCACGTCCAGGTAGCTGTCCGCGTCCATGTAGCCAAGAGCCAGCCCCGTGGGGATGAAGTCCGTGGGTCCCACTCCCGCTATGAAATACTGGGCCATCTCTGACCCCTCTGGGGGTGTGGCCCCAGTTGGTTCACAGGCCATTGACAGGCCGTATAGGTCCTCCCCGTCTGGGAACCCCTTGTTCCACCACAGCCTGACCGTCAGCTCCCTCCGCGTTCCCAGGATGTAGTAGTAGAACGGGATGGTAGGGACTATCGTGTTCCCGTTGTAAACTCCAAGGACCAAGGAGGAGTCATCAGGTTCAGGGAACAGGATGACCTCCAGCTCTTCCTCCTCCAACATCTGGAAGTAGCCGAATTCAAAGATGGGTTCAGTGTTGTGGCCGCCGCCCAATTCTGGGGGGTAGAGGACGAACTGGCCGAACTTGAAGATGGGTTCCGCGTCAAACAGGCCAGGGGTCTCTGTCCATACGTTGAAGGACTCCCTGACGTGGACCTGGTAGGACCTGGCCACGTCAAAGGTGGATCTGATGGCCTTGATCATAGGGCCTCCGCTACCATGTCAAAGTGTAGCTGGTTCGTTTGGGGGAACCCCGCCCAGATGTTCCGTCTGATCCAGATGGTGGCCACCTGGGTGTCAATGTCCACCACCAGCTCCAAGGGCTCCGCCTCCGTTGGGTGGAACAGATTGACGCCCAAGGGGGCCTGGTCCTCCGCTGGTATGGTGGACGCCGGGTAGCCTTCTGTCCCAAGGTCCACAGGGACATCATAGCCTATGACATCTGTCTTCATCCCGCCTCCTGGGGAGCCGCCAGGAACGTAGAACCAGGTGTCTGACTTCTTGGTGTAGACCATCCTGTGGTTCCGCGTGATGTTCTTGATGATCCCCTTGGGTGGGTAGCCTTCTGTGGAGTCCACGTAGACGTAGAAAGGACCCACTATAGGGTAGCCTTCCGTGTTATTGACTACCGTCTCTGGGACGTTGTGTTCAAACCAGATCCGGGCTTCCGTGATGTCCGTGTCTCCCACGTTCTTCAGGAAGAAACACCGATAGTCAAAGACGCCTTCTGTGGCCTCTATGGCCGTCACGTCATCAAAGATCACGTTAGTGGCCGAATGAAGAAGGATGGGGTAGTTCTGGCCAGCCGCCACAGGAAGAATGTCATGTCTGACTATCACCTTGACGTATTTGTTCAGGTCCTCCCCGTCCTCCAGCCGTAGGTG